TGGTTGTAATCATAATTTTGATCTTGGTATTGATGCTTACAAAACAACGTCATGTAGAATTAGTGGTAGAATGATATACCCTCCAGGAGGCTATATGGACTGGCACACCAATGGAGATTGGCCAGGGAGGCGCATGTATGCTGCTTGGAGTGAGAACGGAAAAAGCGGAATGTTGTGGTTCAGAGACGGCAAGACGGTAGTGGATTGGGATAAGCCGGGATGGAATATTCGTACATTCAAATGCCCCGAGTGGCACGCTGTTTTTTCAAAATGCTGGCGGGTGAGCGTCGGTTGGAATCTTGATTTTCCTCCGAGTCAAGATTGGCAACAAGGAGTCACAAAATGAAATGGAAAATATGGTACAATTTGCCTAATGGTAAGAGTTTTAATTTTACATCACGAAGTGGTACATCATCAATTGGATTGATGGCTTTGAAGCAGTTTCACCCAGACCGCGTGCCGGATCATCCGGTTGTTGATGGTCAAGGACATCGGCTTAATGATTACGGGATTGGAACAACACTGCCGCCCGGCTGCGCGGTGATGGTACGTAACCCGCTAGAACGGTTCTGTTCGCTGCTGGGGAAACTTAATATTACCGCAGAACAGGCTTTCTGCTGGCTGTATTGGTTTCATGATCTTGGCGAACAACCAGCGTCTACAGATCGTCTGTGGCTTGAATACACGGCGGGTACAAGCTGGCATCACCTCACGCCTATATCGCAATTTGCGCAGCCCGATAGCCAGCTTTTTAAGTTTCCCGACTTGCAAGGCATGGCAAACTATCTTGGCCTGACGGTCAAATTGGAGAAAATAAACGGCGTCTCCGACAAGCCTGTTCTCACGCCAGAGCAGGAAGCTCGGGTGGGTGATATTTACGCCGCTGACATCTCACTTTGGGAAAGTTTACAATCCAGCGTATAGTATAATGACTATTTAATAAAAAATAAATATATCACTATCATATAACAACTCAATACTAACTTAAACTATTAGCATTAGCAAATCTAATAATACATCAGTTAATTTAAAAATCCTTGACTTAAATAAAAATATTTTCTCTAACTATAGATAGAAGTATCTTAGGAAATAGAATAGGACAAAATGAATATCGTCAAATCCATATTAGAACAAGGTGGATCAATCCATCCTTTAGTAGTTCCTTCTTCATCAATGATAGGAACTTCTCTAACCAATCCTTCTATTTTTAGAAACAAAGATAATCAATTAATTGTTAATTTACGCAATATCAATTATGTTTTATATCATGCAGAGAATGGGGTTAATGAGCACATATGGGGACCTCTATGCTATTTACATCCAGAAAACGATATTACATTAACAACATACAATATATTGTGTAATTTAAATGAAAAACTAGAAATAGAATCTCATAGCATTGTAGATACGTCTTTGTTAGATGAAAAACCTTTGTGGGAATTTGTAGGATTAGAAGATTGTAGAATAGTAGAATGGGATAATAAATTTTTTCTTTCTGGAGTACGAAGGGACACTACTACTAATGGCGAAGGACGAATGGAATTATCAGAAATTTTAATCAAAAATAATAAAAGTGTTGAAATTAAAAGACAAAGAATTCCAGCGCCAGGAAATAATAGTAGTTACTGTGAGAAAAACTGGATGCCCATTCTGGACAAGCCATATCATTATGTAAAATGGACAAACCCTACAGAAGTAGCTAAATTTGATCCGGTTACAGGCATTTGCGAAACTGTAATATTAACAGAATACCAAGATCTAAAAGCTGCTGATTTAAGAGGTGGATCTCAGGTTATTCCTTTTGAAGATCATTACTTAGCATTAACTCATGAAACTTATTTATTTAAGAGTGAAGCAGGAAGAAAGAATGTATCATACAAACATAGATTGGTATTATGGAATCAAGATTTTCATATAGTTAAAATTTCAGAACCATTTAGCTTTACAGGATGTGAGGTTGAATTTTGTTGTGGCCTATGTGACTATAATGATAGTTTATTGATGACTTTTGGAGTACAAGATAATGCAGCATATTTATTAGAAGCTCCAAAACATATAATTAAGAAGATGTTGAATATATGAAATTACTAGATAATTATATTAATGATCACACTAATGATATAGCAATTTTTGAGCTAGCAAAATGGTATGAGGATCAGAAACATTATGCTCCAGCATCAGGATTCTATATTAAATGTGCAGAATTTACAAATAATCAATTACTGAGATATAAATGTATTTTACGTACCTTTTTATGTTACAAACAAATCGGCAATAGAGACCATACTTGTGAAAATCTATTAAAACAAGCAATTGCTATATATCCTTCAAGAAGAGAAGCATATTTCTTTTTGAGTCAATTACATGAACATAGACTACAATGGATGGATTCTTATACTTATGCTTGTATAGGACTAGCATTAGAAGAGCCATCAGACAATCTTGATGTGGGCTATGAGGGCGAATATTTTTTGGTTTTTCAAAAAGCAGTAGCTTCATGGTGGTGCGGTAAACCCAGAGAAGCTAGAAAACTATTGCGAGTTTTAATGAATGATTATAAGGATAAACTTAACGACATTTATAAGCATCTAATTCAACAAAACTTATCTACACTAGGATCAGGTCCAGAGTCCGAAGCTATTACCAGATACGACCAATCCCAGCATGATCTATTAAGATTTAAATTTCCAGGCTCAGAAAATATAGAAAAGAACTTTTCTCAGGTATGTCAGGATCTATTCATCTTAGCTGCTTTGCAAGGTAAAACTAACGGAACCTATCTGGAAATAGGATCAGCCCACGCTTTCCACAATAGTAATACAGCATTGCTTGAACAAAACTTTAACTGGACCGGGGTTGGAATAGAACTAAATGGAGAGTTAGCCTCACAACATATCCATGAAAGAAAAAATAGAGTTATAAATGGAGATGCTTTAGCAGTAGATTACGATAAACTATTGTCTGAAACTTTCTCTTCTAATATTATCGACTATCTACAACTAGATATAGAACCATCTAAAAATACATTTGAAGCACTATTATTAATACCATTTAATAAGTACAAATTTAGAGTTATTACTTACGAACATGATCATTATGTAGATATGAGTAAAATATATCGAGAAAAATCTAGAAGGTATTTAGAAAGTGTTGGTTATACTCTTGTATTTAATGATATATCACCTCATAGTGATTGTACATTTGAAGATTGGTGGGTTCATAAAGACCTCATAGACGCAGAGGTACTTAACGAATTCAAATCGTATCCTGCTCAAGATATTAATGTGATCAAAGATCTTATGTTCTTAAAAAAAAAAGAAATCTAATAGCCTTAGCTAATTTTCCAACGGTCAATTATATTAGCATAGAGGAGTCGAAAAAAAGAAGATCAAATTTAATTCAACAATTTAAACAATATAATATCACAAACTTTACTCCACACATCTATAAAAGATATCAAGAGTATGATAATGTAGTTTTAAATGGGTCATATGTAAAAGATCTTCATGAGAATAGCAAAGGCCCCACAACTTCCCACATAAAAGCAATCAAAAGCTGGTATGATTCAACCAATGAAGACTATGCTTTCTTTTGTGAAGATGATCTCTCCCTAGAACCTGTACAATATTGGTCTTTTACTTGGGATGAGTTTGTTAATAATCTACCACAAGACTGGGAGTGTATCCAGTTAGCTTGGATTAGACCTAATTATCCAGACATAACATTTAGATTAAGAGATGTTCACGATTGGGGAGCAGCAGCATATTTAATCAAAAGAGAATATGCCAAAAAAATTATAGATCATTATTACGTTAGCGACAATGAATTTAATTTAGATATATACAATACCAATCTTATTCCAATAGTTGAAAACATTCTTTTCGCTAATTTAGGAGTTGTATATAATATTCCATTATTAGTAGAAGATGTTAAAAATGTTGAATCAACATATTTTGGAATAGACTTTACAGCAATTAATGGACAAGGAGAATATCATTGGGATTCATATAACCATATTATGCATTGGTGGAAAAATGTAGGAGTTAATTTTACTATTAAACAAATAATGTCTACACTACAAATTCAACATATTTATCAACAAAGTCAATTTGGAGAGGATTGGTTTAGTTATCCTAATTTATACAGATCTATAGTTGATCAATTCCCTTCTGGAAGCACTTTTGTCGAAGTTGGCAGCTGGAAAGGTAAATCTTCTGCTTTTATGGCTGTTGAAATTGCTAACTCTAAAAAAAATATTGAGTTTTATTGTATAGATACCTGGGAGGGAAGCCTAGAACATCAACACAATAAAGAGTTAGAAAAATTATATGATATTTTTACTAATAATATGCAACCATTACAAAAATATTACAAAGACTTTAGAATGAGTTCTTTGGAGGCAGTTCATAGATTCAAAGATCAATCCTTAGATTTCGTTTTTATTGACGCTTCTCATGAATATGAAGATGTTAAAAAAGATATAGAAGCATGGTTACCTAAAATTAAAGCTGGTGGTATTTTAGCAGGACATGATTATTATCTTGGAGATATTGATTACTTTCCTGGCGTTAAAAAAGCTGTTAATGAATGCTTATCTAATATTCAAACGTCAGAAAATTGTTTTATTTTTAGAAAAATTTCATAAATTTACTCTTTTAATACTAAGATCCAGCACGGTGTATATTTTGATAGTCATAATATCTACCTAGGATTATTAATATACCTATGACAATAAATTATAATAATGCTCAATTAGGTCAATCTATTAGCGCGTCTGGCACTAAAGAGACCATATTTATTTCTACAGATAATAAAGTAGGCATTAATACTAATACACCAAGTGGTCAACTAGATATTATTGGTAATACTAATATTAGTGGATTAATTATAGCAAATAGTGGACAATTTAATAATTTATCTTTACCTTCTCTTGGTACTATAGCTAATCCTCAGAATAGTGATTATTTACTGATTCAAACTAGTGGTTTAATTAATAGATCATTGATAAGTAATATATTGCTCCAAGGTAGTCAAGGCACCATCGGCAGTCAAGGTAGTCAAGGAGTTCAAGGTGTTCAAGGCCGACAAGGTACTCAAGGAGTTCAAGGTACCGTTGGTAGTCAGGGTACCGTGGGAAGTCAAGGCATCGTTGGCAGTACCGGCAGTCAAGGTACTCAAGGAGGCCAGGGATTACAAGGGACACAAGGAACTCAGGGTGTTCAAGGCATACAAGGAACCCAAGGTTCTGGGGCCACAAATTTAGTTCAAAGTGTTGCTGGCAAAACTGGCGTTGTTACTTTAAGCTCGTCAGACATATCAAATAGTTATTCCAACTGGACTCAAACAACTTTTCCTACAAGTTCTTCATGGTACGGTGCTGCCTACGGCAATAAAACCTTTCTTGTCACAGGCAACGGCACCGCAGCAGCAACCAGCACTGATGGGCTTACTTGGATTCAAAGAACCATGCCAGCTAGCACTTTTTGGAAAAGTGTAGCATATGGAAATGGCAATTTTGTTGCCATCGGTAACTTCACGGACATTGCAGCAACAAGTCCAGATGGAGTCACATGGACCCAGAGAACTCTTCCTGTTAGTACTAATTGGCTGGATATTGCCTATGGAAATGGTGTTTTTATTGTCATAGACTCGTCAAGTGTTTGTGCGACTAGCATAGATGGAATTACGTGGACTCAAAGAACTATGCCTAGTAGTTCCGTTTGGATTTCAATCACATATGGCAATGGTGTTTTTGTTGCAGTTGCTAATTCTTCAAACAAAGTAGCCACTAGCTATGATGGTATTACATGGAATCAAACAACTCTCCCAACGAGTGCTGGTTGGTGTTCTGTTACCTATGGAAACGGCACCTTTGTAGCTGTTTCTAAGTCTTCTTCAAACATTGCAGCAACGAGTCCAGATGGAGTCACATGGACTCAGAGAACTCTTCCTGCTAGTGGCGATTGGTATGTTTCTTACGGAAATGGAACTTTTGTTGCTCTAAATTCTATTTCAGACACTGGGGCGATAAGTCCTGACGGTATTAATTGGACATCTAGGACTATTATTAGCGGCCAAACTTCTTTTACTGCTTTAGTCTATGGTAATGGTGTTTTTGTCACAGCATCAATAGGATCTACAGTCGGAGCAACTAGTGTAGAAAGTTTTGCTAATATAAATGGACTTGCGCAGGATATTCAAGGTTCTCAAGGTACGCAAGGTACAGTTGGTAGTCAGGGTACCGTGGGAAGTCAAGGCACCGTTGGCATTACCGGCAGTCAAGGTAGTCAAGGAGTTCAAGGCTTACAAGGCGTTCAAGGTTTACAAGGAGCGCAAGGACTACAAGGAACTCAAGGAACAATCGGAGCTAGTGCTGGATTAAATTGGGTATTTTCCACTGATACCACAGTTTCGGATCCGGGTGCTGGGAATATTAAATATAATAGTGCGACACTAACCTCTGTTACTATTATTTCTATTTCACTAACTGACGCCACAAGCACTAATCGCAATGGAGTTTTATCTATATTAGGTTCTTCAAATGATCCCACTAGCAAAGCTGTAATTACATTATCTAATGTTTTTGGTTCTGGACCCCAGCAATTTACGGTAACAGGCACACCTACTAATAATACAACATGGTATTCCATTCCTGTTTCTTGGTTATCAGGTTTAAATTCATACTCAAATGGAGGAACAGCATGGATACGATTTGACAGAACTGGCAACCAAGGCACTCAAGGTGTTCAAGGTACTCAAGGCTCGCAGGGAACACAAGGTTTACAAGGAACTCAAGGTGTTCAAGGTGTTCAAGGCGTTCAAGGTCTGCAAGGCACTCAAGGAACTCAAGGTGCCGTGGGAAGTCAAGGCGCCGTTGGCAGCACAGGCAGTCAAGGAGTCCAAGGATTACAAGGGACACAAGGAACCCAGGGCATTCAAGGCTTACAGGGTGTGCAGGGTACTCAGGGAGTTCAAGGTTTGCAAGGAGTACAAGGCACCCAAGGCACCCAAGGCACCCAAGGTATCCAAGGCTTACAGGGCGTCCAAGGCGTTCAAGGTACTCAGGGCGTTCAAGGTTTACAAGGTACTCAGGGTGTTCAGGGCTTACAAGGCGTTCAAGGCACTCAAGGCGTCCAAGGCACAATAGGACTTGGATATTCAGGAATAACGTCAACAACATCCGCAACGCCAGCCTCTACTGGCACAATTACTTTAACAACAAATGCCCAAGGAGCATTCGCAACTGGAAATCGTGTTCGTGCAATAAACACAGCGTCTAATTTATTTGAAGGCATAGTAACAATTACTGGTGGCACATCATTTGCTATCGCCGCTGATTATAATCTGGGCACAACCATAGCAACATCCTGGACGATAACACTCGCAGGTGTTCGTGGCGTTCAAGGTACTCAAGGCGTTCAAGGCACTCAAGGCGTTCAAGGTACTCAAGGTTCACAAGGAGTGCAAGGAACTCAAGGTCTACAAGGAGTGCAAGGATCTCAAGGCACTCAAGGCTTACAAGGAACACAAGGTGTACAGGGCGTTCAAGGCTTACAAGGCGTTCAAGGTACCGTTGGTAGTCAGGGAACTACGGGAAGTCAGGGAGTTCAAGGCTTACAAGGTACTCAGGGTGTGCAAGGCACCAGAGGATCAGCATCCACATACTCAGTCCTCATAGGCGACGGAACAAACACTACATACGCAGTCACACATAATTTAAATACAGCAAATGATACATATGTTGTTATTAGAGATACAACTACAAACTACTATGTTTATCCAGATATAGTATATGTAAATGCAAATAGCTTGAATGTGATATTTGTTTCTGCTCCAACTACCAACCAATACAGAGTGTCTGTAATAGGAACATAATATATGCCAGATGTAAATATTATATCTTCAAAATTTGCAGAAAATGTTCAAAAAGCAGCCAATGGTTTTTTACCCTCTGGTGACGATGGCAGCATAGATTCTTTTTTAAATTCTTGGAATAACTTCAAAAGTCTTTTGAACAAAAGCGTTACTGCTGGTAGTATTTTTAGCAATCCTATAGTAAGTACCTACAACTTAATTTATACCGCAGGAACAGCTTATATCGGTGGAGTACTTGCTCCTAATGGGGATATTAATTTTGTGCCTTGTAGTGCTAATAGAGGACAAAAAATAGATAAAAATGGAGCGGTAAGCACATATAGTTTAGTTTATACCGCAGGAACAGCTTACTCAGGAGGAGTTTTATCTTCTGCTGGAGAAGTTCATTTTGTTCCATATTTTGCTAATAGAGGACAAAAAATAGATAAAAATGGAGTGGTAAGCACATACAGCTTGATTTACACAACCTCTATAGGAGCGTACACAGGAGGTGTTGTTGGAGCTAATGGTGATATTCATTTTATACCTTTTAATGCTACTGTAGGACAAAAGATAAATAGTAGTAATGTTATTAGTACATATAGTTTAATTTATACCGTAACTAATGCTTATAATGGAGGGGTTTTGGCTCCCAACGGAGACATATATTTTGTCCCTTTTGCAGCGAGCGTAGGACAAAAAATCAGTAGTAGCGGAGTTGTAAGCACATATAGTTTAGTATATTCTGTTACTAACGGATATAATGGTGGTGTTTTAGATAGCAATGGAAATATTAATTTCGTTCCATATTCTGCGACTGTAGGACAAAAAATAAATACAAATGGAGCGGTAAGCACATATAGTTTGATTTATACGACCACATTTGCATATTCTGGAGGTGTTTTATCGCCAAATGGAGATATTTATTTTATACCTAGATTTGCCAATAGAGGTCAAAAAATAAGCTCTACAGGTGTAGTAAGTACATATAGTCTAATTTATACATTGTCAACTGGTGGGTACTCTGGTGGTGTTTTATCTACAAACGCTGATATTAATTTCTTTTCATTAAATGGTGCTGTTGGTCAAAAAATATCCACCACAGCCGCTCTTCCTTTTGACATTGGCACTTGTTGTTCACCTTTCTTAAACAAATCTTAAATCATGGCAATATACGACATATCACCAACATGGCAGACCGAAGTTAAAAACAAAGTAAGGGGAGCTATTCCTAATTGTGATAACAGTAGTATTAGCAGTGATTTGGTTGCTTGGAATCAATTTAAAACACTGTTGGAAAAATCTCAGAATAATGGAACAGCATTTAGTCAAGGAATAGTTAGCACTTATAGTTTGGTTTATACAGGAGCTGGAGGTGGAGTATATAATGGTGGAGTTTTAGCACCAAATGGAGATATACATTTTGTGCCAAGGTCTGCAGACAGAGGGCAAAAAATAAATAGTAGCGGAGTGGTTAGTACTTATAGTTTAGTTTATACTGGTGGTGCTTACTATGGTGGTGTTTTGGCATCGAATGGAGATATTCATTTTATTGCGCAAAGCGCCGACAGAGGACAGAAAATTGATATAAACGGAGTTGTTAGCACTTATAGTTTAATTTACACCTCAGCTTTATCATATGCAGGAGGTGTTCTTGCTTCCAATGGAGATATATATTTAATTCCTAGGTCAGCAGACAGAGGGCAAAAAATCAGTAGCTCTGGAGTTGTAAGTACATATAGTTTAATTTATACAACAGCAAGTGCTTATATTGGAGGGGTATTGGCTCCAAACGGAGATATACACTTCGTACCATACAGCGCAAACAGAGGACAAAAAGTAAGTAGCTCTGGAACTGTTAGTACATATAGTTTAATTTATACAAACCCAAGCGGAGCATATCAAGGAGGAGTGCTTGCTACCAATGGAGACATTCATTTTGTTCCCAATATTGGGGCTGTGGGACAAAAAATTAGCTTATCAGGAGTTGTTAGCACTTATAGTTTAGTTTATACCGGCGGTTCTTACTCTGGCGGGGTTTTAACTCATAACGGAGATATTCATTTCGTGCCATCTTCCGCAAGAGTAGGACAAAAAATTAACACTAGTGGAGTAGTAAGTACTTATAGTTTAATTTATACCGGCTTACCATATCAAGGAGGAGTCCTATCCTCTAACGGAGACATTCATTTTATTCTATTTCAAGCTGCTGTTGGTCAAAAAATCTCCACCCTTCCAGCCAAACCATTAAATATTGGAGTTTGTTGTTCACCCTTTTTAAATAAGTTCTAATATGAGCACAAGATTAAATTCACCATCATTCATTTCAGAAGTTCAAAGTCTTGTTAATGGAACAGTTCCATCTAGCGACAATAGCTCTATTGATACTGGTCTTGTGGCGTGGAACAAGATGAAAGTGATACTTGACGAATCAACTACTGGTAGTCAAGTTTTTAATAATACCATTGTGAGCACTTATAGTTTAGTTTATACTGTTGGTGCATATGTTGGCGGAGTTTTAGCCCCCAATGGCGACATTCATTTTGTGCCAAACTCTGCAAACAGAGGACAGAAAATAGATAGTAGCGGAGTGGTAAGCACTTATAGTTTAGTTTATACTGCTACTGCTAGTAGTCCATATGTTGGCGGAGTTTTAGCTCCCAACGGAGATATTCATTTTGTGCCATACGTTGCAAACAGAGGACAAAAAATAAGTAGTAGCGGAGTGGTAAGCACTTATAGTTTAGTTTATACTGCTAGTAGTGCATATGCTGGCGGAGTTTTAGCTCCCAATGGAGACATTCATTTTGTGCCATACGTTGCAGACAGAGGACAAAAAATAAGTAGTAGCGGAGTGGTAAGCACTTATAGTTTAGTTTATACCTCTGTTAGTGGTGCATATTGGGGCGGTGTTTTAGCTCCCAATGGAGACATTCATTTTGTGCCAACCAGTGCAAACAGAGGACAAAAAATAAGTAGTAGCGGAGTAGTTATTACTTATAGTCTAGTTTATACTGCTAGTAGTGCATATGTTGGCGGAGTTTTAGCCCCCAACGGAGATATTCATTTTGTGCCATACGGTGCAAACAGAGGACAAAAAATAGATATTAATGGAGTTGTTAGCACTTATAGTTTAGTTTATACTGCTAGTAGTGCATATGCTGGCGGAGTTTTAGCTCCCAACGGAGATATTCATTTTGTGCCATACGGTGCAAACAGAGGACAAAAAATAAGTAGTAGCGGAGTGGTAAGCACTTATAGTTTAGGTTATACTGCTAGTAGTGCATATTGGGGCGGAGTCTTGGCACCCAACGGAGACATTCATTTTGTGCCATACACTGCAAACAGAGGGCAAAAGATATCCACACTATCCGGTTTTGATTTTAAAAATATTGCCCTAAGCCCTTTTTTCAACAAATTTTAACTTGCCTAAATCGAAGATAGCTTGTATTATATATCAATAGGAATTTATTATTCATCAGGAAACTTAAGATTATGTATAGTAAAGATAAGATAATGGAAACTCTTAGAGATATTGTGGAAACCTCTAAAAATATTGCCCCTTACGTAGTTATTGCTCAACCACGACGATGCGAGAATGAAGAGCCAGCACAGAAATTTAATGGTCGCCAAGGCTTGGGCGAAGAGCATGTTGATCTTCATGGATTTTCCCATGGCTTTTGTGATGTCTATGGAGAAAAGGTGGACGTTGCTCGAAACTATTTAATAGAGCAAGTATTAGAGAGCAATGCTAAATATATGTTTTTTATAGGAGAAGATACGGTAGTTCCATATCATGCATTTAAGACACTCCATAAAACAGCAGAAGAAAATCCAGGTTCAATAGTAGTTGGAGTTTATTATATTAAACTTGGTGATGCTATGATTATGACCAAAGAAAAAAATTGGATAATTGTTCCTAATGTTGATCCAGGACAATTGCTCAAGGCTCACATGTGTGGTATGGATGCTATGCTTATTCCTGTTGAGATTTTGAAGCAGATGAAAGAGGAAGAGCCGGAGCTTCCATTCTGTTGTATTGCTAACGGGGTTGCCGAAGATATTCCTTTTATTGGAGAAGATAATTTCTTTATGCATCGAATTCATAGGAGGGGAACTCCAATACTAGTAGATACAAATGTTCAATGTTTACATATCGACTTAGCTAGTGGAAAATATACTGCCCACCCAGACGTTGACCTCACAAACTATCATACTAATATTCCAGTAAATGGAGTATTAACAGAAGCTGATCGCTCTTACTTGGATAAGAGATGGCATGAAAGACTACCAAAGGGTTCCAATCATAAGGAGACAGAAAATGTCTAGTATTAATTTAGTAGGATTAGCATCTAACTTACCAGATGAAAATAGGGCCCTAGCCTATATAGAAGTTAAACACAACGAGACCACTTATAATTGGCAAATATTTATTCCCAATAATATAGAGAATATAGACACATTCCTTCAGTCTGCTCAACAATCTATTCTTAACGACATCAACCAGAAAGAATTAGCTTGGACAGAGCTAGAACCAAAAACAAGAACTATTCCTGATCCTATGACCGGAGAGTCTATGGAAGTTCCTATTAGTAAAGAAGAAATAGTCAAACCATCTATTCCTGACTATTATGCTTTACGAAGGAATGAATATCCATCATTAGGAGATCAACTAGATGCTATGTGGAAGGGCATGACTTCACAAGCCTTTTTAGATATGCAACTTAAAATAGCCTCGGTTAAAGCCAAGTATCCTAAGACCTAATAATCATAGCAATATCGTCATAACGACCACGAACTCTTCTAAGATCTTTTATCTCAACCTTATAATTGTCTGGTATTAGATTCTTTAAAATATTGGTCCAGTTAAAATCTGGAATATCTTCTATTATTAATATTCCATTTGGTTTCAGTTTTTTAACATATTCAACAACCACAAAACTCATATCCTCAATTTTATGAGATCCATCCTCAATTATAATATCAAAATCATTTGGTAAATCTTTTAGAGCCTCATAGCTATAGGCATCTCCAAGAAAAGAATGAATTCGTTCTCGTCCAGTTATTTGATGACATGGCACATTATCTATAGTAAAAATTTCAGCTTTAGTAAAATAATCTTTCCACATCATTATACTAGCACCATTATAGGCCCCAATTTCTAGAACCTTATTGGCTGAGTATCGAAATTCTTTAAATAATTCTTCATAAATTTCATCCACATAACAATGAAGACAATTTTTATCGGTAGCATAAATTGAGCAAATTTGTTTGAGAGACAATTCTATGGGCATGTTTTTCCTATTCGCTTATTTGGTTTATGGAATATAATAAGAATAGAAAGAGACCTGTCCACAGAGAATTTATTATTGGCCATTTAATTTAAAATCATACACCAATACCTATAAGGTGTATTATAATATAATCTCTTACATAAAAGGATCAAAATATGAGTTGGCAAACAGAAATACCAATTATTGTACGTACTCTGGTCAATGATTGGTCAGATCAGCCGGTTTATAGCGACGACAGACTAATTCAAGCTATAACAGTAGCAGCTAAATACGTTCAGATTGATGTAACATTAGATAATCAATATTCTGTGGATGTTGTAAGTCCAAATATTACACCCGACCCAACAGAAAATAAAGATGATATTTTTATTAGCTTGGTCTCATTAAAGTCCGCTTGCATAATAGATCAAAGTACATATAGAACAAAAGCCGCTACTGAAGGAATAAAAGCTGCGCTAGGTCCAGCTAATTTACAAGTTGCTGGGCAAACAGCTGCCTGGAGAACCATTTTAGAGAGCGGTCCTTGTGCAGTATATGGCGATTTGGTAGCCAATTGGAATGTTAAAGATGCTAGTGCTATTGCTGCTATTCTTGGTCCTTTTGTTGGGAATAAATTTAATCCTCGCTATTTACAAAATCACGACTATCGCTCAAGATATTTTTATTCATGACAAAGGAAGGTTTTTATGCCAGCTGCTGAATATAATTTTAGTATAGAAAAAGGAACGGCATTTGTTATCGCTTTTGAATATAAAGATGATGCTCAAATACCTATTGATATTACTAACTGGTGTGCTAGAATACGATGGATAGAGGATCAGACAAATAACCCTATTATCAGAACCTTCATCACAAATACTCAAACCAGTGATTATTCATTTGTGATAGACCCAAAACTAGGAAAAATAATATTAAGAATACCAGCTTCTGTTACTGCTTCTTATTCTTTTGGTACTGCTCGTTATGATTTTGAGCTTCAAGAACCAAATGATTTATATTCTGGTGGAGGTAAGAAAGTTTTTAGAATTTTACAAGGATCAGTATCGCTGGTGTCAAGGAATGTACCAGGAAGCGACGCTTTCATTTGCGATACTAATATTCAAAATGACTGTGGAACATGTAACACATGAGTATTGTTAGAGTAGAAGAAAATATACAGCCTCTTAAATATTTAATAGTAACACAACAAAAGGACTCAGAAAGTCTAATGACTACCAATGTAGTCATATCAGATACTCGAAATAATAAGATTAATTTAGTATCTATTGAAAGAGGATTACAAGGAAATATTGGCGCAGTTGGTCCAAAGGGCGATCCCGGTAAAGATGGTATCATATTTGATATATTACCTATAAATAGTGGCGGAACTAATAATTCCGTTTTTAGTAGTGGATCAGTAATTTATTATGATGGAAATAAATTAACTAGCTCTAATTATAGTATACAAGATATTTTAAATGGTGTTAGTAATAATAGTAATTTAACTGGAATAATAGCAGACTCTGGTTTATATGTTAATCTTGACAATAACAATGCTAAGATAGGTATTAATACTGGAGCAGGACTAACTATAGATGATCAAAATACTTTAATAATTGATGATACCATAGTTAGAAAAGTAGAACTAAACTTAGGTTCAATAGATGGAATAGTCCCCATAGATAAAGGAGGTACTAATAATCAATTATTTAATACTAATAGATTGTTGTATTTCGATGGGTTCAAAATATCATCCTTCCCGCTCGCTACAGGAAGAATACTGCTTAGTGGAACAACCATAGATATAGTTGCTGGATCAGGATTAATAGGAGGAGGATTAACCTCTTTACCATCAGGTTCTGTGGTTCTTAATATTGGGGGTTCTTCTGATATTCTAGTAGAAACTAATTCTATATCATTATCAAGTACTGGTATTCCTGGAACCTATAGCAAAGTTACTACCGATATCAAAGGAAGAATTGTCTCAGGATCAAATCTCACAGAAACAGATATTGTTAACATATTAACTTATACTCCTTGGCATGCTGGTAATGACGGAATAGATTCTGGTCTTGATGCTGATTTATTAGATGGTCAACAGGGATCGTATTATTTAGATCTTGCTAACTCTACAGGAATTTTGAATACCAATAGTTTGCCAGTACAATCAACTCCTGGTTTATATAGTAAAGTACAAGTTAATGATAAAGGAATAGTAATAAATGGTCAAGATATTAATTATGGAGATATAGTTAATTCACTAGGATACAGACCAGTATCTTCAACAGGAGACATAATCTATGGGCCTCTTGATGTTAATGGCTCTGTTAATCTTAATGGTGATGAATTAACGATAAATGATAACCTACCACTACTTGCAACAAATTCTCCTTATATATTACCAAGCGAACCAAGAGGTTTTAGCTTTATGTATGGAGGGATGACAAAACAAACAGGAATATTGGCATACTATCCAGCAGAAAGAGAATTACGACTGATAACAAATATTGGAGCAACAGGACTAATTGATGCTGGTAGTGGGAATAATTTTAATAACGAAGTAGATGGTGGAAATGCTAATTCAATTTATGTTGTAGGAAATATTACTGGAGATATGAATATAGTTCTTCTGAGGTCTGTAGCGGATAGCTTGTATGTTAGTTCTTTTTCTGATCAAACAATAAGTGGGAATAAAACTTTTGCCCAACCTTTAACGGTTAGAGGACAGCTTACTATTATTCCACAAAGTTATCCTCCATTCAATGTTGGTTCTAATACTGGAATGGTTGAGAATCTTAATGTTGATTTATTACATGGAAAAAATTTAGATTACTATAATAATGCTTTTAATATGACTGGGCTTTTTGATTATGAAAAAGTTGAGTTTAATAATCTAGAGGGCACAGTAGGATTTATACCTAAATTCGATAATAGAACAAATAATCCCAGCAGAACCATTAGTGATTCGGCAATTCAACAAACTGGACAAATAGTAAAAGTTACAAATAATTTTAATTTTTCAGTTGGACAAGATAATACTGGATTATATAGCGCCAATAGATCCACACTAATAGGATCAAATAATAAAATACTAGGTAATAATTCATTAGCTGTTGGGTCCTATAACTTAGTTAGTGGTAATAATAGCATAGCTCTAAATTCTCAATCTCAAAGTTTAGCAGACAATTCTATAGCAGCTGGAAACTATGGTTATACATGGTCTAGTAATCAATTAAGTTTGGGTTCTTTCAGAGAATTTGATAACAACGGACTGTCTATTGCTCAAGGACAGTATTCTACTATCGCTCTTGGGATAAGCGGAGTTAATACTGATGGTTCCTGGACTAACATGAGCCCAATAATTAATATCCCTAAAAATAAAACACTAGCATACACTTTAGAATTACTAATGAACAAAGCAGCTGGAACAGGTGCTGCTTTATTCAAATTTGAGAGCGGAATAATAAAAAATTCCACTTTTAGAAATCCAGAAAACCCCTCTTTTATAACTAACATTACATCAGTTCTTAAAGATCATAAGAAAAATGAAATTTATAATGACTCTCAAAAAAGAAGATATTACTATCATTTTAGATTAGATAATAATAATTTTATTCAAAATTTAGATGTAACAGATCCTAATATAAAATCACCAACTTTAAAAGCTTATAATACACAAACTTTATATAAATATATACCACAGTACATAACATGTGATGGAACATATAAAAAAACACATGATGGTAGTTTAGAATTAAATATTTCTAAACCGATAAACTATGGTTGGTTTTATCAAAATTCTGGAAACCCAGAGATTACAATTAAATCATATTTTCACGGTATGGTGTCGGGGTCCATAGCCAAGGTCTCATTCCTTTCTGCTACAGAACACAATCCTTCATCTAGATCATATGAAGTTAATCAAATAATAGATAATACAAATTTTACCATTAAAGAAACTTCTTGGACTGGTAGATTAACAAATAATGAAATTATTTTAGATCCAAAAATATTATCTGATATAGATTTTAAAAATAAAATACAAATTAATACTGGATATATATATACAAACTCACCAGACATATATAATATCCCCCAAGATATCATAAATATTTTACATACTGGCATGTATATAAAATACAATCCTTATGGAGCAGAGTATTCTCATATAGCTCCCCAGACTGGTAAAATTATCACCAAGACGAATAGTTCTATAACTCTTGATTCTCCGTTTACTGGATTAACTCTATTCGGACAATCTATCAATACGTTAGCCTCGCTAGAGCTTATAAGCTACACAAAGCATGTCTTTGACTCATCAAGGATCATACATATTAATATTTCTGGTTATGGACAACAGTCAGTGACAATCATCTCAGGAGCATATCCATCGACATATTGCAATCTGCCGACATATTCTATGAAAGTTACAGGTTTACCAAATAATATTTTTATAGATAATATTTGCTCCATAACTCCTGCCTCTAATAATAGCGGTACTGTGTCTTTGGTATCACATAAAAATATTTCAGGAACATACTCAAGAGATCAAACAAGATATCATAGATATGATGGTATTTATATTAGAGAGCCGTCAACGAATGGTAATAGTAGAATATCTATTTATAACAAAAATCTAGAGCCAGTAGAGACACCATCTGTTCCATTTTCTTATGATTTTATCTGTGGATACGGAGATGATGATAATAATCTTTTTGAGATTTATAAATCTGGCCTATATAGTTATTTAAAATTTAAAAATACTGGAATAGATATTAGTTATGATTTACAAGAAAACAGTTGCTATTTTCTAGCATCAAGAAATATTGGCAGCGGTACAGGGTATATATTTTATCCTTCTCAAGAGGTTAATTCTGATGTTTCTAGATTGCCATCAGGAATAAATCCAGATATTACTTATTTTCCAATTAATATAGAAGAAATTAATAGTAATTTATACTCATTTAATTTCAGTGAGTCTTCAGGTGGCCCCCCAGTATCTTTAATGTGTGATGAAAATTCTAATTTAGCATACACAATTTTTCCAAGAGTCCGTGATATATATCACAAAGACTCTTATAAAATTCGAATTAAAACGTCAGATATGTCTGGTAGAAATTATGAAAAATATTTTACTATCGATATAGATCCAATAGAAAAAAGAAATCATGTTAGAAATTATATTCCCGATCAAAATGCTATAATAAATGAATTATTTGAATTTACTATTCCTAATAACACTTTCCCAGCTGAAACTTCTATTTATAGTATTGGTTTATCGGATGGTAGACCTTTACCAACATGGTTAATTTTTAATACCGGTATCCAAACATTTAGTGGAATACCATTAATGCAAAATTCTGGAACATTAAATATTTTAGTTAAATCTACAGGAGAAAATTTATTAATTTCTGACAATTTTAATCTTAAGATTACAGATAATTCAATATCTTCATTAAATTATATCACAGACCCTATCCAATCATTTAATATAAATAATATAAATCTATCTAATATATCTGTTCCTAAAAATACATCATATGATACTAATGTAGGTAAATTATCAACAGATGGCGGATATAATCCATATATAATATTTCAAACAGCATCTAATAATTTTATCGGTCGATCACACTCTGGCTCTAACACTTTAACTGAGTGCTCTTCTACTTCATATAGTTATCCTACCATAACAATATCTGGAAATATAAATTATTTGCTAAATCAAGATATAATAGTTAGCGGTATTGGTAGTCAATCAAACAAAACAGTAACGGGAATTTTATCTCCTGTAAATTTTAGTGCTACCATATCTTATAATAGTAATTTTTTACTTTTTAATGAGCCAAGTATAAATTATACAAATATTGTTTTTAGTGGTAATCAAATTTTTAGTGATATGCCAGAGTGGGATGATAATTATTATGCTACAAAAGTAACTAGTACAGGTATTTTTCTGAATAGAAATTTCATAAACATGAGTAGTTCATCTACAGGACTAATATGTTTTACTAGCGGATATAATCTTCTTTTAGATACAAATATTATATTTTCAGACAATATTTTAGGTATTTTTAATACACCAATCAATAATTCTGGATCATACTATATAAATGGATTAAAGTCTTTTACTAGTAATTATTTATCTTCAGAAAGATGTCCAATTATCTTATCAAAAAATAATAATATTAAAGGATTTGATACAGAAACCAACGAATATATAAATATTACTGGTCACTATTCAACAGGTCTTGTTTCTTTTTATACAGATGCTGGCTATAGTTCTATATCTATAAATAGTCCAGAGGACCTAAATTTTGAGAATAATGAAGATAGTATATATTTAAACTTTTTATCAACAAATAACGGAATAAAGCCTAAAAATCAGTGGTATCCAATTATAAGTGACTTAGGCGTAAAACAATTTAAAATTGATAATGGATATTTTTTCCCCAATATACAGCCAGATTCAGCTGGCTCTGTTCTAATAAATGTTGAAAAAAATCATGAATATAAAATATTAGATAATATTATAATTAATCAGATTCCAGTTAAATTTTTAAATACTATAGAAAATAATGCTAATAGACAACCTAAAAATAATTTATTCGATATAATAGATATTAAAGGAAATAGTATTTATGTTAAAGATGATAAGAATTACTTATTAAAAGAAAATAATAGGCCAGATTATTTTGAACAAGCAATAAATGCTTCATATACCACTAATGGGTTTGGATTTAATTCTACCTTTATTCACAATGACTACAAAATTTATGATCTAGACTACGGAGGTTCTGCTATATGGCCATCTGAAAAAATTATAGATATTAATAGTTTTCTAGGTTCTTCTAGCAGAAGTTTTGTTCCAAATTCCAAATTATTAAATTTTACACAAGGTTTTTATTTTGATGGGACTATACCAAGAAGTGGTAATCATATAGCCTATAACGGTTCTTTTCCATCTACAGTATACTCTGGTTATGTAATGTCTGTTTTTGCTAGTGGTTCATTTTGGCCAGCAACAGGTATTGCTGTAAATTATAATGAATATAACTATGCTCCTCTGAATATTTCTTATATGGATAGCCCAGCATTTAGCTATGAAGGCAGTGGAACAATAAATAATCCATACTTCATATCTTCTAATGGCCTATTACATAATTTTAATATTGCTAGTATAAATTTATTATGTTTAGGCTATGATTATCAAGAAATTAATTTAAGTGGACAATTTAGTTCTGTTAGTGGAGAAATATTAGGGATAGTAAAGCTAAATAATGATAATACAACAACAACACTATTCAGCTCAAACACCTCATCATCTATAAATGTTACTGTTACAGGATTTCCCAAAGAAATTATTACTATAACATCAATTAAAACTAGTGGAGATAGAGTTCTTTCTTCTTTGTCGCTAAATGCTTATTCTGTATTTAATTCTATAAATATTGGAAAAAGATTAGAGCTTTTAAATTCCATCAATACTATAAATTCTGATTATACTGATGCAAGATTTTATTTTAAACCAATTATTACCTTAGACCAAAAAATTTGTTTAGAGAATCAAGAGCATCGTAAATTAAATAATAGAGTATTTTTTAATGGCAATAAATTAACTATAAATAACTTATCTACTCCAAGGTCTTATGTCAATACCAATGATCAAATTAAACTTTTAACACTAAATAATAGTAGTAATTTTTCTGAGTCAGAAGTTAGCAGATACGCTAAAATAACATCAACTTTAGATAATAATACATTAATCTCTGGTATTCCAGTTAATGGTTTAAAAATACAACCAAACAGTTTTTACCCATACTGTTTTGGAATAAAAGCTGATCAAGAATTACCAAGTAGTGGCAATCTATCTTATATAGGAGCAGTTTCAGGATTATGCTCTATTCCTTATTACAATAATTTATATCATCATACCTATGGAGGTTATACGGCTAACTGGCCTAAAGATCCTTATGGGAAAACTGTAGTATCTCCATTAACAGGAGTATTCTCTATACAAGGTAATTACTCGCAGTGTTCTTCTGGCACCATGTGTTTAAATATAAAAGGTTTTAGTACTACTAATTTTGATAGCATCCCGGATCTTACAAATCGATCCCTAATAGGCAAGCAGCCCAGTAGTATTGATACAGACTTTGTTGATGGATATGTCAGACCTTGGGGCATATCAAATAAAAAATATTATTTCGATTTTTCTGATGGGGCGCCAGAATTAAACGGATCCTATTATATTAATGATAAAGTTGATTCTTATAACATTACTATCAATATTCCTTACAATTCTAGTTATATTGGCAGAAGTGGATTGGTTTATATAATTGATAGCGAATACAATATTAAATCTAATTTAAATCCTAATATAGATAATTCTTTCTTAGTTTCCGAATCCAATGCTTCTGTAACAACAGATTCCTTACCGTCTCTATCTGTTAATCTGATAGATTCAAAAATTAATTCTTTTAATTTGATGTCAAAAAGATGGAAGCATTTGGTTCATTTTAATAATCCTACTAGTATAGCTTATAGTGGATATAATATTTCGTTTGATTCTTCACAGCAAACGGTATCCCAACTTTTATACCTTAATCCTGATAAAATTAATATTCTTGATATTGAATATTCTATGAATTATGGTTTATCATATCTAAAACTAAATGATAATATCATAAACATTAAAACTACAGATGAAGGACCAATTTATTTAAAGATAAAAACAAAAGATGGATCTCAAAAATGGTCGCAGCCTCTATTATCTTCGGCTCCAAAAATAAATATATATGGACTTAGTTCATACTTTATAGATACAAATACTATATCATATGACTCATATAATAAAATATGGACTATAAATATAATTATTGATGATATTCAAACCTATATTAAAGAAAATAGAGAATTTGTAGTTACTATTTCAGATGAAACTGGTAGTATTGATAAAAATTTCTTACTAAATGTATTCAAAGTACCAATTATTAATATTCCCAAAACAATATACTCTTATGTAAATAGTCCTATTCCATGGTCAGTAAATTATGACATTAAAGATTTACCAGACCCAGCCTTGATAGTTATGTCTAATTATCCTGGTCCAAGTTTTAGTATTAATAATGAGATATTTGATAATAGCAATGGTACTAAAAATCTTTATGGATACGCCGGGTCTGTTACTGGAACTTTTAATACAGTCCTTACTGTTAAAGATTATGTGACAGGAGAAGACTTGGCTTCACAAACTGGTATGATTAAGATTCTACCAATGAATGAAATTAAACCAGAATATTCTCTTGATCCTATCGGGCTGTCTGATAACATATACTTAAATGTAGATAATGATAATAATTCATCATCTTTTGCTTTTTATATTGATGCTATAAATCAAAGCAAAACAAATATTAGGGTCAATTTAAATGGAGATGAAGGATATTCTAGAAATATTAATATAGAACACAATAGTTTTTATAATAGATTTAAAATTACAGTAAATCTTGTTGGTCTCGAAGGATATTATCCGAATAAATCAATTAGTATATCTTTATCTCAACCCAGCCCTAATAATGATGAGGAAGAATGGATAGAATACTCTTTTACAAGACTTCTTAATATAACTCTTTATAAAAATTTATCTATAGATAGATATACAATGCCTCAACCACTATCTTTCGATAAACAAGATACGTGGTTCTTACAGTTTTATGTTCTAGGAGGTATCTATGCCGACAGACAGGATCTGCATCCATCTGTAAAATTATCTAATTTGCCTAATAATGGTTCATATCAGACACAACCCTTAGAATATAATATTGATTATGAATATGATAATATAGGCAAAAGATGGAAAATTATTGCCACAGGCCGTTCTGATTCTTTCGCTAGGATGGTAGAAAATCTAGGTATAAAAAATATTAAAATTTTTGTTGAAGACTCTATCAATACGGTATCTGACAATGTTAATCTAACTTTTACGCAAAATAAATACTTAACTAATTTACAATCAATAACTTATAGTATACCAAATGAGTCTTACCAAACCGTATTCGATATCAAACAAGCTTCTATGAATGAAGATATTATTATTAATATCCCACCAAGTCTTAAAAATAACGATATTTCATTAAGTCTAATCAATAAAAAATATGATAATAATTTATCATTGTATGAATTATCATATTATGGAGCTCCTATTTATAGCAAATGGGATGCTAATATTAGTTTTAATAATATTAATAATTCTTTAACTGATAACCAGATATCTTCTTTAATAGTACAATGCAAGGGTATATCTGATGATAAAATATATGCTATTGGAAAGTTAAATTTAATAGAATTAGATAGTTTCACTTTACCCGGTTTACCAATCATGATCACTGGAGTAAATAAACCATATTATATGGCGAATGAGGGCTCTCCTTGGAGAATTACTTTCAAAACATTATATGGTTTAGAAAATCCAAATTTTCCACCAACAATATTATTGTCTGGCTTACCTACAGTATGCTCAGGGTACTATCCGCAAAGACCTTTAGAACTACAAAATGGATGTTTAGAGTCTAGGGTATGGAATCCCTCTGATAAGTCATGGAATTTTTCTTTTACCGGATTCCCACTATGTGGAATAGAAGGACTTAAGTCTTTTAGCATCTCTGCAATAGATACTGATACAATTCAAAATATCTCATTTGGTTATGATACTATAAACGGATATATTAAATATAAGTCATTGAATGAGGGAGGGTTTGATCATCCAGGGCCACAGATCATCACAGTAGGCACTGCCTCAGAAACAAATCAATTATCTCCATTGTGTAATAGTCCAATAAGTTTATCATATAGATTTGGAACAACAGGTCGAGAGTTGTGTTCAATACCAACCGGAATTACTGGATGGACAGTAGTTTCTACGGGCTCATATAATTTATTGCCTTCTGGACTATCATATACAATTACTTTTCCAGGAGGCAATCCTAAAAGACCATGGAGTAATCTTGGTAGCGGATTACTTACCATACAAGGTAATCCTAGAACTTTTGCAAATGGAGGGGAATATAATGAAAAATTAATATTGACAGTATATGATGCTAGAGGTAAGTCGGCTCAAAAAATTATTAAATTCATGGATATTTCAGCACCTAATCCTCCTTCTCCTGTTGAGCTTCCTGTTTATTTTGATAGTGAAAAACCAATTTATACTCCTAGAAGAGATGCAAGAACTTTAAACGATAGGCCAGAACTAGGTAGCGCTCCTATAGGTTATCGTTCATATCCTAATATTGAATATGTTTACTGGCCACCAGCAGCAAATTATGCGCTACAATGTGACACTATTTTACCACACAATCAATGTCCAATTACTTCTTTTTCTTATAGTGGTGGAGATTTCCAAAGTTTTGATTTCAGAGTATTTATTAATCCTTTAGGAAATAATATTAATACAGCTAAACCAGTTTATATAGAATTTGATAATAATCCAAGTAATTCATTTAATGGTAAATATAATTTATCTTATCAGAATTCACAATACTTTATAACAATAAATCCTAATGGTTTATCTACTTTATCTACTGGAGTCGGTAGATTAGTTCAAGAAAGAACTACAAATTTTGGAACGTCAGATTTACAAAAATTTATAGGAAATGTGGATATAACAACGACTAATTCACTATTAGGCTGCGGTAGTTTTCTATCAAAAAGTATACTTAATGAAGGAGGTTATGGTCTTTTTGGCAGAATGTATCCTAGTGTTAAAGTACAAATTCCATCAGGAGTCCCATACTCTGCACAAAATAATAACTCTCCTCCTTTATTAGGAATGAATATTTTAAGACTTAATAATAATTATGTTCAAGATACTGATAATAATATATATACAATAAAAACTTCTGATTGTTGGCAAACTGGCTATTTAAGAATTAGTGGAATAATGCTACCAGCTCCGATTGTTGAATTAACAGACCCAGCCCCAGCTTCAGAAGCATATTTTGCATACAATGGTCAACAATATTACGTGGGAAGCCGTTGTGTCTATGGAAATAATCAAGATGAAAGAAATTTATTGGCAAATAAAAGAGACGTAAATATTAATTATCGTCTTAAAAATATAATTAGTAATTCTGTATATGCTAATAGTTTTGTTACAAGTAATCAAGCAATTTCTTTTAATCATACAGAAAGTACTGGTACTGTTTTTTCATTATTTATTAATAATAATCCATCAGTATTTCCAACATATGATGTTGGCGCTATTAGATATGCCGAAAATGAATACTTTTGGATACATAAAGCCGGTACAAAAAATGAAACTATTACTCAAAATAGCTTTCCTCCTGTTGTGATAGGAGGTATTCAAAACATTTATTGTGTTAGCGGTCAATCTATCAGTGGATATAATGGGGTGGCAGTAGGAGGATATGTTCCTTTTAATGAGAATTGGTCAACTCAGCAGTATGCTCCCTTCATTTCTGGTCTTATTCAGAGAAGAGTCTCTAATGCTCGTAATATAGTTTACAGTCATTCTGGATCATCAAATATAAATTACCAGTATATTAAATCAGAATTATCTGATAATCCTTATAATATATCCGTCGGGGATGCAATATCAATTAGTTTTAGCAATACAGATATACCTACACAAAACATAACATTAACTAGTGGTAATATTATTGACAATACTTTATTAATACCTTATTCTAGACCTGGTTCTCAACAGATAATAAATGGAATAGCAACCTTCTCATTCTTATCTAGCATTACAGGAATAACGTCTGACACTATTGCTATAAAACATAAAAATCTACCCTTGTCTACAGGAGATAGCGTGGATATTGTTTCTGGCTCTACTAGCACACTAAATAATATTTATCCATTAAATGGTCTAATGACAGTAGCTGAATATGACTCTACATCGGCAATAATCTCTTATAGCGGTTCTGACTCAACATTTTCAAATAATTTAGTAATTAATAGTAACATAGACATATATAAAAATTATCATAATCAAATTAATATTAGTAGTTTAAATTTTTCTAAAGAAGGATACTGGACATTTAATTTATCTGGTATTCCTACGGGGCTATATAAAGATTATAGATATAAAATAGTCACTTGTGAAAATACTGGGTTGCCAGTATTCCAAGGAACAGATCTGTCTCCTAAAAAATATTCATCAGTATATAATTTATATATTAATAAACCTATTAAAATTTTACTAACTAATAATTATAGTATACCAAATAATAATGGATCTTGGACATTAACATTTAGTGTTGACGGAGGCAATAGGCCAATACAGAATTATACTCCAGAAGTTATGGTAAATAATCAAATATGTAATTTTTCTAGAGCCCTAGATCCTATGTTTATGAAAGATTCATACGACGAAATAAATGATAGATGGAATATTACAATTGCTAGTAATAATAATTATAATTGGAGATACGATACATCATTTGAGCTTAAACTTTTTGATGATACTGGCTTTGATACCAAAACTATTATTTTTAATAACGGTTAATAACTATGGCAACAATCAATATTACTAATCCAGCACCAAAATATTTAGTTATTAATCAGTCTATACCAGGATCCGATACTAAAAATGTTATTACTACAAATCTAATAATCAATGATGGTTTTGATAATACTATTGGGGTTGTTCATATTGAGAGGGGCTTGCAGGGATTGCAAGGTTTCCAGGGAATTAGGGGAGAGATAGGGCCTCCTGGGCCAATAGGGCCTTCTGGCTTGCGAGGCTTACAGGGAATTCCAGGTAGTGGTTTAACAAAACTATTAGTTGGTAATTTTGATATCAAAGAAAATGAAACCCTTAATATAGAAGGTGATGGAGGAACAGAGGTTGTATTTTACCCACTCACAAAAACCATTAAAATATCCTCTAGTATTATTAATCAAGATTATGCTAATAAAAATCATACTCACATATCACAAAATATAACTGACTTTAATGAAAGTGTTGATGATAGAGTTGCTAGCTTATTGCAGGCTGGGGATCATATTAATTTGCAATATAATGACCAAGATTTAAACCAGTTAAGCATTAGTACTTCTGGACTAGAAATTGGATTAGATATACAGCCATATAGTCAGAGACTCGATAGACTATCACAAGTTCCAGTTTATGGCAATAGTCTTATAGTAGGTACTGGTCTTGATGAGTATGGAACTACAGAAATATCAGCTTTAGGTAAAAGTCTTATTAATGACGCTAGTCCAGAAGCTATGAGACTAACTTTACAGCTGGGTAGCGTAGTGTCATATGATTATGAAGAATTCGCAAAACTTAATGGTGGAAATAGTTTTACTGGAACTCAAACATTAGGGGATGGTCAATTAACAAGATTTTCAGCTTTTGTTAATGAAAGAACCGGGAATTCATATGTTATTAATCAGTCAGATAATGGAAAAGTTATTAGCTTTAATAATCCTACGGCAATTAATGTTAGCTTTAACAATAATTTAAATGTCGGTTTTAATTGTTTAGTTTCGCAAATAGGATCGGGACAGGTTAGATTATCAGGAACACAGATTGTAAATAGGCTTAATCATAATAAACTAGTCGGAAGATACTCAGTCGCAACCTTAGTTAAGGTATCTGATGATAAAATAATACTATCTGGAGATACGACGGACGCAGAAGGAGGAAATTAATGATTTTACCTCCATTTTTTGGATTTCCAATTCCATCTAAAGATTCAGAAATATACAGGCTATATCACACTTATGTTTCTCAGGATCTCTTAACATACAATCCTCCTACAAAAACTGCCCAAATAACATATCTAAGTTCTGATATATTAACCTATATTGAGCAACCAGAAACTATAACCAACAGCTATCTTGCTACAGATATTTTATCATACAGTCTCCCATCTTTGTTACTGCAATACTCATATCTGTCTTGTGATTTATTGTCTTATAATCCTCCGCCAGAGCCACCCGATATGGTTATTGGTATAAGTGGCTATGATGAGGACTCATCAGTCTATTTATTTTGGCAAAGTCCATATAATAATAGATCTCCACTAACAGACTATATTATACAGTATTCTACAGGAAATTCTATATGGAGCACATATCCGGATAGTATAAATACTACTACAAATATACAAATAACAGGGCTATTTAATAATGTTGGTTATCAATTTAGGGTGGCAGCAGTTAATTCAATAGGAACAGGAGATTATGGCTATAGTAACACTATAACCCCATCTGGAGGAGATAACTCATATAATAAATTAATATTATTTTTACCATTTGATAATGATCTAGAAAAAAATAAATCATGCTATGATATAAACATACAAAAAATTGATCAAGCAATAATATCTGTCGATGACTATAAATATGGTGGAGCTAGTCTTTATTTAGACGGTAACCCTGATCCAGTAACATCAGAATTCCCACGACTTATAGCAGGATCTGGGCAGCATATTAATTGGCCTTTTAGTAAAGATTTTACAATAGAGATGTTTATAAAACCATCAACTAGCATTCGTAGAGACACCCTATTCTCTATCAAGCCTACTGATTTTAGCAATAACTATAGTTCTATATATTTACGCCGAGAATCTAATAATTTATATTTTCATTTTAATTTAGATTGGTATAATAATGGAGAATACCGATATGAGCCCAACTTAATAACAGCAACAAATGTAAATTTTCCAACTGGTTCTTGGACACACATAGCTGTCTGTCGGTCCAATAGCAGAATGAAAATGTTTATCAATGGCAATAATGTTGGTAATATTATCACTACTAATACAATCCCCAACGTGTCAGATATGTTTATTTCTATAGGAGCAGATATAAATTATGCTTGGGCAGAAACAAGATCCACAGACGGTTTTTCAGGATATATCGACCAGCTCATAATTTCTCAGTCTGCTAAATATCGTTCTAATTTTATTCCATCAAAATATAATGCTATTTATAATTGTTCTGATCTTGATTCTATTTATTCCACAGCCACCACTACAACTACCACAACAACAGCCGAACCAACAGATACAACTACTACAACAACAGCCGAACCAATAACAACCACCACGGCAGAGCCAACAACAACCACCACGGCAGAGCCAACAACAACCACCACGGCAGAGCCAACAACAACCACCACGGCAGAACCAACAACAACAACAACCGCTCCGTCCACGCCAGCCTATTTGGTAACCGGAGCATCTGACCCATCATACAATGGGACATATGTTCTTGCTGGAACCACTGTATATGGTGGGGTAACTTCTAACTACTATCGCATTGCGGGCCAATCAAGATATTTATATTGGACTCAGGCATTTGGGTATCAAGTTTGGATGATTTCTGACACATTAGGGTCAGATTTTTATGGAGAATTTAATGGATATACGTCTGGTGGCGCAAGTGGCAGCCCTCCGTCAGGGGACGATGGATTTTGGAGTTCATACGGCAGTGTTACTGGTGCCGGTCCTACCCTTACTGCTACGATTATTTAGTAATCTTAATTTCATACTTAATTAGTAATAAATAGGCTATAATGACAAGAATATTTCAACTTTTTTACTCGGTGTATTAGTATATTAGGACTATGTAATGGCCATTTTATTTATTAAACTTAGTCTATCTAGGAGATAATATGTCTACTTTATTTTTTGAAGGTTTTGAAAAAGGAGTAATTCTAAATAAATTAGACAATAATTATTGGTCTACTCAATTTAAACAATATCCTAAGTATAGTTTTGGAGGATGTGCCCCGACTAGTTATTTATTTCAACAAAGTCCAATTTTTGATGCTGTATATAAATATTCTTCTCCAAATAATGGAATACTTCCAAGTGCTGTTTATATTCCAAATTATGATAATAGAGGCGTTTATCGTCAAGGAAACCCTTATCCTGGATTAGGTAGTCCTCCAGGATTTTTAGCAATAACTAATATTCAAATAGAAAATCCTTCATCAGTTGAATTTCCTACCTATTTAAAACTTAGTGGATTTCCTTTACCGAGCGGAGATCAAACATATTTTGGTTTTAGGTCATTAGGTTTAGAAACTAGTAGTACTGACTATTCGAGCTATCCTCATAGACATAAATTATTTTCTTTTTGTAGTGGAGATATTTCTTGTTTATCAGTTAATATTGTAAAAATTACAGGAAATGCCTTAAATGTTTTAAATAATGAAAAAACCACAATGGCATTAGAAATTGAACAAAATAATCAGATTTTGGGATATTTTGATTTAGACATATCATCATCTCTTGATAGATATAGAGTGGCTTCTTTATTTTCTACTGGTAATAAAATATTAACAATAGCAGATACTGCTGCCAGTAATTATGAGGCTAGATATGGAATAGGAAATTATGATGGTGCCTCTTTTGTCTCTAGATGGACTCATTCAGAATTTTTAATAGATGATTCTGATATTTCTCAATCATATTTAAGCATTAAAGCAGAAGGAGTCGATCTGTCTGTTGTAAATGATGATCCTGAATTAGAAAGATTAGATTGGGAAATTAGTTTGCCAATTAGTGGGTTTAAATTTAATAATATCAGATTCTATAATAGGACATATTCGTCATCTATATTGCAAAATATGAGTCTTGGTGATTTCAATAGTTATGGTGGCGTTTATCCAATGTTATATGAAGACACAAAAAGTAGATACTATATGCATGGACAAGTTTGGCTATTAGACGATATCACTTTAATAGATAATGTTGATAAGCCTTCTTTTTGGCTTGGTCCAACATCCAAAGTATTACCATTAACTCCTGGTGTTACAAATAATTTAAATGATGGAGCTGGATTAAGATCGGATGGATTAAAAGATTGGACTAGTACACCAAGCAATAGTCACAGAAAAGCTTTGGCTATATTTGATGGAGATATAGGAAAAATAGAAACAGTAAATAGTGGAAATATAGATGCTATAGCTCTTTCTGTTATTCAACCAACTAATTCAAATTATTATATTAGCTTTGATACATATTCTCTATGGAGATACGGACTTAATGATGCTGTAGGCGGAATGAAAGTATATAATGTTGCTAAGAAAAATTATTTAGATACTAAATTTATTAATGTATTTTATGGTGGAGTAGCTAGCGACCCATATTCAGGATATGTCTCATTGCTACTACACAACGATAATTCAATCATAGATAGTTCTGATAGTCCTAAGTCATTAGCAACACATGGAGATGTTTCACTGTCATCAGCTACTGCTAAATTTGGTAATAGTAGTTTACGTTTTCCAGATAATAATTCATATATTTATTGCTCTCATCCAGACTTTGAAACAAATCCGTTCACAATAGAGTGTTGGGTTTATTTTACTAATGAATCAAATAATATTGCTTTATTTGATAAATCAACAACATCAGTACCAACTAATACTGTTCAATTTTTTAACTATAATTTTTTAATGAATATTAGTGGAATTACATTTTATGGTTTGGGTCGTTCAACAAAAGTTTTATACTTTCCAAGTAATGCAACAACCGGGACATGGCATCATATTGCGATAACAAGAGATTCTAGTGATCATCTTATATGCTATCTTGATGGACAATCAGGAGTTAATCATACTGTTTATAGAACATATGGGGATGGTGGATGCGAGAATACTGGAGTATTTACAAATAGTCTTCATATATTATCGAGTAATTGTAGTCAAAATAGATTAATAAGTTTATTTAATAATAATGATGGATACAGTGTTATACCTTCATTGCTTACGATAGGGAAAGCGGGTTATTTAGATGATTATAGAATTTCTCTTGGTTTGGCTAGATATAATTCTAATTTTACTCCTCCAACAGGACAGTTTAAAACTCAAAGAGATGACTATGTTACAATTGGCCCTGAACATTTAGTTAAGAAAACAGCTTATCAAACATATCAATACTACGCTAATCATAATCCTGCTACTCAACAAAATTGGACAGTACCTCAAATTACGGGAATGATTTTTGGGGTTAAAAAATTATGAGTGACTATACTCGAATAAAACTTAGAAGATCTTTATCAAATGAGTGGAATAATATTAATCCTATATTAGATATTGGAGAGGCAGGATATGAAACGGACTCTTTGAGACTTAAAATTGGAGATGGAATAACAGCTTGGTCAGGATTAGACTATATTAGAATCCACCCATCTTCACTATCTTTTCCAACGATCAATTTGAAAATTGGTGATGGTTATGATCAAAGAGTGGGCATCAATTTATCAAACAATGAAATGTTAAATATTAGGGCTTCGGGTGATACTGTATTATCTTATGATGATAGCACAAAAACACTATCATTTAATACTCAGGCTGGTTTGTCTTATGTTACAAGATCTAATGTTATTAATGCATTAGGTTATGTTCCACAAATTACTGGCAGATATAGCTTAATAGGGCATACTCATCTTATCGGAGATGTTGGTGGTTTACAGGAAATTCTTGACAATAAACAACCTACAGGTAACTATGCTGCTCCTAATCATAATCATAATTTAAGAATAAGTGTAGGAGATGGAAGAGTATTAAACTATACTACAAATGAATTTCTAAATATAACCGGTAGTGGTTATACCAATGTTAATATTGATGACTATACAAATACATTAATTATTAGTTCATTAGGAAATAGTGGAGTTTTAAGTTTTAATAATAGAAGTGGCACCGTTAACTTAAATTATACTGATATAACAGGAGCACTAAGATACGTTCCTCAACCTACCGGAAATTATGCTGTGAGCGGACATTATCATAGTATAGACCAAATAGTTGATCTTGATAAATTAGGATGGACATTTAACAACACAACCAATTCATGGAAATTTGATTATCCAATAATTACCAACATAGACAGAAGAACTCCATTATCTTCAAGAGATTCTGGTAATCCTGGAGATCTTTGTTGGGACGCTTCATATATGTATTTATGTGTGGGTGTAAATCTATGGCATAGATCAGTTCATAATTCATGGTAAATATGGAGTAAAAATGACTAATATATTTAGTAATATTATTAATGCTGATTTTAAAAATTTATATAATCAAGCTATTGATGCTATATTAGCAGACAACTCTTTAACGGTACCATGTTCTGTTTTTTATGATACTCCTAATGATTCTTTTTGTAATAACTGTTTATTTGATCCTATTAATAATAGGTCATTAAATATTTATAACTCAACTGGACCGGCTCCTTTTCCAGAGAATAGCATTTGCTCAATTTGCAATGGATATGGAAAAATTGAAAAGTCTAAATCAGAAATAATATATTTAGCAGTAATTTTTGATAGTAAATATTGGTTAAATTGGGATTCTAAAGCTGTTAAGATTCAAGATGGCATGGTTCAAACATTATGTAAAATTGAGTTATTGCCTAAAATTAGGAATGCCCAATATATGACTATGGATACTAATATACAGTCTTATACTAGCTATACCTATTCTTTGGCAGGGGATCCAACTCCGTGTGGATTAGGGAATAACAAATATATAATATCTATGTGGTCAAGAGCATGAATATAAATTTAAAATTATTAGAATCAGATAGTGAAATATCTAATATGATATTATATACAATAAAAGAAATATTGAATAACGCCTTCGGTAAAGCTCTCAATAACTTAAGGAATACTATCCCAACTCATGTTAAAAACGCTATTATGGCAGAGCCTGAGTATGGATCTCTTGTTAATGGTAAATTGAGATATGAATTTGGAATACCAGATGCTGCTAATTCAGTTAATTCCGTAGTTGATGCTTGGGCTAATAATATTAATATAGAAACTATTCCAATAGTTATCTCTGGTAATGGTCTGAAAGGTGGTTTTAGTATTAATATGATAAAAGATGATTATAGTGATGTATTAAATTTAGCAGGCTCAGTAGTAAAAGACTCAAAGAGTGGGGCGCTATTACCATGGTTAGAGTGGCTACTACTATATGGTGGACAAATTATAATTAAAAATTATAAAGTACAAATGGGACCAAATGCAAATTCAAGAACAGGAATGGCTATCATGGTAAGCTCTAAAGAAAACTGGAGAGTACCACCAGAATTTGCTGGGACCAAGAATAATAACTGGATATCACGAGCACTAACTAGATTAGATATTATCATACCAGATCTTATACAAAAAGAAATAGAGAATAATATATGAGTTGTGAAGATTATACAAAATTTAATAATATAGAATCTCTAAATGATCATCAGTTAATCAATCAACTAGAAGAAAATTTAAAGACTTTTTTAGACTGGGGATTTCTGAATATTGGAGGATTTATCAATGTTCATATACCAAATAGTGGATTATTTGGAGGAAATTTTAGTGATCTTAAGAGTAGTGATCAACCAGGATATTCTTCCGGTCAAGTATGGCAATCTCCCAAAAAAGAGTGGGTTTGGGAAACCGGAGTATCTTATAATGGAACATCTCCGACTCAAATTTCTGGCGTTATGGTCTCAAGTACATTTTATCCAGCCCCAACAGGATCAGGGTCAATTGGCTATAATATTAACTACCCATTAGGTCAGATAATATTCAATAAGCCCCTAGCATCCTCGACCACAGTCAAATTAGAATATTCATACCGCTGGTGCCAAGTTTTAAAAGGAGGCTCCAACGAGTTTCTGACAGAACTACAGAGCAGATCCTTCTCTCCTTCTCCAGACATTAATCTTAAGAATAAAGGAGACTACCAGATATCATCCAATCACAGAGTTCAAATGCCATGCATAATAATAGAGCCAATCGCTAGAAGCTATTCAAAACCATGGCAAATTGGAGCACATGATTTTGCTGTTGATCAAGATATTTTATTGCATGTTTTTGCTGAAAACTATAAAGATCAAATTAAAATTACTGATATTATTAGATTTCAAAAAGAAAAAGTTATTAAATTATATGATATCTCAAAAGTGGTCAAAAGTGGAGTTAACTCATTAGATCATAAAGGAAGCTTAAATATTAATGGTAAAAACTATACTAATTTAGTTAATGATTCTAATTTTTTCTGGAATAAATGCTTTTTCAAAGAAATTTCACTTTTGGACATGGAAACCGTAAATAAAAATTTATATTGGTGTACATTAAGATTAACCGCAGAAGTTATTTTATAATCATATTCGACAGGGAGCACTAACATGGCCAATCGTTTATTCTATGCTGTTCAATCAGTACAAATTGCTGGACCATCTGGTACAAAAGTAGCTAAAAATCCAGATTTCGATACTGTTCAAGGTTTGCAAAGTGTTGGAATGAATACCAATTTCAATCTTGAACCAGTTTATCAGCTTGGTCAGTTAGAATTATATGATAATTATGAAGAAATTCCAGAAGTAGAAATTACACTAAACAAAGTATTAGATAGTCAACAAACTATTTATGCTATGTCAATGGGCTCTGGAAAGCTTGTTTCTTTAGCTAATAATCGATGTGGTGTCAGACTTAGTCTATACCCAGATACCAACGATAGTGCAACAGGAACACCATTAGCTAGTGTACAATGCAATCCTGCCTATCTCTCTTCTGTTAGCTACAACTTTCCAACAGAAGGTAATTTTACAGAAGAAGTTACACTAGTTAGTAACGACAAAGAATGGTTAACATCACTCCCCGGATCCACACAGCCCACCTTGCCAACAGCAACTGGACTTGGCATACTACGTCGTGGCTTATGGAATAAGGACACAACAGTGCTACCAATTGGAGATGGCGGAGGTATTCCAGCAGGTTCCAAGATTAATAGCGTAAAGGTTAGCATGAACCTTGGTCGTGAACAAATTCGTGAATTAGGCAGTAAAACTCCTTACTATCGTTATATAAAATTTCCTGTTGAAATTTCAACAGAAATTGAAGTAACGGCTAACACTGGAGATATGGTAGGAGCAACAAGTAGTAGTTCATCTTGTAGTAATACCAAAGCTTTAACTAATAAAGCAATTAAGATTGCTCTTTGTGATGGTACAATAATCGATCTTGGAAGTAAGAACAAACTAACAACAGTTAATTTTACTGGTGGGGATACCGGTGGCGGAAATGCTACAATCACTTATAGTTATAGAACCTATAATGATTTTGATTATACTCCACCAACAGGCTCACCAGGTAGTACATTTAGCGATACTGTTGAAGCTGGTCTACCAGTACCGGGTACGGACTATTAATATATAATTAAGAGGATAAATAATATGGATGATATATTTGCTGTAATTGGCAAAATGTATCTGGATCTTGTACAGAGTCAAAAAATTATAGAAAGCCTGCAAAAAAAACTAGAAGATCAACAAAAGGATCTTTCTAGCTTGCAGGCTTCTATTATTTCTAAAGATAGCATAATGTGAATGAATCCAGGAATACTGAAAAATTAGTGCATAGAATACTATCAGGTAAATTAATATTTTTTCTTGATAGTAATTATTATGAGCTTAGGAAATCATCTTTAGATATTAAGATGGAAGCAGATTTTCTATATGCTTCAACATACGAAGATAATTTATATAATGAAAATTTTTGGTTAGCTGAAGATATAGATAATTTATTAATAGAATTAAATATTCTGTACTATGATAGTAAAAAAATATTGCAAAAAATTGAAAAAAGCTTAGAGAATGCTAAGATAGATTTATTTAAAAACTATTTTGATATTACTAAAAGATCTAAAATAAAAACTCGCATATCTAATCTTAAAAATGATATTGAAAACATATACTCAAAACAACATAGTTTAGATTTTTTAACATTAGAAAACTATTGTGATAATATTAGGCATGAATTTATTATTAGTAATACATTGTATAATAAAAGTAATGATTTAGTATTTAAAAAAAATAATATTGATTATGTAAATTTTAATAATATTATATCTGTAATTTCTAAAAATATGATAGATGTAACAACATATAAAATGATAGCACGATGTGATTATTGGAAAAATTATTGGAGTAATAATAAAACAAATGTTATAGATAGTCCTATTAGGGATTGGTCAGAAGAACAAAAAAGTTTGATTAATATCTCTTGTATGTATGATAAAATATATGAGCATCCAGAATGTCCACAGGATGATATTATTAATGATGACGATGCTTTGGATGGTTGGATGATGTTTCAAAAACAAAAAAATGATCTACAAAAGAAAGAAAAGGGTGTAGATAGTATGTTGTCAGGAAAAATTAAGAACTCTAGCGAAATATTCTTGATGGCTGGAAATAAGGATCAAGCAGAAGATATTTTGGGACTAAATGCTCAGGACTCTTTGGGTATTATAAAAACCAAAGTTGATACTGTTATGTCAAAAGGAAGAGTAAGGGACGGAGAATTGCCGGATGTTAAACAAAGAATTATGCAACAACTTCAGAGTAAAGGAAGATAATTTATGTATGAACCAGAGCGACTAAAATTTTATATGGAACGTAGAATCGAGACCACAATGATAGGTACTCTTGCAAGAATAGAACAAAATTTTGGATTTTTGTGGGGACATAATAAAGATGGAGAACTCACAGAGGAAGAAGAAAAGTTTGCCGATATTTGGGATTTTACAAGAAACGATATATTAAATCATGGAAACAAACAAATAAGAAATTTGGATATTGATTTTAATCGCTATGGTGGAGTTTTTAAGAGTAACTACCACTATACTTTTAAAGTGAATAAAAATAATAATAATAATAATAATAATAATCATGAAAATCATAAATAAAGGAAAAGGATATCAATATGAAAACAGAAAATTTTAGTGTTGTTGTAGATGGCGTTGAAAATCATTATGTTGTTCGTTCTCCCTCTTTAAATGACCAAAGAGAAGCTCAAAAGGCATACAATCAGGCTTTTACTGATGCTATCAAGAGTAAGAGCATAGTACGAGCTAAAATGGATGATCTTCTAGAAGAACAGGGCTTATGGAATAATGAAAAACAGGCCAAGTTCACATCTCTGCAACAGGAATTACTAGACGGAGAAAAAAGACTTGCTAAGGGTGGTTTTAGTCTGAGCGACGCTAAGAAACTAGCTCTACAAATGAAAGAGATTAGATCAGAAATAAGAGATCTCATTAGTGTAAGAACCAGTTTAGATAATCATAGCGCAGAAGGTCAAGCAGATAATGCCAGATTTAACTATTTAGTATCAGCTTGCGTGGTGTATAAAGATACTAATGAGCCTTATTTTAAGAATTTGGAAGATTACCTAAATAAGTCAGATGATCCTGTGTCTTTATTGGGTGCTCAAAAATTGGCTAATATGGTTTATGGATTGGATAATAACTTTGAAAAAGGCTTGCCAGAAAATAAGTTTTTGCATAAGTATAAGTTTGTTGATGAAAAACTTCGTTTAATTGATAAGAAGGGCAGACTAGTTGATGTTGACGGAAAGCTTATTGATGAACGAGGACGATATATTGATGAGCAGGGTAATTATGTCGATAAGTATGGAAATAGGGTGGACGTTGATGGAGATTATGTTGTAGATTCAGAACCATTCCTAGACGATGAAGGAAAACCAGTTGTTTTGGAAAAAGAAAAACCAGTTACGGAAGAGAATAAAACTGATGATACCAACAAAACCACAACTGTACCAGAAGCAACTCCAGAAACTCCTAAAGCAGAGTGATTTCTTAATAATTAATATTGGTTTTATAACCTTGAGCACCATGCGGCATTTAGCTTGCATGGTGTTCTTTTTTTAGGACTTAAAATATGAGCAAAGGATTTAATCTTACAGCAGAAATCAACTTGCGCGGTCCTTCAAATATAAGGACTGTTGTTGCGGATATTCGCAGGCAAATTGGATCTGTATCCGCAGATATTACTCCGGTAGTTACTAGACAATCTGTCCGTAATGTTGCTAGTGTAATAAGAAGTCAGCTGTCTAATATAATATGTGATGTTAAGATCAAAGCCAATACATCATCATTAAGAAGTATTGGATCAGATATAAGAAGACAGTTAAGTGGGGTTAGTGCTAATATTAACGTTAGGGCCAATCAGTCATCAATAAGAACAATGGCGGCTGACATCAGAAGACAATTAGGATCAATTAATGCTAATGTTAATGTTAGATTCAATACTACTGCTGTTACAACATATAGTAACAATTTAAGAGGATTAAATGCTAATCTTAATCAGATAATAACCTCAGCCACCAATGCTACAGGAGCCATCAATGCTTTAGCTGCTGCAATGAGAAGTGCATCAGCTGCTGGATCGGCTATTAATAATACTGCTATAAATGTTGGAAATGTTAGCAGGGCTGCGAATAATACTAGAAATAGCATTACTCTAGCATCCAATGAAATGGTAGAGTTTGGTCGTCAATCCGGCTTAGCATTTAGAAGATTTTCAGCTATTACAACTGTTACAAGTGTTATATATGGATTAACAAATGCTGTTAGTCAGGGTGTTAAATCTTTTATAGATTTTGATTTGCAAATGACTCGCATATCTCAGGTAACTGGTGATTCAAGAAATAAATTAGCTGATGTGGCAAATACTATTACAGATTTATCTACTAAACTTGGTGTTTCTTCTAATGAGCTAACAACTACCACAGTAACTCTTGCACAGGCTGGTTTAACGGCTAAAGATACTGCTACGGCGCTCAAAGCTTTGGCTCTTAGTGCATTAGCTCCATCATTTGATGATATGAATCAAACTGTAGAAGGATCTATTGCTTTAATGAGACAGTTTGGTATAGGAGCAAATCAATTAGAAATGGCACTAGGTAGTGTTAATGCTGTGTCTGCTAAGTTTGCTGTTGAAGCTAGTGATATTATTACTGCTATTCAGCGTACTGGTGGTGTGTTTGCTGCTGCTAGTAGAGGAGTAAGCACAGGCACAGAAGCATTAAATGAATTTATTGCTGTATTTACCAGTATCCGAGCTACAACTCGTGAAAGTGCAGAAACTATTGCTACTGGTTTAAGAACTATTTTTACTAGAATTCAAAGAGCAGGAACTATCGAAGCATTACAAGAATTTGGAGTTACATTAACTGATTTAGAAGGTAAATTCGTAGGTCCCTATATTGCGGTTCAAAGACTTAGTGAAGGACTAAGCAGATTAGATCCACGAGATCTTAAATTCTCACAGATAGTTGAAGAATTGGGCGGCTTCCGTCAGATCGGCAAGGTGCTACCACTTATTCAACAGTTCGCAACTGCTCAAGACGCATTAAAGGTTGCTCAACAGGGCCAAGGATCATTAGCAACCGACGCGGCAAAAGGACAATTAGCTTTAGCTATTCAGATTCAGAAAGTGAGAGAAGAATTTCTTGCTCTTATTCGTAGCATTGGAGATACTAGTAGTTTTCAAAATATTGTAAAAGTTGGTTTAGATTTAGCCAGCGCTTTAATAAAGGTGGCTGATGCCACTAAGGGAGTTTTACCATTATTAACTCTGTTTGCTGCATTTAAAGGAATCACTGCGGCCACTCAATATATAGGTGGTTTTAGTCAAGGAATCAGAGGAAATGGTGGAGGAGCCAGAAGAGCTAATGAAGGTGGTCGTATATATGCTTTTGCTAGTGGTGGATTAGTACCAGGATATGGAAATGGTGATACTGTATCGGCAAAATTAACTCCTGGTGAGTTTGTGATGAGCAAGCCAGCAGCACAAAGCATAGGAGTTGGTAATTTACATTCTTTGAATAGGAGTCGTGGAGGATCTATATTCCCCAAAAATTATTATCAGGGTGGGGTTGCAGCTTTAAAATCACTGTCTCCAGGAGAAAGTGGAAATAGAATCTCAGACTATATAGATTATTACGAGAATGAAACAAGCAAGACCAGCAAACAAAAAACAGGAAGAAAAAATAAATTAAACAGACAATCACCGAAAATGCTTAGAGGTTTTCAGCTCAAAGATAATGTTAATTCCGATATAGAGAGAAGAGTTATTGGGGAATCAGAAATAAAAGAAGCTGTTGCAAACAATGCGAATTTTAGACGCTATATTAATAGTAGAGCAGCCAAAGATAAGAGTAGAGAGTTCTATGCTGCTCAAGGCGTAGCTTTTGAGGAGTTTTTATTTCAACATATTCTTGAGGGAAAACAATATGAAAAAGCACCCAAAAACAACTATCCTTTAGATTTTATACCAAAGACTCCCGGATTACCTCCAGTTGAAGCTAAATTTACTTACGAGCAAGTTCCTGATGCATTTATTTTAAACAAACGATTAAGATATAACTTATTGCGTCGTAATAACGAAAAAATATCTCCTTTAACCAGGAAGCAGAAACCCGACAATATTCAATTGGGTCCAACAATTGTATATGAAATGGGACCTGGATTAAAAAACAAAATCTTTACTCCAAACTCAAGTGAAAGCCAAAAAAGAGGAAGAGAAGAAAGAGCTCAGAAGAGTTTATTAAAAATTGATAAACTTGGTTTAGAACGTAATAATGGTGGATCTATACAAAAATTCGGTATTGGTGGAAGTACTGACGCTATATCAACATATAAAGCAACTTCTATGAAACTTAATAGAAGTCTAATGCTTGGAACTCCATTAACTAAAGAAGAACAAAAAAATGTTAAAGATTTAAAAAAACAAACCACAGATAAATTACCAAAACAATTATATTCTGGTATTGGAGAAAATAGACTCAATCTGATTAAAAATCAAGTTGGCGATAAGCTACCAAAATCGGTTGGCAAATCATTTACATTACCTGGATTTTTATCTACTAGTTTAGATAGCTCTATAGCAATGGAATTTGCTCGTCAAGGACTTTTGAGTATTTTGACCAACCCCAAGAAAAAGGGTATTAATACTAATAAACGAGTTAGTACAGATTATGATTTAGAAAAAGAATTTATATTACCACCAAACTCTAAATTCAAAATCTTAAGCGCAAAAGAAGAGCGAAGTTCTGCTCGACCCGGAAGTTCTTTAATGAGATCAAAAGCTAGTCTTAATGTTCAACAACTAGCTTCTGGTGGATCTATTCAGCGATTCATGGCCGGAGAGATGGTCAGAAGAACAAAAAAAGAACGGTTTAAAAAAATAACAGAGTCCGATGCTGCTAAATTAACAGCTTCTCAAATTATAACAGGCCTTACTACTGGACAGACCGGCCCCGTTAGAGTAGAGGGTATGGATGTTGGAATGATGAGGACTATTCTTGGTAAACGAAATACAACACCAGATATTCAACGCAAAAAAGATGAGATTCTAAAAGCTTATACCAGAAGAATAAACGGTGAAGTAGATCAACGTCTCGGAATTACTAATCAGAAACAAGCAGCAGGATTACTATTTGGTATTGCTGGTTTGTACGGCTCTCCATTTAAGCCAACTGATATGGTTGTTGGAGATAAAGGAGAACTTAAAAACATCACAACTGTTCAGGTGATGGGTGGTGTTCCTCGTAAAAAATTAATGGATAAGGCTGGCATAGGTATTGATGATCTAGATGCTTATGGTAAAGATTTTAGAAAATCTGTTAAAAAAGGAGCTAAAAGACTATTAGTATCGGATATTCTTAGTCAACTAGGTTTAGGTAAAGCGCTTTATGCTGACTTTGACAAAACATTAGTATTTGGGGCTGATAATCTTCCTGATCTACAGTCTTTTAACAACAAGAGACAGGTAGGTAGACAATTATTATCAGAAAAAGCTAGACTTAGCACTCTTGGTCAAAAATTAAGAGATTTATTGCTAGTTAAGCCTCAGCTGTCACCATATGTAAATGTACTAACAGCGCGACCACCCTCCACAGTTGGTCTTTTACAAGCTTTCCTTAAACGACAAAATCTTAATATACCTCGTTCTCAATTTACCGGGGTTGGTGGTAATAATTTAAACGAATCTGCAATTGCAAAATTAAAAGCTGCGGAATTACCTCCCGGATCAGTTTTTGTTGATGATAATGGAAAAAATACAAAAGAAGCAGAACTTAAATCTAAATCACTAAAGGCTAAAGGTGAAGCTGGTATTAAAGTATTTAGATATAAAAGTGCCAGAAATCCGTTAGATCAACCGGGTGAAGATACTGCTGCTGGTCTTGCATTTCAAGAATCATTAAGAGGACTTCTTTCAGACAAAAGAGCAATGGCAGCATTTGCTGAAACAGGAGGAAAGAGCATTGACTTTCCGCTTGGATTAGGAAAACGAGCAGCATTATTTGGTCTAAAACCAAACATACCAACAGATGCCAAAAGAACATTGAATGGTCCATCAACAGCAAAAGATAATATCACTAATTATCTAAAAGTTCGAGGTTATAATAGCGGTGGAATAATTCAAAAATTTGAAACTGGTGGAGCAACAGATAGTCTTAGACAATACCAATTGCGATCTAAAGATCTTCATTCTGCTGTTATTTCAAACAAACCAGACAAAACTAAAAGTAATCAGATAAAAGATCTTGACAGTTCAATGATTGATTCTTTGCCAAAAATACTTTATAGTGGATTTAAAGAAAATCGTAGAAAAATTATTGATCAAGATATAGATCCTAATAAAGACTATAAATCTCAGTTAATGAATAAGACTTTTTCTTTTCCGTCATTTTTGTCTACTTCTATAAACTATGATAGTGCTAAAAGATTTGCTGGATCAAATGGAGGGGTATTACACATAAGACCAACAGGTAAGGGTGCTAATGTTTTAGAAAGAACCGGTAATAAAGGAAAGAGTGCTCTTTATGATATGGAAGCAGAATATCTATTACCAAGAAATTCTAGATTTAAAATCAATAGAGTATTAGATACTACTGGACCACTAGGATGGAGATCAGATTGGGGTGCTCCAAATTTTCTAGAAGCTGAAGTTAAAAGTTTTAAAAATGGTGGAAACATTAGAAGATTTGCTGATGCTGGATTAGTACCTGCTCCTAAATTAATTCAAAGAGGAGGATTCAAGTATAGTCTAGAAGATATTATTAAAGCCGGTTTTACTGAAGCTCAGTTCATGAAGCAAATACCTGCTCCTGGTGGCTATGGTGAACAGTGGCAAATTGGTGGTTATGGAGAAGGCTCAATACCTATGCCTCCATCCCTACAACCATATAAAGCTCCACCATCTGTTGTTCAGGATCGGGTTGATCTTGCTCGATCAAATGTTCAAAATAGAATGGCAGATGCGGTAAGGAGAGACGGACGCACTTTGAGAGATTACGAGGTTAGCAGTGATCAAAAGGCGTTCAAGAAAATGCGAGGATATGCAATAGGAGGATCCACACAGGATACTGTACCAGCATTAGTTAGCAATGGAGAAGCTTTTGTACCACCAGAAACAGCAAAAAATATAGGATATGACAAATTAAGAGAAATGAACCAAGCAGATCGTAATGGTATGAGGTCATTTGCTGGTGGTGGAATTAGTTTATTTAAGGGACCCGGTAGCGGAACAAGCGACAGCATAGGACCTGTAGGATTGCCTGTGGGCGGATTTGTTATAAGAGCAGCTGCTACCAAAGCTTTAGGATTAAGTAAGGGCGGAGCCGTTCAAAGATTTGCTTTTGGAGGAAGTCCTAGAGCAGTACCAAATATTAGCGGCATGAGCGATGCTAGAGCATTATCAGTAGTTGGAGTTACAGATAATGTTACTGGTCAACTAGAAAATTTAGCTACGGTATTACAAGAATTAGGTGTTAGATCAGGTGATTCTGCTAGAATTATTCAGAGCGGCATACAAGCAACATACCAACAAGCTATACGAGCAACAGAAGCTGATATTCGACGAGCCAGATTAGCCGGAGCTAGTGCAGAACAGATATCTCAGGCTGAAAATCAATTAGCAGATATTCGTAGACAAGCTCAGCAGGATATTCAAACTAGACGTACTTTAGGAGGCTTATCAGGAAATCAATTACAGAGCATAGAATCTAATGCTCAAGAAGAAAGAGACAGAATACGCACAAATACCAGAAATAGATTAGCAGCTAGAGGTATGAGTCAGGAAGATATTAATACCAGATTGCAGGAAAATGCTGGAGCTATTGATAGACAAGCATATTCTAGAGCAAGTAGTAGAGCAGGAGTTAATCTTAGAGCTAATGGTTTAACAGGAGATGATGCTCAAAGATTTGTTCGTCAAAGTATGGGAGATCCTCGTATACTAAGACAGATGGATGATCAACTAAGACAGCAGTTAAGAAGTAGTACTGCATATACAACTGCCAGTAGAACCCAGCAAAGACAAATGAGCCAGTCTGTTGAAGAAGAAATTCGTACAAGAAAAGATATTGTTAATAAATTAGCTAGACAAAGGGGACAACAGGCTCCTGGCGGTGATCAGCGAGGTAATTTTGGAGGAATGTTGGGCTTATCTTTTGGACTACAAGGAATAGGATCATTGCTTGCTCAGCAAATTAATGCTAGTGCCAGCTCTTCAAATGCTAGCACAGCGGGCGCTATTCAGGGCGGAGTTACAGGATTAGCTACTGGTGGCATGCTCGTTGGCGGCTTGCAAGATATGCTAGGAAGCAGACTTAGTCCAGCAGTGTCTAAACTTTTAGGAGGATTTGGTCTTCTTGCTACATTAGCGGCCTCTGTTGGACAAGCTTTTATAGAAGCCAGAAATGCTGCTATAGAATTTGAGAAAAATTTCCAGCAAAAGAAATTAGAAACAGCTATTAGTGATAGTCAACAATTATTTGAAAAACTAAATACTAACATTAAGAATGTAGATATCCAAAGATCGTTAGCTTCTAAATTAGCAGAAGCAGGAGAAGCTGCTAAAGCTGGTATAGAAGCTAATAATAAACTTGCTAAGGCATTTTGGGTTAATCTATTTGATGCTTTTGGCTCAGCTGATCAAGGAGCAGCATCTCAACGTAGTGAGATTTTGGATAAGAAAGGAATAATGGCATATTTTAGATCTACTGATCTTTTTGGTGGAGGAGACAAAGGACGAAGTAAAGAATATCAGTCTTTAATTCCTGAAAAAGCAAGAGAAAATTCTAAAAGTTTTGCTGAAACCTCTAAGCTTACTACTGATCTTATTGGAGCTAAGATTCAGAGCGGTTCAAGTGTTGAAGATATATTTAAAGATCCAGCATGGAAAAAACAAGCAGAAGTTATAGCAAGGGCGAATGCTGCTGTAGAACAAGAAATTTTATCTATAAAAAATAATGCTAACATTAGTGATGTTGAAAAAGAAGCACGAATTAATAATATTATAGCTATAAATGCAGAACAAACCATTAGGCAACAAGCTTCTGTTATTGAAAGACAACAACAACTCAAGTCTTTAGACAATACAATAAATGTTTATACTAGATCTCTTGAGAGAATGTTCCAAAATATGGAACAAAGCATTGGTCGTGCCAGCTTCTCATTAGAACAAATGAGCAAAGATATCGATCTCGCATCAGATTCATTGCAAGGTCAAGCCAAGGTTGGTAATATTGCTTTAACTGCGATTAACGCTTTACAAAATCCAAGAGCATATTCTGATCAAACAGTATCAAATTCCAGAAATGTTGCTGCTGAATCTTTTGGCATACGATCACCAGAAATGGTTTCATTATTAGGAGTTGGAGAAAAGATAGAATCTACTGTAATGAGCACCATTAATAAATCTGTTAATAAAAATCCTGGAATAACAGAAGAAGCATTAGGATCCATTGTTGGTCGCGATGTTAAAGAGGCACTAGCTAACTTGTCATTGCCTCCAGACTTAGTTGAAAAGTTATCTGGAGAAGTTGGTAATGTTCTTAAAGACTTTAAGAAATCTGGAGACGAAAAACTAGATTATACTCAGCTTAGCGAAAAACTTGGTCAGCTAAATAAGGTAGTTGATAGTTCTAGGAGAGCACAAGAAGTAGCAATCAAAGCATTAGAACACTATCAAAACGCCCTTAATGTATATACTCAAAATATTAATAAAACTATTGATCTACAGATTTCTGCTAATCAAAGACTAAGAAAAGCTACTGATATAGTTGCTGATTCTGAACTTTCTTTGGCAAAAACTTTGGGTAAAAATATTAGCTTAGAAAATGCTAGAACAATGGTAAACTCTAAAGTATCAGCCAAAACAGGAGGAGCTACTAATCCTAATGATATATTTGATAGCATAAATAAACTAGAAAATACCAGAGTAGTTCAACAAGCTGAACAAAGAAGTGCAGGAGAAAGAGGACTATCTGGTCAAGCAGACTTTATTAAATTCACTAAAAACTTATCAGATACTAATATTGGTTTAAGAGAAAATATTGATGCATTAAAATACTTAGCTGACAATACCGATATTGCAGCTTCTGCTATGGAAAAAATTCAAGAAGCTCAACAAAAATCTTCTGGAAGAGCCTCATTTATTGAAAAATTAGTTACTAGTACGCCCGAAGAATTAAATGGTCTTTCTAGTGCTTTTCAAAGATTGCAGAATAATGCTAATGGACAGATAAATACTATCAACAGATCTACTGGTGCTCAACGAGCCTACTATGAGGCTTTACAAAATGGAGCAAGTATGATGGAGGCTATGAAAGCTGCTCAAGCTGCTTTTGTTAATGAGCGTAAAGAAACACTAGGCGCCTTAAATGATATATTGCCATTTTTAGGAAATAATCAACAGGCTGGTAATATTAAGGCAAATGTATTAGAGAGTATGCTTCAAGAATCTGGTATGGGAGTATCTCCTGTATTTCAGCAAATATTAAATACTCTTAGAAATCCAGAATTAGATCCAGCAACTCAAGCAGCTATTGCAGAATACAGAGAAGGTAATAATTTACAAGCACGAGCTAATTCTTTATTGGCCCAACTAGATTCTAATTTAGCTCGCGATATTGCAAACCAATCAGCTAAAGCTTTGGCTAATGCTCTTAGTGATGTTAAGATAAATTTTGAAGGTTCGGAACTAAAAGATTTAGTTAATTTAGTACAACAAATCAATGGTAAACTACCACTAGGCGCTGCTCCTGCTGCGGGTAAAGCCTCTGGAGGTGTCATATACGCTGCTGCTGGACGTGCTATTGATTTTAAGAGTCAAGGTACAGATACTGTGCCAGCAATGTTAACCCCTGGCGAATTTGTGGTTAATAGAGCAGCTACTCAAAGCCACTTGCCTCTTTTAAATGCCATTAATAGTAATAAATATAGTAGTGGTGGAGCTGTTAGATACTATAGTTCTGGTGGATATGTTAGTCAAAATTTTAAGGAAGAATACAAAAAAAATAGTGATGATCTAGTTCAATCTAAAGAAAAATATATTGACCCAAGATCAGCAGCTTTTAGAGAAGTTAAATCTGTCTATGCCGGACCAGATAAATTTGTTAGGGGTGCTCAACCTAAAACGATTATGGCTCCCGTGGCTACTGCCTCTAGTGGCAGAGCAAGCCTGGATTCGATTAAAAGCGAAGATGGTATCAATAATTTATATTTAGGCGAGGCCCCAGCTATATTAGTGGAAAAAAATGCACATAATCAAGATGTATTTAACTATGGTGTCATTAATAGGCCTCGTGCACACTTATTAGATCCCCTAGGCTCTGTAGTCGATAAGCCATTTGACACCAAAAATATTACCAAAAATAAATTCATCGAATATAAAAATAGTTTTAATCAAAAATTAATTAATAGTGATTTAGATTCATCTACAATAGTATCAAGTATGCCAGCAGTCAATGACATAAAAGATATTCCCGAATCTTTAATTTCTGATCAATTTTATAGTCCCAATGTTATATCTAATCTCCCAGTAGGTATGATTGTAACAAGAAATAAAACTCTAGGAGCATTATCTTGGAATAAAGAGAGCACAGAACATGCTAAGGTATTAAAAATATATAGACTAGCATCTGATTATGCCGATGTTAGCGTCGTATCTAATGAGGATCAGGGATACTACAAGATCAAATCAGATCTTAAAATGTCAGATTCTAGCGCGCAAGATCGTATTAAAATATTGACAGGAGATAATTCATGGATAACAGAAAAAGATAATATTAAAAATATTATTAAAACTCAAGAATTAAACCTTAAAGATCTTAAACAAACTCAGACATTTACATCGGTTGATCCTGACCCCACAAATCCTGTATTTAATAATCTTTTTAAGGCAGAAGATCCGAATCTTAGTAATTTAAGACAAAAATTAGAGATATTATATAGTGGAGCTGAGGGAATATCATTAACGGGCAATGAATTAAACTTTTTTAATCCTAGTGCCCTTTCAGAAGATAAAGAAAATAATATAACATTATTACATGTTTTAAATAGTAAATATAAACCTATTTTAGATAAATCTTTAAACAGTAAACAACAAGCAGATAAAATAAAGACAACTTTTCCAAAATTGATGGTTGGAGGAGCAGGATTAAATAATTTACCAGACGCTGATTATAAATGGGCTAGAGGATATGAATTTGGAATATATGACGTAGCTGACATGGGTAAAATGAAAACTTTTCCATGGGTAGCTAATGAAGACCCATCAGTAATATCTCAAGATATTCAAGCTGCTATAGATAATCAAGCTGAACAATTAAAAACAAAATATGGAATTAGCACAAAGCCAGTATCTGATTTTGGTTCATATAAGTTAAAGCTGCCTAATCCTATAGGAGACGTTGACTTACCGTATCATATGCAGTATACAGAGTATACAGGGCCACAAATTGCTACAGATCCTAGTAAAGCTGATCCTAATGGTTTTAATTTAGGAGCTAATTTAAATAAAGCTTTATTAATTACTCCAAATAATAAAAATCCCCTCAGTCCATATTCTCAATTTAAAAAATATGCCCAATCAACAGCTTATGTAGACAAAATATTAACTGGGGATGAAATATTTGATAAGTCTCATATTGAGCTTGACAAAATTCCCGATTTCACCACCCTTGCTAAGGGTAATATTGACAGAAATCAAAGAGATCAACTCAAACAAAACCTTAAAGGTGTTCAGTATAGTATTGATTTAGATTCTTTAATTGATCATACCAATCATCCGATACTAAAAAATATTCCATTATTTGAAGATAGTCCACCAAATAAACAATCATATGTTTTCAATATAGGGGAGTATTTAAGTACAGTAGCAGATAAAGTATTTACAGACAGAGACAATGCAGCAATAAAATCTGTTGGAGAAATTGATGACAAGGGTCAATTAGCTGATGATACTATTAAGGATAATAAATTACCCGATGCTGTTAAAAATTTAGCTAGATTATCATTGGGTGTTTTTGGAAGAAAAAGAGTTCCAGGATTACCTGGAAATTGGCTATATAACAGTATCCGTGGAATAATACAAAAACCATTTAAAAATTCTGGCGTAGCTCAACAAGCAGCAGGATATACTAGTGGAATATTTAATAATTTTGGAGGCTATTTGAGCAAATTGGCTCCTATGACAAGGAATCCCAATATTTATCAGCAGCTAAAAGAATTATTCACATTGGGATCTGGTGCTGCTATGGCATTTACAGGTTTGGCCAGTGGTGATACACGAATGATAGGTCAGTTTCAAAAATTAAACTTGAATGCAGAAGATCTATTTAGATCTCTTGGAGGAGCATCATTATTTGGTAGAATTTCTTCAACGGCATTATCTGGGGATTATAAGGCTATTTTAGGCCAGCAATTAGAAGGAGCCAAGATAAAAACTGTTGGTGCTAATGGTACGCTAAGTCTGGTATCGGCAGATAAAGCCATACCAGAAAAATATAATGATTTAGTTAATATTGCATTTAATCCATATAATGAATTTCCAAGTAAGGATACTCGTAAGGACATTATTGAAAAACTTACTACGGATATGATCAATGCAACAGATCAGGTAGGTATGTCATATTTTGATCCTAATACACAAAGATTCTTATATGGGAATATGACATCGTTGTATAATTGGTATGGTGGAAATGGAGCATGGGAAGGTCAAGATTATTTTTTTGATAAGAATGTTGATCCTGATAATGCTAAACGTACTCAGCAAGTTATAGATTCTTTTAGCGGTCAGGATGGTCAAGATGCATATACTAAGGGTAATATTGCTCATACTACATTAGGTTTTGCTTCTCGTTATGGAAGTTTACCAACAGACAAGTGGTTTGTTCAACGACGAGAAGCTGGTTTAAATGCAGAGGCCCGAGCTGTCACAGACCCAAATGCATCTAAAGACCCGTTAAGATTTGCTACCGGTGGCGTAGTATATGCTCAAGAAGGTCAACACATCAATTTCCAGCCTCGTGGTACTGATACTGTTCCAGCAATGCTGACCCCCGGTGAATTTGTTATCAATAAAGCCGCAACACAAAGTAACTTGCCACTACTACATGCTATTAATAATGGTGGAGCTAAAGCATATAGTAATGGGGGACCTGTTTATTTAGCTCGTGGCGGTTTAACTGTAAAAGAACATTTTAAGCCTTTAGATACAAATATATTTGATAGTTTAGATATTGATAAAAATAGTATTTTAGAAGATAATGAGATGCCTAAAAATAGTATTCTCAGATATATGGCAGACTATAGGAAAGGAGCAGATAATAAATTAACAAAGAAAGAATTAGAAGAATATAACACAGACTATGATAGTCATATTGATAATTATTTATCTCTTGATGCTCAGAAAAAATATAATAATATTAATCCTCAGAAACAAAAACTAAATGGGTCGTTCCAATTAAATAATGGAGACAGGATATCACAAATACAATTTATTCAAACTTATGAGGCAGCTAATAAGATTGGTAAACAAAAAAGCAAATGGGGAGCTCGTAATACTTTAGAAGAAAACTTTTATAGTGGAGATCCTAATTATCCTTTTAGTCAGGCAACATATGACCTCGAAGCACATAATAATAAATTACGCTTGGGTGTCGGACCGTTTAATAGTAAGGCTTTTGGTTATGGAGTAGCACAACAAATTATACCTGCATTATTAAGCTTGGCAGGTGGAGGAGTGGGATTTGCTCTCACTGCGCCATTTACTCCAGCAGCACAAATAGGAGGTACTATTGGTGGAGCAATAGTTGGAGATCAAATAGGACAAGTTATTAATGAAATGATATACAATGGATTTCCTTCATCGTGGAAAAAAGATATAAATAAAAAAATTGAAAAATATCCCGAATCTTACGAAATAGGTCAGTGGACAGGATTTGCAGCAGATATAGCAATGGGTGGATTTGCTGATGATTTTATAACAAAATCAGCAAGTGGACTAGTAAAGAAAAAATTAACAAGACAAGCAATAGACGAAGCCATTAAATCCGGATCTTCGCTGAATAAACTTATACAAGTAGGTAATGATACTATACCCATCGAAAAAACAGTTGATGATCTTGCTGAATCAACAGGTAAAGAAGCTGCTTCTAACTCTAAGAAGGTTAACAAATCAAAAAGCAAAAAATCTGAGAAGGCTGAGAACAAAGCCAAGATAGATAGTTTATTAAAAAATATGAAAATTATTGGAGATGAATATAATAGTAAAATTGGAGAGGCTTATAATAAAGGAATATTAAGAAAATATGATTCATTGGCTGCCGGAGATATCGCCTCTGCCATACAAAAAACAGGAGACGTGCGAAACCAAGCAGCTAAATTTCATTTTGACGATTTATTGAAATCTAGTCCAGACTATGTTGATCCATCTCTTTTAACAAAACTAACAGATAATTCACCCATATACATTGCTGCACAGTCGCAGGCTAAAGAAACTTTTTCTAGACTAGGAATAGATGTTAGCGATGATTTTGGTAAACTAGACGCTAATAAAATGTTTGATGAATATTTTAATAAAGAATATGATATTCTTAGTAAAAACCCACTAAATGAAGCAGCTGCTAGACAAAAACAATCTATTCTGGATGAAATAGCACAAAAATATGATATAGACCCATCAGATTTTAAGCGACTAAAAGATAAACTAGATGATATTGCTGTTCGTCCTAGAAGACCAGGATTTAAAACTATTTATGGATTAACAAAAACTGCTATCATGATAGCTAGAATGATAAAAGATAGAAAAATAGAACAAAAGAAAGCTCAACCATATGATATGCCAGAAGCTCAGACTGTTCCTGCTGTCGCAGATAAAGCAGAGGCGGCAGCTTCTCCCAATAAAGATGAACCTAAAACTGCTGAAACTACTCCACCAAAACCACAAGTTGTGAAACCTAAGGATGTAGGTAATCTACCAAAATATTGGGATGAGCTTAGTTATAAAGAATATTTAGATACTTTAATTAAAAGTGGTAAGAATCCAGAAATTCCAGATAAGAAGCTATTTACCACATCAGCTATTTATACAAAAGGCAAACGAACAACAGCATTGGATTCGCGAGATACCACAGGCATAGTTGGTGGAAATAGAGTTTCTTTACCAAAAGACCCCAAAGAAAAAGCTAAATTAGACGCACAAATTAATAATATTGGTCAAAAATTATATACATCTTCTGAAATAGCATATGATTCATACTCTAGATTAGTTACCGGAAAAAATAAAAATATTCCTCTCGGAGATATTATAAAGGGCGATCTAATAGATAATTATAGACAGTCTATTGAGAGTATGCATGAATTGATGAGTATCACTAATTTAGATAAATTTGGAACAATCAACTTTAAACTTGATAAGCCGCTACCTGGACAATCTTCAAATAAGAAACTTGGAGATATTATAGATACCTTGAAAGCTGTTCGTAAAGGCTATAAAAATGATATAGTACCAAGTTTAGTTAATGAAGACGCTGAGCCCAAAGAAGGCGAAACTCCAGAAGATGCTAATAAGAGAACTCAAAGATCTGTAGTAATAGACGATTCTATACTTGATTTATTTGGCCGAAAGTTTGCTCCTATAACAGAAACAAGACCAGATGCTGTTCCAGATAACGGGAAAAAATTTACAGGACGTGAAGTTAGTGACACGGCTAGAGAAAATGATAAATTCCCATTTAGAACCAGAATAACTGGAGCTAAAGGAATTAATTCACAGTATAAGTCTGCATATTCTTATTATAGAAGAATACTAGGAGAATATAATTATCATAAAAATATTGGAAAATTAGATAGATATATAAAAGGATATAAAACCACAGCTACTGTTGCTAGAACTTTAGCTAGTGGTGGCATAGTATATGCATCTACTGGGGCTTTAATTCCTTATGCTCCCAAGGGCACGGATACTGTTCCGGCAATGTTAACTCCTGGTGAATTTGTCGTTAACGCAAGATCAACTGCTAAAAATTTACCTCTACTAAAGTCTATTAATAATGGAGGAGTTCAAGGATTAAGTAGTGGGGGAGTGGCTTATCTTAGTAGGGGAGGACAACCAAATGATGTTTCATACGGTAGGTTTGAATTATCTGATGACCAAGCACAATTTTCTCATAGATCAATCAATCCATTAACGGGAAATAGAACTCCTGAGAATGGTGATGATCTTGATAAAAAATATAGGATTAACTCTGGTATATATGACTATTTGACCCTAAGAACCACGATGCCAGACTGGTTAACTTCGTTAAATAATTTAAGCTTCGATGATAATAGTATGCGCTTTTTTAGCGACGCTTCTTTTTATAAGACCTTAACTCAAATAAGAGAAGCTAATGATTTAAGGAGTCTCCAAAGTCTATCATATAATTTTGTTAAAGGTTTTAAATATAGAGATTATAATAAAGATAATCGTCTTACTGGATTTGATTTTACTAGCCATCTTTCAAAAACGGACGGAATTTTAGGATTAATAGATCCTGATGTTGGAGGAGACCTTCAGCCGAAAGATTTGGTCAAATGGACAACAACAAAAGCCAAGCTCCAGGCAAAATCATCTGCTGCAAGAGTTGTTAAAAATTTAACTCCTGATCTAGAAAATCTAAGAGATATTCTTTCTGATCAGAAGCCTATGGGGAAAAATAATAATCCAGAGTTTAAAAATAGAAATCATTATGAGTCACCAGCAGCATTACTAAACAGCACCGTGAGCGAATGGAAAAAACAGAGACAGCAACAAAAAAACAGAGTAAATCTAAGACAAGAAGAGTTAACAGAAAGTAAAGATGGTCGTCAAATCACGATGCCTCCTCATCTCAATATGAATTTTGATGAAATTAATGTTGCTGATGTTGTAAAAGATATTCTTGCTAAGAAAAAGACCCCATATACGGAAAATCTAGTATCTTGGCTCGAAAATAATGTAAAAACAGTATCTGAAAAAGTAGCTGATTTGGTACCTGTTCCAAAGGCTAGTGAGGAATGGGATGCTGCTGATGCAGAGAGGCCGCGTGTTATTTTGGACCTTATTAAGAATGGTCCAGAAGCCTTTATGACTGGATTAAAGGGAGAAACCAAAGAGGGTAAAAGCAAGTCTCTTATTTATTCTCTACTAGCTCAGTCTGCTAGAATCCAAGGTATTAATAATCTTATCAAAGCTAGATCATTATTTTCTGGATCTGAGACTTCAGTCAGAAAAGGAGAAACTAACTTTACCGGAGATATGGCAAGAAGAGATCGTAACTTAGTATATAAAGACCAGACCAGAACTCCTGAAAATTTTGAAGAAAGAGAAAATAACGTATCAAGATCAGGACAAGTAAAAACATTAACGCCAGCAGATAATTCTGCAATACCTGGGTCTGGACCAAACGGAGAGCAAACTTCAGATGAGCGAAGAGAAACTTCCAATAGGGCCAGGATGGCTAATGGCCGTGGAAACTCTGCTATTCGTGGCATTGAACTATGGGATACTAATAGGGATGGTAAAATCTCTTTTGAAGAATGGAATCAATTTCGTCCTGAGAAAGAACCCGAACTGCAAAGATTTTTTGGGGCTTCCACATTTGACGCATTAATGGGAGCTTATTCTTCAGCATTAAAAGGCTTGGGTCTTAGGGATAAAAATGCCACAGATAATTTCAAACCTAGAACTCTAAAAGACTATTTTAAAAATATTGATAAAGACAACACCGGATATATCGAACAACATGAATTCTCAGATATGGTTGGTAAACCACTAGAATATCTTGATATAGAAACAGATCGAGAAGCAAAAGAACTAGGAGATACACTAGGAACACAAAGAGATCCTAGAGGCGCTCAGAAATTAGCCTATGATAAAATAGATAGAACTACCATCTCATCAGTAAAAAATTTATTAAAACAAGATTTTAAGGAATTATACCCAGTTTCTTTCTCTAAGGCTTCGCACTTCTCAGAAAGAGAAGTAATACAACCACAGATAGATGCTCTTAGAAAAATCACAGGGGTTTCTGAGCTAGATAAGATAAATAAAAGAACAATCTTAGCAAATATAGGGTCTTCCTTAAATAAGGATAATAGTGATTGGGGTCTCTCTCCCAAAGTTGAGGAAAATCTTGGTAATGTTATGGTTAAAATTAAGCAAGATTCTTTGCTATTTCCAGGAGTGGTTAATAAGGCATATACTCAAGGTCTTGCTACTCCTCAAGATCTGCTGCATAACCCTGATATTAATTACGAGAAGACCCTTAAAAGGTCAGGAATTCCAGAAGACATATTTAAAACCATATGGCAAGACTATAAGCCAGTTTCTAAGTTTGATAATCCGAATAGCAAAGACTCCTTAGACAAAATATATAAATTAAATAATGAGCTTAATTCTCAGGAAATAGGCGAAGACAAAGAAAGAACTACAGCAGCAGCATTAAGTCAAAAATCAAACGCTAAAAAAAGATCAGCTAAAAAAGAATTAACAAAAAATACTTTAATAGAACAACTTCTCGTTAAAGCGAAATACTTTGAACCAGATGTTTATAACAAGTTATGGCGTGGGCAGTATAAAGACTATTACGATGTGCCTGATCCAACTCTTGCTCGACACGTTGATATGTATAACACCCTGATACCTTCCGGCGAAACTGGTCGTTTATCAAAGCCATCCGCAGATCAAGAGAAGGAGTATAGAAATAGATTAAAAGATATTAGTAAAAATCCAATTTATGCTAATAAAGGAATGCTTATCCCTTACCAACCCAGAGGAACTGATACTGTTCCTGCAATGTTGACTCCCGGAGAGTTTGTTATCAATAGAGCGGCCACCCAACAAAATTTACCACTGCTACATGCTATTAATAGTGGAGCTAAAACTTATAGTAGTGGTGGAATTGTATATGCTGCTAATGGAGATTTGATAGGATCATCCAATAGCTCCTCAAATAGTGATCTATCTAAAATCTCAGCAGTAGCATCTTTAGTTCCTAAAATCTTAAGTAAAGTAAAAGATTCTGATAAGATTAAATCTAATCTCGATACTATTAATAATAACGTTATATTAAATCATAAACAAGGCAAAATATTAAACGATAAAATAAGTTTATTAAATAATAAAATTGATATGGGATTAGGAGATATTCAAGAAAATATTCCTACTGATAATTATTTGTCAAATATTCCTAATTATTTTTCAAATAATTTATCAAGAAGTTCATCATATGGATTGAATCATGGGGGAATAGTTTATGCTGCGAATGGGAAGTTAGTAAATTATCAACCACAAGGAACAGATACTATTCCAGCAATGTTGACCCCAGGAGAATTCGTAGTTAATGCTCGGGCTACTAGTGCAAATCTTCCATTATTACAGACCATAAATAAGAGCAAGGGAGGCATTGCTTATTTACAACAAGGAGGTCTTCCTAATAATAGAGATTTTTTAGAAAATAATAGAGATTTACAAAGATTTACAAGTCGTATTGGATTAAAAGCAGCTAGAGATATCATAAATCATAAAGATATGTATGATATTTTTAATAATAATATGTTTCATGAAGACTTGGACGTTGATGCAAAAATAGTTGAGAGTAAGAGATATATCGACAGTCATATAACAGATAGGTCAAAAATAGCTGCTAGAGAGCTAGTTAAACAAAGAATAAGGCAGAGACAGCGTTATTTAGACCAAATATTTACAGCTAATCGTTTTACCCTTGATGAAATAAGTTTTGGCGGGAGAGATCGTGAGCTTAGGTATACATTATTTGGAATAGAACTAAAAGAGATTTTAACTACACAATGGCGCAATGCTCAAGGGGAAAACTATAGGTTACAAGACGTTATCGAAGGAATCAACCCATCTCGCCCACCTTCTTTTTTTAATAATGGCGGAGTAGTTTATGCTCAAGATGGATTTGATCCATCAAAACAAAGAATGCCTACTTTATTCGATTTGCCCCAAGATTTTAGAAAACCACATAAACCATATAAGCCAGATGTTAAGCCAAAACCAGGATTAGCTGGAGCATCAATAGGAGCACCAGAAAAAGTTAGTGCTACCACACAGAGAGCTATCGATAGTAAGGTTTGGGAACAGACACCTCAAGACATTCCCTATTGGTTTGGAACAAGAAAAGAATCAGAAACTGAAAGACAACAAAGAGTAATTGAGTACGGCTTGAACGAAAATCTACCTGAATGGTATAAAAATGCTGGAATGGCTTGGCAAATGGTCGAAAATATTGCGCAAGGTTGGGCGGGTACCGGAGGAGCAGGTCATCAGCAGCCTAGATTAATGCAACGAGTAAAAGGATCACGAACACCACTAACTGGACAAAGACCGAACATTCCTGTTCCTGGTTATGGAGCTTCTAACCCTAATACTCTTAATGATTTAACAACATCAAATGTTACTAGACCAATGGTTAGGACTGGAGATACTTTAGATAATGCTACTACTGATGCTGGTTTAAGACGCAGAGTCTCGTCGCCAAAAGATGCTCTTCAGAATGCGTCTACAAACAGTATGTCTAGACCTAAGCCAATATCAAATCAGGATAGTTTTGGTAACGAATCCACTAATGCTGGATCAAACCCAAAGCTACAATTAGCTCCTTTATCATCTAGTTTGGGAGGAACCACATCAAACTCCAATGTGTCACAGCCTGCTGTACCATCTAGTTCCTCATCCAAAGGTATTCTTGGTAAAATTTTAGAGTATATCAAAAAACCTTTTGTAAAGCAACAAACTGATGAAGATCCACGGATGCCAGTATTTATGACAAAGAAACCAGATTCTGTAACTGAAGGAAATATACAGAAATTACTTTCAGATAGGCAGGTAGGATATACTGGCAGTTCGTTATTAGCAGGTAGAAATGCAAAACCCGGAATGTTAAAAGAAGTAGACAAATATCTGCGAGATGCTGGTATAGATCCATCTTCTATGAAATTTGTTGGATCTGGTAGAGAATCGATGGTTTTTGATGCTGGTAATGGAAAAGTATTTAAACTTGGATATACACAAAATCGTGATGTTCAAAATATTTTAAAGTCTCCTGATTTAGAAGCTTTGTCTTTACCTTCCGATGTTCCAGGCGTAGCAGGATATACAGGAAGACAAAATATAGGACCATATACTGTAGGCTTTCAACAAAGAACTCAAACGCTTGATCCAGAAGCTCAAAAACAATTTCAAACCGGCAATGTCGGTGCTGAAATGCAAAAATATTTACGAGAAAAGGGGTACGAATGGAAAGACGCTCATCAGGGTAATGTTGGATACGCTACAGATCCGCGGTTTGGTATACCAACACCTATGGGATCATTACAGGTTATTGATGGAGATGTTAGACCAATACAGGCGAAACAAAAAGGAGGCATGATATATGCTTCACAAGGAACACTAGTCAACTATCAACCTCGTGGTACCGATACAGTGCCAGCGATGCTGACTCCGGGAGAATTTGTTGTTAATGCTCAAGCAACAAGACAAAATCTACCACTATTACAAAGCATCAATAAAAGCAAAGGAGGGGTAATTTATTCTGCTAATGGAGGTTTAGTAGGATTACTAAGACGAAAAAATGTTAATAGGATGGAAAACAAAGCACAAAGTACTAATGAAAGCAATTCTTGGATAGGTGTTAATGGTGATGGGAAGCCTATGGATAAATTTGGCATGCCTATAGATAATTTAATGGATATTTATCCTTCTGATATTATGTTGGTTAATGCTCAGTCTAGGGAAAAAGCTTTGGAAGATATCCAAGCAAATACTAACTTTGATAAGGTAAAAGATACAGTACAAAAAGCCTCAGTCTTATGGCGAAAACAAAAATTAAACTTAGATGAAAATAATAATCGCAAAAGTGATAGTGATATTGTCTTAGACGAGCTAATATATCAAATAGCTTTTGAACCTAAAAGATTTGATAAAAATAGCTATAGTTCAGATGCCGATGATACCGTTCTTGCGAAAGCAAAAAAGATAATGGAGGAAATCAATGGAACTGGAGGAGCAGTGCCTCCCGGAGCTGTTCCAAATGCTAATTTGCAGCTAACCAACACACAACTCTTACAAACTCAGAGAGTTAGTGATAGAATTTGGGAAAGAACAAGTTATTTAAAACAAATTGTAAATAATACACAAAATGCGATAGATGTCTTAGGCCATAATCAAGCTAATAACGAAAAAAGAAATATTTTTGATGGAACAACTGTAGACGGAACATCACAGTTTGACCCAGCAGCCATTGGAATATCTAATACGACAAATAAGCAAGGGACACAAGTCTTACAATCTCAAAATGATTGGGCAAAAAAAGAATTAGATTATATAAAAGCTGTTCGTGAGGAGATTATGACTCTCTCAACTCCAGAACAAAGAGCTAATTTAGCTCAAATGCCTAGACCGCCAGAAGTATTATATGATGAGACAACACCTATCCCAATGAGATTTAATAGAGGTGGCGTTGTTTATGCTCAAGATGGATTTGATGCATCAAAGCTGCCTATTAATAAAAATAAAGGTGGTATAATTTATGCTTCACAAGGAACACTAGTAAACTATCAGCCTCGCGGCACCGATACTGTTCCTGCTATGCTAACACCAGGAGAATTTGTTGTTAATGCTAAGGCTACGTCTAAAAATTTATCATTACTACAATCTATAAATAATGGAGTCCAGGGATATTCTAATGGAGGAGTGATTGATCCTATCTATAGGCCAAGGGGTGGATATACCCCACCAAGACCACCAAAACAAACATTAGAACAAAGACAACAAGCATACCAAGATCGTAGAGCAGCTGAAAAAACTGCTCGTGAAGATAGAGCAACAGCTAGAAAAAATAAAACTACTTCATATGATCAAATGTTAAACGCTAGGGAAGAGGCTTACAGAGCCAACGTAGACGCTAGGGCAGATAATAATAGATCTCCATTAGTAAAAATCTTCGAGGAACTAGAAAAACAAGTAAATGCTAATCCAGATAAATTTGAACTAGTTATGCCTGGCTCTGTTAGATCAGCTCTTGATGAGGATAAAGATGCGAAAGCAAAATCAGAATTCTATGAACAGCATTTTATGTCTTTGTCTCCAGAAGATGTATATAAGGCCGCTAAGGAGATGTACTTAAAAGATCAAAGACAATTTAAATATTTAGAAGGTATTTATAATAGATCTAAACAAGCATTATTTCAATTTAGTAGATATCCTGCAATAGGAGGTAGAATAGTTGGCACAAGTGGTAAAACTGCCTTAGCAATACTTTCCAAGCAAGTTGAAGCAGCACATGCTCAGGGCTTAGTATTAGATAATGCTTGGAAAATTTTAGGTCAAAAACATCCAGAATTTTTAGCCCAAAATAGCAATCGTCAAAATGCTGCTGGCCATGCCTCTGGAGGAATAATTTATGCTAATAATGGAATGCTAATTCCTTATCAACCAAGGGGTAGTGATACTGTCCCCGCCATGTTAACGCCCGGAGAGTTTGTAGTCAATAAACAGGCAGCTCAAAATAATTTAGATTTATTACAACAAATTAATAGTAAGAAATATAATCAAGGAGGCCATGTAGTCTATAAAGAAGCTGGAGGGCCAATACAACTTAAAAAACCAATATATAGAGCTAATGGGGGCATGACCGATGAAACTTCTGGAGGAGGCGGTGGTGTATCTAATAATAAAGATATGGGCCTAAATTTTGATGGATTAAGTCAGTTTACAGCAACATTTGGCAAGTTTATTCAACAACTAAATAGCCTAAAATTACCAGAAGTTATTAATATTCAAGGAAATCATAAAGTTGATGTTGTCATTAACGGAGCCGGAGCATTACAAGGTATGCAAGAAGGTATTAGAAACATGATTGTGGGAGAAGTTAATAAAGCCATGAGTAGCATAAGCAAACAAACAGATGGAGCAATAGCATGAGCTATAATATTACAGATAATTTGGTTATTGGTAGCGGCATTAATCCTGATATAACATTATCACAAACATCGGGAATTAGCACAGTTTTTAATGCTAATAAGCAAAATATTGATTTTCAAATATCTTCTACTGGTAATTCTAGTCTCACTTATGATGCTTCTACCGGAAGACTGGGAATTAATACTGGTTTGCCAGACGCTGTCTTACACATAGTTACTCCATGCTCAAAAGATGGCCTAATTATAGAGAGCATTACTAACTGTCCTACCGGAGTCACTTTGTTACTGGTACACAATCCACAAACACAGCCAGTAAGTGGCAGTTATCCATCTATTATAAATCTTGCTGGTAGAGATACTAATTATAATGAAATATATTATGGTCAAATATTATCTAAAATCTTAGACCCAAATACAGGATCAACAAGTGGGGAAATTATTTTTACAGTTGATCAAACTGGTATAAATAAACCTGTTTTTGTAGCTAATTTAGCTAATGTTACTTTAGGGGGTAATAATTCTGTTTCTGGTTTTTCTTATAATATTGTTGGTAACTATAATGAATTAAGTGGAACTTTATATAATAATATTGGGTCTCTCAATACTGGTAAAATTAATAGTGGAATAATTATTGGCAATAGTAATATTGTAAACGGAGACGGAGTATTTCTATTTGCTAATAATTCAGTATTTTCTGGAGTTTCTGGTATAAACGTAGGAAACTCAATTGTTACCAGTGGATCTAATAATACATTATTAGGTAATTTTGTTAATATCACAGGACTGCATAATATTTTATTGGGTAGTAATAATAATGCTAGTATTTCATCAACCGTTGGCTTGGCTCAAGGGCTAACCGCTTCTGGAATCTCAGGAATAGTTTTGGGCTCTAATGCTTCTAATATTGGCGATTTTAATATTTATATAGGGAACGACACTTCAGTATCTGGCAGTAATAATAATCTCATAGGTTCATTAGTATATTTAACTGGTAATAATAATCTTTCTTATGGTAATCAAAATATAGTTAGCGGAAATAATCTAATATGTATTGGGTCTTATCAAACAGCATCTAATATTAATAGCGGAATTTTTATAGGCAATAGAATAGGTTCCAACGATGCTGTTAGATCCATGATTATAGGTATCGGCAACAATAATAATCCTAATCAACAAGGACTGTCTGATAGCATATTACTTGGTATTAATAATACCATAAATAGTGGAGGGGTACCAGACAAGCTTTTATTAGTTGGTCAAAATAATATTATAAAAGACATAACTAATTCTTTATTGGTTGGAAACCAGAACAATGCTAGTGGTTCAATAAATAATACAGTATTCCTTGGCAATACTAATTCAGCAGGATCTAATAGTAATAATAATATTATTATAGGTATTCTCAACAATCAAACTGGCGCATATATAAATACTGCTGGTAATATTAGTGGTATTGCTAAGGTTATGAATATTCCTCTTAATAACAGTGTTATTGCTGGTATTAATAATGCTCAATATGGTGGATTATCTAATAATATAGTTGGAAATAAAAACTCAGTATCCGGCTCGAACGACACTGTAATAGGCTCATTCAATGATCTGCGTCATTCTTCAAAATCCTATAGTATAGGTAATTCTAACTACATTATTGGAGATAATATTGGTGCAGCAGGGAGCAATTCATTAATCGTTGGTAAAGACTCTCTTGTTTTTAATAACTCAGATAAACGTATGGATGTTTTTGGTAGTGGTAATATAGTTTTGGGTTATAATCAATTAGCAACTAGCGGGTTGGTAGTAGGTACCAATAATAAAATATATGGACTAAATAATACTATTTATGGAAGAAATAATACTCTTGGATCTATTGCTCATCCTTTTCTGATGAATGGTTTATCTTCATTCAGCATATCTATTCCGTCATTAAATGTTTCTAATAAATATACTGTGGGCGATTTAGCTCTAATTTCTATCCAAAGTCCAGCTTCTACTGGCAATACATTTATAAGAGAAATATTAAATATTACAGAGAACACTATAGATAATACTACTGTCGTTCAGTTTAGCACTTCTATTGGTGTTGATGCTTCTAATGGTTATTATTCTATTAATTCTAATTTTGATGATAATAATAGTCCAAATAATACTGTTGTTAGTGGCTTGATTATGCCATACATGGTTGGTGGAGGTGCTGGAGGTCCAGAACTTAATCCATCATATGGTTGTAATAATATTATAATAGGATCAAATAATAAATATATATATAGTAGTGGTACAGTGATTGGCTTTAACAATAATGTATCTGGTGTTAAAAATGTTGTTGTTGGTTATGGTATTAGCGGAATAACAGATAATACATTATATATTGGTACAAATAATTTAAATAAAGTTATTTTAGATAATGATTTAATAGTATTTAATTCTGGTAAAGTTCAAAGTAATTTTATTGTTAAATCAACAGATAATAATACTTCAATCGTTAATATTGATCTGAATAATAATAGATTTGGAATTAATACCGATAGACCAACAGCTGATTTATCTGTAAGTGGATTAACTAGCACTAGTACAATTAGAGTAGGTTTTTCTTCACCTGATCAGTATGTTTTAACTTCTAATGTAAATGGCTATGGAACATGGCAATTACCAGTAAGGTTATCAGGATTAGATACTGGCCTAATGGTTAAAATTAATAATAAAGTCGGTAGTGGTATTTCTAATATTTATTTTGATCCTAATGGTGAATCATTAAATTTTAATCTAGATAATAATAATGGATTAATAATAAATCCAACAGGGATTTTTGTTAATGATGGTGGCAATCTTTATACAATGAGAATCAGAGGGAGCGGTGGTGATGATTTTGCTAAAGTATTATTTAATACTAATCTTGGTAATAATAGAATAGATTTCTTTAATGTAAGTGGAAATTCTGGAGTCTTTAATAATTTAAGCTTAGCTAGTGGTTTGAGTTTGCCAATAAGTCTTACTGGTACATTCCTTTATGTGAATTCTAGTGGTAAACTATTGTCCTATCCTTCTAGAGCATGCTCTGTACTATATGCCAGTAGTAATTCTTGGGCTACTGGAGATACTTCTTTCAGATGGTTTAATAATCAATCAACCTTAGCCCTAGGAGCTACTGGCATTGTTAGTTATGATCTATTAGCAACTAATACTAATGATACAAATTATAACATATTATTAAGTTCTAATAATCAAATTGATACAATATTTAATAATCGAGGATTAGGTAATAAATTTTCAGTTATTAATTCTGGAGCACTAAATACCAGAAGAGGGTTACATATTAGCCCCGCTAGTGGCCAAGTAGCTATTAATGTTATTCCAGATACTTTTAATAGTGTTATTAATCAGGCTCATTTATATGTTGAAGGTAAAACATGGACTAATAGTTTAAGAATAGGTCCAGGTATTACAACATCTGGCTTATATCTAAGAGTAGATAATGCTGGTAATGTGATCCCTAGCACTTTAGATCTAACAACACAATTTAGTGGTAATTATCCTATTACTACCACTTATACATCACTTGGTCAAAATAATGCTTTTAGAGTTGATATAGGTTTACAAAATGTTGATAGAGCAGGTAATTCTTTGGGAGTTAATAACGATGGTCAGTCTTTAATATGGGATGGAGCCAAATGGAACTTAAATAAAGGCATTATAGCTCCACAAAGCTCATGGTTATCTAATGATGACAAAACATTAAAGGGTTTGCAGTTTGGTTATAAGTCCAAGGTAAATTATACGTACCATACTCATGCATTTGCTGCTGGTTCTTTTTTACATGGATCTAATTTATATGATGGATCATCACAATTTACTCAACACTATCTAAGATGTCGAACTCCTGCTTCTGGAGGAAACATTGTTGCATTAACAACTAATTTTGCAAAAGACAGCGTGACTACTGAAAATCAGTACAATACTATAAGTCTTTCTAATGTGAATGGATATAATTATGATAATGTTTGGACATATAATATTTTTGTGTCCGTATTATGGCAAAATGGAACTAATAGCAGTAATCCTGCTGTGGGTGATAGACAAGCTGCTGGTATGAGTATTCAAGGATGTATTTATAGATCAGCTGATGGAACGATATTTACAAAACTTGGTCAAGAAAAAATAAATATATTTGCTACAGGAGTTGGTGTGGTTGGAATGCCTGCGGGAATGGGAGTTGGAACATATTTAGATAATGATGGTCAAACTAATGTTCCTAGATTAAGCATACGAGCAACAGGAGTTGATGGAAAAACAGCCCTATGGACAGCAACTGCACAAATTCACCAATTAAATCATCCGGCAGGGTCAGTTGACGGATCTCCATTCGGATATAATTTATATGGTAGTGTATAATAAGTATTAGTTAGTAAGGACAAATAATGGGATCATTATCAATAGGACCTAGCTTAAAATTAACACCAATTCCATTGGTCACAATAAGCAATGAAATACAAAGGGACGGAGCAGGAAAACCCATAGGGGGCACAACCAATATTACATTGAAGGGAGAAATATATCCCTCCGGAATACAATTTGGAGGAAATGATAATAATAATCCAACACAGCAGTATACAGATGCATTATTAAACACCGCTCTACAAGCAGCAACTGGCATAAGACAAAAATTAAATAATTTATTTAGAGATTCCACGCCTATAGATCTAACACTGCCTAATTCATATGGCTTATTCACTAATTGTTATATTAAAAAATATTCTGTAGACGAAAATGAAAATAGATGGGTTAATACTATCCCATATAGCATAGAACTAATCTGCGAAAGAAATGAGCCCTCTGGAAATTTATATTTAGTTAATAGTACCAAAGACTCTTGGACTATAGAATCACTAGAAGAATATTGGAAAACAAATGCCGAAGGAGCTGGAACTAAGGGTCCTCTGTATAGAATTACTCATTCTGTAGGAGCTGTCGGAAAGTATTATCCAGGAACAACTCCGTTGCAAAATGCTAAGCAGTGGGTTAATAGTGGAAACTTAAATTTTGATGGTAATATAAATATAAATAATAATTTAGTGTTATTTAATCATATTAGAAAAGTAAATATTAATAAATTTGAGGGTTCTTATGGTTTTGATGACACTTGGTTAGCTGTTGATAATTTAGAAGATATTTCAAAACATTCTATAGAAAATTTTGAAGTAGAAATTAGTATTGATGAATCTAAAAATATTGTAGCAAATGTTAAGGGGTCGGTTCAGGGAATAGAATTGTTTAGTAAAAATAATACTGGAATTCCAGGTTATGATAAACCTGCTACTGATTCAACAAATTTTATTCCTACTACTGGGAGATTTGCTAATGCTTTAAAAACATATATTGATGTTAGAAATCAAATAAATAGTAGAGCTAGCGCTTTAGCTGGAGCAACATTAAATCCTAAACCACTGTCTATAGTAGAAGGATTTGATTCGGCTGCTGGATTGATAACATATAGCTTTTCTTATGATAGTAGACCAAAAACTATAGTGCCAGAAGCAATCAGCGAAAATATAACCGTAGATACTAACTATGGACAAAAAAAATTATATGCTTCTATTTTTGTTCTAGGACGAAAATTAGGTCCAATATTACAAGAAATTAACTCAAATGGAACATATAGTTCTACTACTGTCAATTATGAATGCGTTTTACCATCTTCAGGAATAGCAAATCTTAAATTTCCAATAACAATTTATAATAGTATACCTATTAAAGATTTTGCTCCTGACAATTATTTATATGTACAAAATAGCGGATTTTCTTGGAATATGAACGAAAATAGATTATCTATGACAATAGAGTATGTTCACAATGAGTAATATAACAATATCTTTTAATAATTTATCTTTAGTCCCTACTCCAGCAGTTAGTATTAATACAGAATATTTAACTGTTGGTAGTGGTATTTCTAAAATACATACAATTAATCTAAATGGTTTATTATTTTGTAGTGGAATAACTGGTTTAATATCTGGCATAGAGACACCTAATGCTACCGGCATTTTAAATATTAATAGTAGTAGCTATGCTGTTAAAACCCTTAGTTCTAGTTTAGAACCAACTAATGATAATTGGAGTACCACAATTCGTTATTCCATGAGTTTTGAAGGAGTAAGAACAGATGAAAATCCAGCTTTTAATACTTCAACAAATTGGCTGGTAAGTAAGATACAGGATGATTGGTCAATTGATCCATTAGATGAAAATTTTAAATATATTACAGAGCCAAATTTTGATACAAAATTATATACTCAACATCTAGCCAGCGATCTTTATTCTTTACCAGACTATCCCTTTTTTAAAATTACCAGAACCATAGGAGCAGTTGGAAGATATGAAACAAATAATCCTAATGTATTAAATAATGCAAAAAATTGGGTTGATAATTATATAACTCAAAGTGATTCTACTCCTAGCTCATTTTTAACAAATTTTAGTAACATATATAATCATGTTAGAAATATATCTAAAAGCGTTACAGAGGGCTCGTATATCATTACTGATACTTGGGTAGCTAGTCGTGGTGGTGAAAACTATATACAAACATTAAATATACAGAGCTCATTAGACAGAGACGCCCTTAGAACAGTTACTATTGATGGAGAAATTAAAGGATTATCCAACGCCAATAAAACCTGGACAGACCCTGGTGCTAGTGGACTTATTATTCCAGCAGTTGCCGACGCGGCTGTCAAATATAATAATGCTCTTGCTAGATATGATGCAATATCAAATACTTTTACTGGTATGGCTACTAGCATGTTAGTTGAGACCTCTAGAAATACTAGTAATATGGTATATGATAATAATTTTAGATTTAAAACTGAATTTAATAGAAATGAGTCCAACGTAATAAATCCTATTCCATTGTCTAGTGGAACTACTCATAATAAAACAGAAGGATCTGTAAAATTTAATATTACGTTTAATAATAGGCCAATAAATTATTTTAATGGAATATCAGAAAATATTAATGTTCAAGATTCTATTGGTATGTCAAAAATCATAACTCAACTAGTAATGTATGGTCCTCCGGTTTTGCAAGACTTGGGAACAAAAGCATCTAATACTAGAACAATTTCTATAGATGCTAAATTTGCAAACGACCCTACTGTACAAAGTACTATAACTTATTATAATACATTAAAAACTAAAAAAGATAGCGTTAGGAGTTTAGTAACCAGTCTTGATCCTGGAAATGTATTAAAAAATATATCATCTCCTAACTTAGAAATAAAAAGCTTTTTAAAGGATAGTAGTGCCAAGATAGATGTGGCTAATAATTCTGTATCATGTAATGCTACTTATGAATGGGTCTTTAAAGGAAAATAATAATGAGTTTAGTACAGACACAGTTTTTAGGATGTAGTATAACAAAATTTAACTTTAATTTAGCATGGGGGGAGGACAATAGCCAAGCTAATATAACAGTAGTTTATGATGATTCTAAAAGTAGTTCTAGTGTAGCTAACCAAGCTGATAGCGTTAAAACTAGTTTAATAAATAGAATGTCATCTAATGGAGATATTCCTACTCAAAATAGTTATATTATATCTCAAAGCATACCATCAGATATGTCTGTATCGGCTAAAAAAAGAAGGTGGCCTACTAATAGTACAGTTTCTACAACAAGCGAAGAGGCTGATCCTAATTTCATAGGACTAAACTATGATATAATAGGATGTCCAGCTAGATTTAAATATGATACTAATTTAGAATTTGGTGGATTGATCAAAAGTTGGAAAACAGTAGGATCAGTATCTGGAAAAGATATGTATGAAGTTACTTTACAAGGATACTCTACATTACTAAATAATAGCTATTTAATAATTAATAATTATATAGGATCTATTTCAGATTTTGTTGATAGTGATTGGGCGTCTCCTATGATAGTTGATACCGTTGGTGGTGGAACCCCAACTTTGTATCAAGGAAATATACCAAATGTCTTTAATGTTTATGGTTCCTATGAATCTGCTGTTTTTGGTAGTTCATTAAAAAATGACAGAGGAATGTCAGCTAAACAAATATATAATTTTTTAAGAAATTCATTCTCTTCTCAAAATCAATATAATCCTTATGGTGGACTAGTTACTAAAACAGTCGCTAATTTTGGTGGATCAATAATTGGTACATCTTCACTTCAGGATCAAGGACTATGTCGAGATATATCATGCGCTGATTCTATACAAAGAAGTTTATTTTCTATTGATATATCAGATATTCCAATACCTCCTGATACTTTATATATCCCTAATTCCGTTATAAGTATTGGAGAATTTATAAGAATATTATGCGAAGGCGCCGGGTGTGATTATTCTGTGATTTTTATTAATAGCACATCTGGAAATTTCACAGGAACAATTAAAATAAAAACTGTTTCGAGAAGAAGCATACCATCACCGAATGCATTAAAAATTCAGATCAATAATTTAATAAATCAAAATAGTTCTAAGATATCTAGCTATTCTTACGGTCAAGAAATTTCAGATAATCCATTAAGATTAATGTATATAGGAGGAAAGCAAAAAAGACTTTATCAAGCTTTGTCTACTAATTTATCTCAAACTCAAACAACAATGGTATATGATCCATATAAAGGTGTTTTTATGGGTTTGCCAGCTGCTACAGTAAATCAATATATGGTTCCAGATCGTAAATTTACAAGACGTTTTAATTCTTGGACTGAAGGAGTAGGATATGTTGGACAACAGGCAACAGCCACAGACTTTTATTCGACTGTAAATTTGGGCAGCGTCTATTCAAGATGGAAGAATAATTATGAAGGAGTGGATAGTAGTTCAAATTCTTCAACTTCCAATTCTAATTATGCTATATACAATGATATTATAAGTCCTTATTTTGGTATGAATGGAGATACTTATAGTGATAGTGGAGCTGGTAATTTTAGCGGCACAGAAAATAATTATTCTTATTCTGATGCCAGAAAAGTATACTGGGATAAAGAAACAAATCAATTAATGATAGTATTTATTAAAAATGACATAACTAGAGTTTTATCTAATCCATATTATGATGCTAGTTCATTTATAGTTATTGAAAATGAATTACGAGCAGCAGGAGCAGGTTTTGAATCATGGTTTACTTATTGTTTTGATAATTTCTTCTCAACAAATATAGAATCTCTAATGAAAGGATATTTTAGTAGTACATATGGTGGAAATTCTTACTTTAAAGCAATATCGATTATTAAATGGAATAGCATAGGAAAACAGAGCGGATCCATGAGTTTTAATAATCATCCTGGAAATATAAATATTGATAATGCTAATGCATACGTTAGAGCTTTCTATCAAGATCTAAATAAAGTTTGGGAAATTATGAAAAAAGTTCATGATACATATTATGGTAAATCATATATGGTTAGGACTCCATCAGTTCTATATTATCAAGACCCAGAGTCTGGTCAATATTTTTATAATTGGCAAATATCAACAGATGGAGCTTGGGAAGAAAATGGTACATTTATTGATGACACTATGGTTATTGGTTCTACAGTAGCTGATACTTTTAGGGATGAGGTAGGAAAGATAAAACCTATTTTAGGCTTTAATGCTAATGCAGATAAATCAACAAAGGATGATTGGCTAGATACTCAACTTCAAGCATCTGCAGCTGGGGGCATGGGAGCTATGCATGCTGTAATTCAAAAAGAATATAGAAAATTTACATCAAGAGCAGAACAAAATAAATTCTTTTATTTTCCATTAGAACATAACTTGAGTCCAAGTGATTATACCTATATACAATATGCTAGTCCATCAGTACAAAATCAAGGATATAGTTTTCCTTCTGTTAACGATGGAAGTTTTACAACTCCAAAAGGAGACAGTATTCCACAGGGCTATTCTTACAAAATGTATGTAGCAGCATCAGCTCAGGAGCAATTAGTTTATATAGATGGTACTCCTAGGGTAGTAATGTCTATAGATCAACCAATTAAATTAGGAGGTGGTAAAAATGAATGTGAAAGATCCTTAGTTTTTACTATGTTACATGATGCTATTTTAGCAAGCAAATATAATAGAACATTTAAATCTGGTTTTGACTCTACTAAAATTCGTGATGGAGCATTATTATCTTGGTTTTTGTGCGGAAATGCTAGGATTTCTAATGATATAAATACTACAGTTAGTGTTAATGATAGTGGGCCTAACATTCCAATAGAACCTAAAGCAACATGTCCAGCATTTGCTGCTATTCCTATTCAATTTAATTTGGCTACTTATGGACCATGGATAGACAATCCTGGAAAAGCTGGTTTATACGGAGCAGGTACTATTAATAACTTAGCCGGACCTGTTAATGTTAAGGAAGATCCTGAATTGGTTCCATGGAATTTTGGAGGTATGGAGAATTTGGATTCGTATGTTTGTAAAACAATAGATAATGATGCTGCTTATCAACAAGTTCATGAAAATGGAGAATTAGGGATAGTAGGAATAGATACTAGTTTAGGATTGGTAGGAGATGTGTTGGTCGCTGGTGGTCCTTTAATATCTAATATTGTTGTTAATATTGCTGAAGATGGTATAACATCTAATTATACGCTAAGAACATATACTAGAAAATTAGGATTTTTTAATAAAGACAACACCGATAGGTTCAAGCAGCTTGCACTAGATAATTTTAAACAAAAAAAAGCTTTGAATGATTCTATTAATACAGCACAAAATGTATTAAAGGCTAATTTTGCAAAAACTATGGAGACTATTAGTAGTAGTGATATTCCTAAACAATTAAAATGGAGTCCTGGTAAAATTCTATTTGGGGCAAACAGGACTCATATTCATCCGGATTCTTCAGCTGTAATAGCCGGCTATAGTCCAGATTGGCATATGGCTCCTTATGGGCAAGCAAATACTAATCCAGTTGATTTGCCAAGATATGTAGGAGATATTGGGCTATATGAAACTGATGAAGCTCCAAGAGAACTTTTAACAGACTATGATAGAAAATCTATTATGAGCTTAGATGGTATATTATCTCCTATTTCTTTTTATCCTAGTCCTTATGGATCAACATATAATATTACTAAATATCCTAGAAGTAGATGTCCTATATGTTTAGGAGCAGGAACGTATTCTTATAAAAAATTAAATAACCCAACAATTAATAACTCAAGCTCATTTAGCACAGTAACTAATAGCATTGAAGTTGTATCAAGCGTAGCTTGTGGATTTTGTGAACTAGACGATGAAAAAACTAAAAATAAATATATTGGGGCCTCTCCAAAAGAAACTACTCCTCCATTTGTTATAGCGAGTGGTAATGATCTGGAAATTATTTCTAGAAATAGTATGTCTGCTTTGAGCGGAATTAGTGGTAATCCTATTATCAATTATTCAACACTAAATCCAGTTTTATTAATGAGTGGAGAATTTGGTTGTGAACAAAATAGACAAAGCGGGGATACTGTTCCTCATTGTATAGATATGGTATCAAATGGAATAGCTCCTCCATTTGGTGATGACAGTTTAAAACTATCCTATAGTGCTAATATTAATCATTTTTATAATCCTATAGACTATAATTATAATAATTACTGCTCTCAACGAGGTATAACAAAACCAAGCTATACTGCAGTAGCTGGTTATTCTAATACCGAGAATTTACCGGCTAATAATATGAGATTTTTTGGCTTACGGGGGCCAGTAATGGTTCATGGTTGGGGTTATGATACCGAAGGATATCCTGTACCGAATGCTTCTGGAGAATTTTTACTAGATAGTAATGGAGCTATTAAAAAAGACTCAGACAACAAGCCCCTGTATAAAAACCAAACACAAAATGTTGATGGCTCTTGGACGAAACCTTATAGAGAACATAAATTTTTTAAAGGTTGGGGTCAAATGCCAGGAACTTGGCCTGTTGGTCCAATAGATCTTAGATGGGATGCTAAGGCCAAAGTATGGACTGTTGGAGCTAATTATAAAAATGTATGGATTAAAATAGAAAATGATTTAGTAAATAAACAACCGTCTAGAGGAGAAATAATAAGTGATCTAAATAATAACCCTTTGCCTAGTGGTCTTAGAAAATTAGTTTTTGTAAAAGATGAATTGCAAATTAATCCCGCCCCAAGAGGAGCTCAAATTTATTGTAAATATGATAGTGATAGTGGTTTTTATCAACCTATTTATAATAGACCATTTATAACATCAGGAATTATACAGGGAGGAACTACTGTACAATTATATCAAGTATTTAGTAGTGGCCAGATCACTTACACTACAGCATTTGATAACCCTATAGGCTTTAGTGTATCTCAGGGAAATAAAGGAGTTTTTGTTTATATAGATAGTGCGTGGGTTTTACAGTCACATAGTTAGGTTATCAATGAGTAGTTGTTACATATTCAATAAATCATTATTAGAAAGTGTTAATTATAGTCAAGCTACTATTAATACCACAGCGTTATCTGCACTAATACCTGCTTTTGATAGCAGTACTAGTGGACTTTGGTTACCTATCATTATATCTTCTTCAACATTATCAGATGTTGATTTTTTAATACAACCAAAAAGTAATCCTTCACAAGTATCATTCGATCCCACAAACTGTACAGATGCTAGTAGCTATGATTATGACACATTACAATTAGATGCTTCTTTTAATTGTTCATATTGTAATAATTTTTTGACACCAGATTATAAGGCAACTTGGAATCTGACAGATGCCGATGGTGCCTCCAAGGGTCCTTTTACATCTGATTGTTCAAGTGGGGCCTGTGATACAAGAATGAGGAAAGATGATTATTTACAAAAAATACCAATACTGAACCAAAATTATTTGAATAAATTTTTTGATTTCAAGTATCTTAAACAATTCCCAGCAGCATCAAATCCTGGATTAGGTTTTGGTTCATTTATAACATTTCCTCAAAATTCTTTAACTAGCATATTTTCCCAATCTCCACAACTAATAATAGATTGGAGAATAAAAGAAACTATTGATGAAATACCATACGATTTATCAACCTCTCAATATAATTCACAGTATGATCATGACAAAGCTTATAATAAAGCCAAATATTTATCTCAAACATGTGGTAATTTTATACATAGAAGTTCTTTAAATGAATCAGAATCAAATATTAATAAATTACTACCAGATGTTGATAACTTTATAACTCCATATGGTTTTGATAAAGATACTTACCATAATATTTTTATTAAAACAAAAAAAGTAGCATCTTATTGGAAATGGAATTATAATTCTGGTGTTTTATGCTGGTATAGATATTTTGATACAAATAAAACTTCGGATACTAGACCAATAAAAGGTGTTGATTTATATATTTCTCCTGGAGATGTTTTTTATGCAACGAATGACGGACCAGAACCAAATAATACTATAACAGAATTTGATAGTGCTTCAAATGCAATTAAACCATGTCCCTCCGGATTAAAAATTATAAAAGCATCAGGAGTAGCTGAAATTATTCCATCAGGATCAGCATTTACCTACATATCTGCTAATATATATTCTAAATTTAGGTCTATTTATAATAGAATAAATAAAGCTGTGAGCGCTGATGGCTCTAGTAAAACAGTACAACAAAAATTTGATTTGGCGGCTTTGTTGGCAACAGCTCCAGAATATGATGAAATAACAGTTGATTTAACAAAAAGGAATGCATCATATTCATATATAATTAATAATTATTTTCAAATTTCCGGATTAAATATAGATATGTTATCTGGTACTGAGTATGGATCAGTCGGTAAACTTAACTATATTAAAAACTCTGGAGATTTAATTAATACATTAGCAAATAAATATGGGGCCTATCTATGGTGTCCTCATAATACCACATCTACTATACAATTATCTAATAATATTAATCATCAATGTTTAATAGATTTAGATTTCGACGTTGTTGCTTCAATATCTGATGTGAAAATGAGCTCAAATACTTGTACGCCAACAACAGACTGTACCGCTAATACATTGCAAAAGAATTTTAGCTATTCTCAAAAGTTTGTTGTAGGAAATGTCACATTTGAATCTCGTTTAAATACAGGTACCCAATATAAAGCTGTTTGTAAAAATAATGCTATGGTAAAAACAAATAGTATTCAAACAGCAGGGTTACTATTAAATAGTAGTACAATAAAAGAGGTTCCCTATAATAGTGGTTGTTATACTTTTTCAGATAATTATCCAAGAATACTCGTAAATGGACAAACTCCTGCAAATAGCTGTTGTAATAACTATAATGATTCGGATAACTATCCATGTAATTTTTGTGATCCAGATAGTACGTATTATTTACCAAATGTCAAGGCAAATAAGATATGCACAGAATATACTGGTAATGACAGCTGGTGCGATCAAAGATCTGCTTTTGGAGATAGGCCCGCTAGGAATATTCAAAACAATACCTTATATTATAAACGGTCTTATCCTGCTGCTGCATTTAATCCGCATCTTGACTATGTTGCTTTTCATCATCAAGGAGGAGTATTTTTTAAAAATAACTTATTTGGTGACAACATTAGCGGAACAACAGCATTCGGTAGTAACTCATTATTTAATGATACCAATGGAGGTATTTGTAAGCTAGAATTTACAACTAGTAATGTTGGTATTAAGATATATTCTTTAAAAATAGAAAAATTAAGAGGTAGCTCATCAGATAGCGCTGGTTGTAGAGCATTCCCCATATCTAATAAATGTAAATGTTTTAATATGTTAAAGGTGACTGATTTTCCTTATAGATGCGGTTCTTCACAAATAACATATGGAGCTGGTAGTATATATACCCCTAATCTTTCTACACAATTTAGTCCACCAGTTAAAGCCTATGGCGGATATTCATTAAATGATATTAATAAATTGTTAGGAGGAGGAGAAATTTCAAGTCAAATTGCTGCTCTGAAAAAAGAAATTAATAATTTAAGCGAAACTATAAAATTTATGGAATTAGCTGGATTATCAATAGATAAAGATGGAACAACTCTTGAGTCATATAAAAATGATAGAACATCAAAAAGAAGTACATTAAATGGCCTAACTCAAGCCTTAGCTGAATTTAGAATTCCCGGCCACCCTGAACCAGAAAATATTTTATCTTCAGCAAGTAAATATATTGATCCTATTTACCCATATGGGAAAAGTAGATCCGTAACAGCTACATTAAATAATTATGTTACAACATATTATAATATAACTTTACCATCTTATAATACTGTTCATTCAGATATTTGGGCTGAAATTATAGAAGATATAGATTTATTCAAACCTACTATACTTAATGAGTATTTTGAAATTACAGGAATGATTCCAATTGGAAATGAAGAAGGAATTCCGATTATCGAAGGAGGAGCTTCTCCTAATCTGGGCTACCAAAGATTTGCAAATGAAGTTATAATTGATAATACAACATTATATTCTAAACAGAAAAAAAATATAGCTTCAAAAGGAAATACTTTTTCTAATACTGTATCTATATCTATAACTAATCCATATCTTGAAGCATTAGCGTCTAGATACGAACTATATCCTCCTTTTGGTAGTTTTTGTCAAAAAAATATTTTTGCATCAAGAGGGGATGAGACATCTTCTGTTTCTATAAAGTTTTATAAAATACCACGAAAACAAATTTTAAATTTTTATATCAAAAAGCCAAAATCTCTTGGAGTTTTGAAAAAGGGATTTTTTCATCCTAATAAAGGCCTAACTTCTGACTCTAGCTATACAGATAAAACCCCTATTATTCAATATGATACATATAATTATATTATAGACTATGATAAAGATAATTTTTCTCCAAGTGCTCAATATAGCACGAGTGGAATTGTATTATATGGAGAAATGAATGATACTATACGAAGAACCATAAGTCAGATTAATGATTTTGATAATCATAGAAAATTAAGACTATATTTATTTATTAATAATGGATGGTATGAATACAGCATTCCAAATATAGGAGGATTTTATAACAATAATAATTTAAGTATAGGTCCACCATTTGTATTTGAATATTTAAATAATGAAAAAGATACAACAGCAATAGGTCCTTGGTTGCCAGCAGTTCCTAAAAAAAATATTGATTTTAATTTTATTTACAATTATCCTATAAAAAATATTGATGATCCAAATTTAATTTTTATTAATAATAAGTACTTACTAAAAATTAGCAAAAATACAAATAATGCTAAACAAATAATATTAGAGGGAGTAAGACCATATTTTTATATTGCCGAAAAAGATTCTGCTACTACTATTGCTAGTTCTACCATTGAAAATATGACTTCTGATGAGCAAGAGTCTATAACGTATAGCAATCCTGAAATTAAATTAGGTGATGGATTAAGATATAGATATATTGATGGTCCTAAAAACCAAGCAAGTTCTTATATTTTTTCTGATTATAATTATTTATATACTAATTTTAGCGATCTACATATTGACTATACTTCAGCTAATCAATTAGGATATGTATATAATACTAAAAAATTATGCAACCAAGAGATAGTAATAGTTGATGCTTCAAAGCCTAGTAAACAATATGTGGGTAAAATAATAGAAAAAAATATTTATGCACATGTTGTTGATCGATATGGCAATAGAATAAAATCAAGTAGTTCATCTAAAGATCAATATATCAAAATATATACTGAACTAGTATTAGAGAATAATTTACGATATGATACTGCATATTTAGATTTTAATAGGCTATACCAAAATGACCAAAGCGCTGATGGTATGGATTCTTTCCTTGTTTTTAAGGATTTAAAGTCTTCATTGGGTCTTAAAAAAGAGACAGATCATGTTTTATATAATCCTATTATAGAAACTAAGTGGGGAGACTTGATAGGTTTTGATGACCGAAAACAGATTAATGAAATTACTAGCTATATATATAATAATAATTATTTAAATCAATTCTATCCTTCTTCGCCATATCTTAATCATTTTTATAAAACAATCATTAATAATGCTAATTATTCTAATCATAATTTTTTATTAAAAACCTCAAATAGTAATATTAATTTATCTACGACGGGGCTAGTTTACTATACTATTCATCAAAAATATAATGTAGACTACTATAAAGATTTAGCTAGATATGACTATTTACCTATAAATAATTATCTGCCCTTTATAGATATTAATATTTTGCCTAATCCTGGTGAAAGTAGTAATACTATTAGAAGTACTATAAATTCTTCTTTTAATTTTACCAATAATAAATTATGGTCTGGGATAATTAATATTAGTGGAATATATACAAATTTAGAAAGTAATCATGATTGGGCGGGTTATTTATCTCCAAGAGCAAATCAAAAAGAATATTTTTGGATTAACTTAGATTCACAAAATAAACTAAAATCATCCTTAACATTACAAAGTTCGGTTGGAGGTTTTTATTCTAATACATTAAGAATTAATGATACTCCTCTTCAATTGACGTCTATTACTTATAGCGGAAGTAATCTTCCAAGTACTCCCACTGATGGATGTAGACAAATGTTTAGGGCAGGAGGTATTACTTTGGGTGATATTACTATTCCTAACAATTCTGTATTCGATTTTAGTCATTTTACAAGTTCGTCTACTGGAGGAGGTACTTTTGCAAGGTATCCTGTTTATTGTGATTCTGATACTCTTACTGGTTGTGATAGTAAAACATGCGGCATTAGTACTGTTGGTTGGGATAGTTTCTCATCAACATACACAGCATATACCCCTAAACAATTATCAATATCAGATATTGCAAAAAAAAATGATATTCCATATATTTTATCATATGATGGAGGATTTTATAATCCAATAGGGAATAGTGGAGTTAATTATATTCAAAGATTTGAACTTAATCCAGATAGTACCTTATTTCAAGAGTCATTATGTAACTCTACAAATATTCCAAGACCAAATGATGCTAAAGTTTCTGTTTTAAATGAAGAATATCAAAGCATGCTTTCTTCTAGTATAGTTACTGATCATACAGCTCTTGTAAATAATACAGATACTTTAGCTAATGAGATGTTGTTTCGTCTAATATATGGAGAACAACAAAAAATTAATTTAGAAAGAATAGATAATTTAAGTGATTATATTAAAAATAAAGATTTATACAAGTATATAGAGCCAGAAATTGAAGCTAAAGATATATACAAAAATATACCATATGATTTAGATAATACAGCCGATTGTTCTGATCGTAAAATAAATGGATCTATATCTATAGATGGTATTTTAGCATTAAATAAACAGGTTGATGTTACTATTGGTAATGTAGATATGCAATTTAGAATAGAAAAAGATGATAATGGAATAGTTAATATTAGACTATATTGTTCGTCATTATCTGCTGGATATATAGATTCAAAAATTTATGAAGAAAGAACTACTGGAACTAGTCTTATAGTGGCAGATAGTGTTGTAAGTGGACCTGGAATTACCCAAGTAGCAACCTGTACAGAAAGAGGCCAGTTTGGCTTGACTCTTTCAAAAGCAATAACTTCGGCTACTGTTACTAATACTCTTGATTGTAGTAAGCCACCGCAACTAACCGCAACAGCTGAGTTTCCAATAGAATTAAGTGATTATGCGTGTTCTGGTACTAATTACCCTGGAGATCCAACTAGAGGTTGCATCTGCGAAAGGGGTTTACCAATATATTATTCAAGTCATCAAGCTTGTTCTGACAGAAATGATTTTTCTTATGATTATCCGGTCAATAGAGGAGTTGGTCCGTCTGTTGCTGTTGGAACAGAATTTACTAGTACAGAAACTACTATTATGGTTGGTGACGGCGACAAGAGCAGAGGAGTTTTTAATAGGTGCTTTAATGGATCCACGTCTCTACTTAATTGCGGAGTAAATACAAATCTTGGAGGTATAGAAGATATTCCTAAAACTACCGCTGTTAAGGATTATACACCAAGTTTTGATTCTTCATCGGGTGACAGCGACACATCCTGTCATTCAATTGACGACGCTCGATTTAGTCCTTTTGGAGTTTTTTATCCTCCAAACCCAGGATCTACTGCAGATGCTTGTGAGTGTCAAGATTATACATATGGATATTGTAGACGTGGTAGTTGCGCAGGAATTTCAACGTTTCCTTACTCTTTTGAATATTGTAGACATTCTATAACTTTAATGGGATATAAAAAAAGATAAATTATGAGTAGCGTATCTTTTACAGAAAAATGCATATGGAGTTTCAATCAATCATCTCCAGCCAAAACTTATTATATACATAAAGCAATAACAACAACAAATAATCCAAATTATACTCCGTCATGTTCTCAAAAATTATGCGATATAACATATGATAATAATAAAATAACCGTTATTATGGGAGGAGGTAAAAAGGTCTGTATACCAATTACTATTACAAATTCTTGTCCGTCTATTATTGTTAAAATTCCTAATGATACTTTCTCTGTTGTTGATTCTATTGATAGCGAATGTTCTAATGATAGTATAGTATCAGATTCTGCTACAACTAGTGATTTTCATCCTAATTGGGAAATAATTACAGAAACTAGAACATGTGTACTTGGATATTTTTTGATAGGAGGTAATCCAAATTCAAATGGCCCAATGCCTAATATAGGAGGATGTATTCGTTGTCCTGGTTCGTCTCAATCAGGTGATCAGTGTGCTCCGCTTTGCGACAGAGAGTGTGGTTATGGTAATTGTGGAGCATCGGGGGATGGGTCTAGACCATGGCATGTTTATATTGGTAGAACAGAAGTAGCTTTTCCAGTAGAAACATCAAATGCGGAAGTCAATGCTCTTCTTGGGTCGCAATGGAGAAGTAATATGAAGCAGCTATTTGATAATATAGCAGCATGTAAGAATACAATTCCTGGAAATATTCCCAATGAGGAACTTTTGCTTAATGATCCTAGAGTATATTCTGTAAATGATATAGTAGAAGGAATAGTACCAGGAACATGCAAGTTAGGTTCTGCAACACTAGAATACGATGCAACTATGTATAGAGCAACTGATACTGGTGCTATTTCAGCAGCTACTAAAGTTTATGTTGAAGTGGCATACTATACCTATGACTATAGACGTCCTAAAAATATTCAAGATATTTTAAAAACAGAAGAGATAACAAAAAAATGTAATGAGAAATCTTCTCAATGCGATACGTCATTGAGAATAACCTCTAATTATAAGAATATATCTTGCAATAATACGCCATCATGTTATGATACTAGTACTACTAAATGTCCTGATGATCAATATTGCTGTAGAGCTAATAAAATAGAATTTTTATGATAAACTCCACATACTGCGAACTAAAACCATTAAATAGTTATTATAATAATAAACCATTATATAAGTGTGACTATTGTGGACTAACTGTTGGGTTAGAGAATCCAGAAACACAAATCTTATGTTTCAAAAAAATGGAGGATATATCTACCTTAATACATAATGTTCATAATAATCAAAATAAAAATGATATTTTTCATATTGATGATAAAGGATCTTTAAAGGATAGTATTTTAGAAAAAATTGAAAAAACCTCTCTGGTAAAGGAAAATGACAAGAATATTTGTTCACAGGAACAAATTGAGCAGCGACTGAGCATTTGTAAAGGGTGTGAATATTATAGGGATGACTCTTGTTTATTATGTGGCTGTGTCGTTGTTAGAGACTCAAACTATCAAAACAAATTAGCCCATAAGGATCAAAAATGTCCGGCAGATAAGTGGGGCGTTATCGTAGATTAGTTTTCAAACTTAAATCTAGATATTTCCTGCGGGCTTTGATATAATATTGCTAAGCATTTTATTTCTTCAAATTTATTTCCTATTTTTAGCCTGACCAGAACAGGAACTCTATTATTGCCTGTCCAAGATCTATAAAAATGCACATATACAGTAAAAAAACCATTTGGAGCATATCCTTTGGGCCAGAATATATTTTCTACAGGGTTATTTACTAACATGCCACCATTAGCATTTCTATCCACATCTAACATACCATTAGATATTCTGCCAATTCTATTAGTCCAATTTATATTGTCTGTAGATCCATTTCCTGGAGTATATACAACATGTAAATCTATATCATCTGTGGTATTCCACATTATAGATATTTGAACATCTCCAGTCTTAGCACCAGCGCCAGCCAGTCTTCTGCTAAATTCATCTCCAATACCAGCATTATTTTCTGCTAATGAAGTATTTATTGAAGTTCTAATATTATCAATAAGATTATTTATATTACCAGAAGAATTTGTCTCTACAAAATCATCATCATTTTTATCAGATCCAGGCCCCACAAAACTTAAAAGATCTTTTTCATGTATCTCTGGCTCTGCACTATTATTCTCACTAGTTTCTTCCAGATTAACAGACAAGTCAACTAAATTAGTAGATGTTATTTTATTGACGTCTATTTTCTCATATTCTTCAACTAAACTTACTTTTTCTTTAACTATCTCTATAGGATCTCTAATTTTGTCTAAAGAAACAATTTCATTATCATTATTCGAGGTGAAAGATAGTACTATCTTAATAGGCTTGGTTATGTTATCTGTACTAGTTATTAATGATAGAATTAATAGTAAAATAGTATGATACAGTGTACTTTGCCACAGACCACACTCATAGCCATATATTATGCTTCGATTCCAACCCGTTATGTTTTTTCCGCATTGTTTTTTTGCCATTTGTGCCAACCGTTATTTGGTAACCAATTATTTTCATCGTCTTTTCTTTTTGGGAAAAGTGTGCCACCCTTTTTATGCTGACCAAATGCCAGCACCGCACCACAATCATTGCATCTCAATTCATAGTAGTCATTACTATCAACATTTCTCACAATAAATCTTAAATTATCCTTTTTACATGACCCGCATTTATCCTCAGAAAAAATTTCCTGTATTATAGCTAATTCTTTAAATACTTCTTTTTGTCCAGAGCCCTCTAATTCAAATTGAAGCTTATCACTAGCCTTGTATGTTATTTTCATAAATTATTTCCACTTATTATCATAGCCCATTAAATCTTGAGGAATGCTTGACATATCTTGTTGATAAGATGTCAATTGCTGAATTACTTTCACAGCATCCTCATGACTTATATTATATACGTTAGCTTCTGATACGTCAAGCGATTTTATTAAAGAAATCACATTAATATTTAGTCTTTGAGCAATTACATCAATAAAATTTACTTGATTGATACTGATCTTTGATACAGAATCGGAGTCTGGGTGGTCGTCTACATTTGCTGCTAACTCTTCTGCTGCTACCACTTTACGAAGTTTTAATGCTCTTCTTAAGGCCCTACCCTCAGCCCTAGTCTCTGCAACAGCAACGGGATAATTACGATATATCTTATCACAATTGCCCCAAAAAACATCAGCAGCACCACTCACTGTAATACCAATATCGGTTTGATCTATAAGATAAACCAGAGTATGAACTACTGTTGCTCTTTTCTCATTATCTGGAGACGGAGACTGAACAACATCACTAGTGGATTGAATCATTCTGCAATTTAAAGCTTTTTCAAATATCCTACGTAATCCGTCTGTTGTTGGATTTCCTGCTATTTTTTCATCATCACAAAGCATACTCAAAACATGATCTGTCCACCCGGTATCGTTAGGTGATACAGGCTTCTGTTCTTCAGTTTCGGGAGTTTTCTTTTCCTTGACCATTTCAGTTGTCCTCAATTTCTATTAGTGTATGTTTTTTAAAAGTTTGATCTGTTATAATGATTAATAGTTTCTCATATATAGATAATGCTCTGGCTGTTGAAAAATCTTTTGTTTGCTTGATCCTAATTAAACTTAATCCCTTGCCTGTTAGTAGCCCATTTTTCTTTTCATCATACTTCTTATTTCTGTCTAAAGCTTCTTGGCCCCATATTGGAGAAAAATGAGAAGGACCATCAACCTCTATCGCTAGATTCATTGTAGGCAGGAACAGGTCTATTTGCAACTTGGTATTTGATAACATTTGCTCTTTGTGAAAATCAATTCTGTAACCATCTTGCAAGAGCTTATTGAGTAAAAATTTTTCTAACTTAGAACCAGTTTTACTACTAAGTCTAGCTGCTTCATTAGCTGATTTGAGTATTCCTGATTTTATCTCTTCATTCATTGTTTGCCAATTATCCCTGCTCTTATCTTTTCTTATTTTAAGTTCTTCTTCAGATAGCTCGTCCCATGATTGCATAACTCCTCGACCTATCTTTTCTTTAACTTCTGTTGGTCTACTTGTTCCCTTTGTTGGATGCTTATGCTTTCCTGTATTCAATGCATTTTTTTGAGCTTGGCTTTTATCTCTGATTTTTATATTAAATTTTTTTGCATCTCTTCTGAGCTTATTTGCATAAGTTCCATATTTTTCTGCAATATCTTGGAAACTTAATTTTTTTTCTAAATATAAAGTATCTAATATATGTTTTTTTTGGGAATCATTTAAATTCTCATAATTTATTGACGACATTATTAATTTCCTTACCGTTGATTTGATCTAATAGATATAGTGGCTGTTTCCAACAAATCTCACATAAGTTATATGCATCTTTATTGTCTGTTATAATTTCAATATTGTCTTTCATATAAATATTTTTCCAAAAAGAATACGGCAAAGCTAGCTTCTTGGACCATTCTGCTTCTGGAGTATATAAAATTTGCTTTTTGGGAGCTGGAAATGTTTGAGTCAACATTGCGCTACGAACATCAAATATAAATAATAAACCAGTAAAATATTTAGCCTGTTGTATATGCAAAGTATAATATTTTTTTGTATCAATTTTAGCAAATTGATTATTAAAAAGAACTACATTATAGTAGGGATTTAATGAACAAAATTCATTTATGCTTTTTAAGATAGTATCTTGTTTTTCGTTATCTGACGCTATGTCCAAAAGGTAAAAGCCGATATCCATAGATTTAAATTCCTATAAAGTTGGTAAAAATATTTCTTTTACAAATGAGGAGTACGATTTATTTTCATAAACACTTTTTGATCTTAATAAATTATTGCTAATAATTTCTTGTATATTTTCTCCATTTTCTAGTATATCTATTCCACATACGCTAGCTTCTAGAGAAAAACTATTATCTATATCTATCAATTTACTAAAGACATTTAATACTTTACAAGAATCTTCTGGAGTTAGCATCCCAACATTCTGCTCATTTTTAAATGTTGGAGAATTAAAAAGCACTAGCGGCAGATTAGTTTTTGGATATAAAACTTCAGATAATAAAGCATGATTTTTTTCATCATCTAACGATAAATAAATAGCAATTTTATTATTTCTTGACTGATTTAAGTTTTTGTATATATCATCATCATATAATGATTCATAACTAATCCATTTTTCAGGAGTTTTCTCTGGAAACCATTCTATTTTTGAAACAACGGTAATGTTCGTAGAATTCCAAAAGTCAATAATCTTTGTATTAACTATAAGATTATTAGCAAAAATAAATATTCTGATTTTATTGTGATATTCTGTTATATAGTCGTGAAATTCTTGTGTATATTCACTAGAAGGAAATATAAGAATGTCAGGTTCAGCTTTATGGCTGGTGTCAAATAACACGCCATGAAGTGAGTTTCCTATTAGTTGAAATTTTTCATTATCATTATTTTTAACTAATGACCTAATAAAAGATTTGTAAGAGTTTTCGTCAGATAAATGCAATAATATTTTTTTCATATTAATTCTTTTATTTTGTTTTTGTCCTTTAGTCCAGTTATAGTTATAAACGAATCATTTGGAATAACAATATTTTTATATTTTACAATCTTTGAACTGACGGATTTGTTAATGATTTCAAACAAGAACATATTTTCATAAAATAAATTAATGTTTTTTTTAAATTGAACAATATCATTTTTGGATAAATAGACGACATTACACCACGCAAATGGTCCAACATCATAGAAAATATAATCTACCGCACCGTCCGAATCTATCACAGAACCGATATATTTATTCTTAACGTCATTTTTTTTAATTTTTCGATTCAGAACCCAAGAGCTTTTAAAAGACGAGGCTGGCGCGATTTCTACATCTTTGAGTAGTACGCCGTGATCCATTATGAACAATCCATCATATTTTGTTTCGTCAAAATTTGATAATATTAATTGCATAGCATATCCGTGATTAGCCGTTTCAAATTTATCGTTATATATTTTCCCAATATTTTTTGATAATTTTTTATACAGTTTTTCGTTTCCAAATCCAGATATAATATTTATTGATGGTTTATGAAATATTTTATTCAGACATTCTATTTGACACAAAATCAATTCTTTTGATGAGTTTGTTGCTTTTAATAATCCAATTGGCCCATAAGACTTCATCCCTTTGGTAATTTCATATGAGAGTATAAAACATTCAATATTAATCATTTATTTTTTTCAATAACTGCTATTGTATTTAGATCTTCACTAATTATCTTAATAATCTTATAGTCTCTAATACCGGCCATGATCTCCATGAAATCTGATTCTGTCCAAAAAGATTTAGATCCATAGATAATTTCTGAAAATTTATTACCATCTATATAATTAGACTTAATTCTAGATGCTAACAACATTAAATTCAAAAATTTTACAGTTATCTGACCACCGATTGTTAATTTCTTTAAGCACTCAATGAATACCGGGGTCCTATTATTTGCTTCTATCTTGTCTAAAGTTGTCAAAGTTATATTTTGAACATATCCATTTGTAATTGAGGACACATCTCCTACCGGAACATTGTTATATCCTTGTACAATATCTTCTTTACCATCAACTACTATATTTATTTGTGCTATCATTTTACAAATGCCTCCTGATTAATTTGATTAATAAGCCTTATTATATTATTTGAGAAAATGTCAAAACTATATATATTAGATACTATTTCTGATTTCTTTTCTATGCTCTCATCATTTTTTATGATTGTTGAAATATTCTCCAATATATCAGATGGAGACTCTAAAAGATAGAGTCCAGGAATGTCATTGTAGTCATTATTTAGCATTTCTGTTTTAATTGTTGCCACCTTACATCCAGCAGAGATGGCGCAAAGCATATTTATTACGTTATGATCTGCTAAATCTATGCATATATTATATTCATTTAGTTTCTCATTTATATCGCTCGTAGTCATGAAGCAAGTATCTAAAGAATCACAGGAGTATCCTTTTGACCTTAAAGCTGCCAGTAATTGCTGGTTGTGAATGGTCTTGTTAAAGTTTAATATCAATATATCTTTATCTCTATCTCTATTTATTACTTTAAAAGATTTAGGGATACCATATTTTATAACCTCGGATCTTTGATTAAGTCCCCAAGAGATTTTAGAGTTTTCACTAAAAAAAACTTTTAGTTCTCTTTCTAGATTCTTATTTAATATTGAGGCATCTTCTTTTTTAATAAAATTAGGCCTATATGAATGTGTAAATATAATACTATTAATATGAAAATTTTGAATGCTAGATGTTGAATGTCCAATAATATTATTTGTCAATGATAAATTATAATTATATAAACTCGTCATCTTCTCTGGAAGATCTATAACATTTGGCATTTCGTAATTATTTTGATTGCTATTAAATAAGTAATAATTATTTTCTAATTCAAATAAACTATGATCAAAAAGATTATTTTGTTGGTAATATACAATATTTTTTTTATCTTTTGAAAATTTTTGAAGTATATTTCCTACTGTGAAACTTAGATACATATTTTTTTTCCTATGTTTTCATAGCTAAATTGATCCGTATTATTTCTTCCGATTTCTCGTTTTTGTTCTAGAGTCTTTCGGTCTTCTTTATGCATTTTATAAACTGTTTGCATTTTATTTATTAAGTCATACATATCAGGCCTATACCAATATTCATTAGCTGTATAAATATCAAAATCTTTGGACAATGGTCTGTTGTTCACATATACTGGTGTTCTATGACTCTTGATCAAGAAACCGTTATCATAATTAATAAAGTCATTCATACCGGTATTATCTGTAACTATTGGGGTTTTACCTAAACACAAAGCTTCAGCAGCTGGGCGACAAAAGGCTTCACCATAAGAAGGAGCAATCAAACAATCGCAAGAATTATGTAATCCGATAACATCTTTATATGACAGCCTATCTGTAATAATAATTTCTTTTTTATATTTTGTTCTAATATTTAATTTCTTTTTTATTGTTTCTATTTCATCTTCTATAATTTTATTACTATCATAGGGAGATATTCCTGGTATAGATGTTTTTAAAATCATAGATACTGGCTGATCTATATCAAAAGCCAAATTAAATGCAATAATTAAATCTTCAATATTTTTACGCTCTGTGTACTCACCAATAAAGTAAAACTTAAAAGTTTTATCAATAATATTACTAAAGGCTAGTTTATGATCAGAATATTTTTTTATAAATTCTGTGTCTAATGGTTGAGATATAACTTTGATAGGCTTATTAACGCCTGACTTCATCAAACATTTCTTTTCTTGGCTACTGGGTACCCAAATTTCATCCATTCTATTCATATTGGATATGCATTCGGAATTAGATAAATTATTAGTTTCTAGTTCTGTTAATCCAATATTTTTTTTGTATCTGCCATCATAAAAAAAACAATGAGGTAATGTTTTTTCTATTACAACATCATAATTATCATAAATTGTATTTTCATATTTTAGTAGATCATTATCTAGTTCATCATTAGAACTTTGGGCTAAAAAGACTGGCCTTATAGTTAAATTTTTATACTGTGTAGCAAGTGACTTGATATAATTTTTGGTTGCCGAACCCCAGCCATCGTTTTGTCTATATGGTCCTATAAATAGTATATTCATTGCAGTCTAGCTTTCATGTTTGCGTATTCAATAAAATCTTCATTTTTTAGATTACTATCATTTTCTTTAGCTTTTTGAACTATATTGTTATTGGTGATCATATTATTTAGAACATCTAAAGTCTTTTTGATATTATATGAGTCTGTACTCATTCCATTGATAGAAAATCCATAATCAAGATCCCTCATCATATTTAACATGACCATAGATGAAGCTATCTGATGGTTGGGCATATGCTTTGATACTATATGAGTTAATAGATCATAATAGTTATTAATATTTTCTGGAATACTATCTATAGTTGTCATTGTTGGTAAATTTTCATCCCATTTTCCTTGCAGTCCTTTTAGTTGTATATTATCAAAATACTTTTCCCATTTGCTAGCAATCAAATCCCAATTATAATAATTTTCAGTTAATTTTCTGGTTTCAAATCTTTTTTGATTCTTTAGTACTTCTGGCATATTTAGATAGTCATAAAGTATTTTCACCAGATGATCATTATCAGGATAAACTCTAATAGCTTTAGTTTCTAATTCCTTAAAAGCTTGTTTAATTTGAATTGGATAGCCATTAAGCTTATGTACAACGTCGTTCATTGCGCTATAGTTTACAGAAGCTATAGGAACACCACAAGCAGCTGCCTCAACTTGAGGCATACCAAAACCTTCACATATGGCATATTGTACATACATGTCAAATGTATTCATTATAGCAGCTAATACTTGGGACGTAACTCCAGAACTGACGTTAGGCATACTCATAGACTTTTGACCACATCTTGGACAAAATGCTACTGGGTGTTGATATAACGATGAACAAAAATGAGAACAGTTCTTGCAATTATAGGTGAATAATACTCTGTTACCGACCTTATATTCTTTTAAGAGTTGTGGTAAATCCCACCCAGCATCAGGATAGCTGGTATGAAGATACAAATATGTTTTTTCTCCTATGGGGTTATTTTCTGCTTCTAATTTATTTAGTAGCTGTTTAAAAGCAGAGAATAATTCCGGCATTAATTTACGTTTTTGATTCCTCATTACCGAACCAACAATGAATGCAGAGGAATCTATACCTAATGAATTTCTCAATAAGTTTCTATTGTTAATTATATTAAATGTTTTAAGATCAACTCCAGGAGAAGTAGTATCTATATAATTAATCTTATTATTACTCTGTTGCAACAGTGTGTCTCTGCCGAAATCAGAGTATGTAAATATTGCGTCCGCATGAAGAAATGTATCAATCCATTCTTCTTGCTGAGGAGCAGAGTCTACTGTTGGCATTAGAATCCAATGATAAAATGGTCTTAATGGCGAAAACTGTTGGTAGGAATTCATCCAATAGTCTCGAACATCAAACACAACATCAGGACGAAAGTCTAATAATACTCTTTCAAATCTCCACCGCCCAAATTGATTTTCCGCAGAACTATTGTATTCTTTATGTCTTGGGTCTTTATCGTCTACGGCATTAGCATAATATCTCCATCTTATATTAATATCTTTTGGATCATTTACTTTGCCATATGAAGCAAATTCTGCTATTTCATATTTGCCAGTATCGTGTAGTCTTTTAAGAATTTCTTTAGCATATGTACCGAAACCAGAACTAAGAAAACTAGCTTCGGAACACATGAGAATCTTGAGTTTTTTATTAGACATAAGAAATAGATAGGGGGCTATTAACCCCCCTTCTCGTATTGGTTTATAAAAAGTTATTTAGTAATTAGTAATTCAGAAACTAACAACTTCCTCTTCTGAAATTTCCTTAGTGCTCTTCTTGTTGTTATTAGAAAGCTTAGTAATCTTAGAAAAATTATTAACTCTTATCTTAAGAGTATTATGTTTAACTCCATCCTTTTCCCAAGAATCATTCCTAAGAGACCCCTCAACCAAAACCAAATCACCCTTTTTAAAGGACTGGCTAATAATTTCAGCTCCAGTATCCCAAGCTTCACACGGAACAAATGTGGTAATCTTATCCTTTTCTCCATTAGCCTTAGTATACTCACGAGAAACAGCAACTGTAAAATTAACTACAGAAGTTTGCTTGCCATTGGTACTAACTACTCTTAGCTCAGGATCTCTGGCCAGATTACCACGTAAGATATTCAAATTCATAATCAAATCTCCTTTTAAAGAAAATAACCAAATCCAACGAACTCATTTTATAATACGAACTGACGGGACAGCGTCAAGTACTAGGCAGATAAACTTTTTCTACAATTAGTGAATCTCCGCCCTTTGCCCTAGACCCTTTTATAATAATAACATTACCACTGAATAATAAATTTCTGTAAGTTTTATATGCTTCAGGAAAAAATATAACTGAGTCTAGCAGTCCGGTTCCGTCACTAACTGTAACAAAAGCCATTTCTAATCCTGGATTTTTACCTTTTTTAGTTTTTGTTATTCCAATATTCTCTATTTCTGAACATAAAATAATATTGTCTTTTAGAATACTATTTTTAAAATCTTTACATGTCGTGTTGGTCATAGTGATATCATACATATCAACTTTAGAACATGTAATATTACATCCCAATATCTCGTCCTCAGTATCTGCTATCCATTCTGGATTGTCTTCTAATGAATATGGTGGCTTATTAATAGAGTTTATAAGACTTAGTATAATAGTTTTTCTATTTTTATTTATTTTGGCATTATGATAAAGGTCGTGCATACTATCAGACAGTGTTTTGTATTTACTAAAATTGGCTATTATATGATCACATTCTCTTTTTGTCAATTCTAATACTATGCCAAAATCAAACAGCATAGCAGTTCTGCTTTTGCCCAAAAAAGATAGCGATCCAGATTGTATCAGAGCTTTGCTAGCATTAGAATTAATATTTATAAGAATATTAAACAAAAACTCTAACCAGCTCATATTATCTATGTAAAGATTACGATCCTTCAAGAGTTTATTCAGTTTATCAAAAATTGATTGTCCAAATCCTTTGATGTCTGTTAATCCAAAATAAATCTTTTGATTCCTTAACACAAAGTGTCTATTTAGATGTCTAATGTCTGGTATACATACATTAATATCCATTTCATTAGCATTTTGCACTAACTCTTTAATTTCAGCTTTAGGATCTATTTTATCTTTAGCAAATCTTAGATATGATGCAAAAAATACTTTGGGGAAATGTGCCTTGGCATACGCTGAGAGATAAGCGTTGACGGCGTATGAAACAGCATGACTTTTATTAAAGGAGTATCTTTGGCTTTTTTCGACCCAACCAAAAATTTCTTCTGCTTGTTCAATTGATACCGTATTAATTTCCTTACAGCCATTTAGAAATTTAAGTTTGATTTTAGCCATCTCTTCTGGTTTTTTCTTTCCAATAGCTTTTCTTAACATATCTGCTTCTTGAAGATCGAAACCAGCAATAACTTTTGCTATTTCCATAGCTTGTTCTTGATAGATCATTTCTCCATAAGTAGTATGAAGTATCGGCTCTAATGATGGATGATAATAATCAATACTTTCTTGAGCATTCTTTTTGTCAATGTAGTGGTTACTTACATTTTTTCCTTCCCTATAGGCCTCCAAACATCCCGGTCTTAGGATGCTAATTAACCCAGATAGTTGTTCGATATTTTCTGGTTTAAGTTTTTTAGCCATAGATTTACCAAGCCTGGACTCTAACTGGAAACAACCCTTAGTGTTACCAGAAGATATTAATTCCCAGGTTTTTGTACAGTCTAAGGGGAGATGTTCAATTTTTGGATCAAAATTTATCAAAGTATTATCTATTGTATTGTCTCCGCCGACAATATCGAAAGCACATCCACAAGAATATTGGAATTTTTTAGACATTTGTAAAAGAATCTTTGAACTTAATTTTGTTACTCAAATTACGATGCAGTCTCAAAAATCTGATCAGAATTTCAGCACAGTCTTGCACGTCCTTAAAAGCATCATGTGCCCCAACCTTAGATATTCCAAAATAGTCTCTTAAGGAATCTAAAGTATAGCTCTTAAGATCGCTATTACTTTCAAACCAATAAAATACCAGATTCATCAGATCTATAACATCTCGTGGATAAAATATATCAGATCTACCTTCTTTATTTGTAAATCCATATTTTATACTGAGTCTGTCTATAATATTCAGATCAAATCTATTAATGTTGTATCCAGCTGCTATTGGAGCACTAAATTGACTTTTTTTAGATGACCTACTATGATGCATTTCTAAATAATTTGTAAACATTTTCCAAGACTGTTCCTGCGGAGGATATTCTTTCCATTGAGATAAAATATCTTCTTTTGAACAACTCCTGACCTTAGCATGAAAATCTAATATGTCTGTAGTATATACATAATTTTCATCTTTAGCTAAGGTTTCGGGCTTAAAGAAAACATTAAACTCTGATTTGGGAACAATCTCTAATTTTATAGGATCTATTATTAGAGCTGCTATTTGTACAGGACTACAGATCCTAGGATCGGAACCATCTGTTTCAAAATCAAAAACACAAATTTTATTATAGTTAATCATTAGTTTTTATATTATAGGGTATCTTAAATTAATTCTACTTCTACTAGAGGCGTGACCTGAACCTTTTGGGCAGGATCAGAGAGTAACGCTGCGGTCAATACATGACAACAGCTCTTTCTTTCTTCGGGTATTTTTATATATTCACTGACGGGACCACCATTAATCGAAACCTTAAACTTTTGACCAACTGTAAGATCCATAAATTTTACCATAATATTATTCTCCATTTTTTAAAATGTCTTGAATAGTCATAATTTTATCCAACATAGCAATACCTAGAATATCAAACTTGATAACGCCAAGAGCTTCCAAATCTTGCATTTCCATACCTGCTATCATTTGATCATTTTTGCTGTCATAAACCATCGGACAAATAGTGTTCAAAGGTTCTGAACTTATTGCAATTCCTGCCGCGTGTTTGGATTGATTGGATTTAGTGCCTTCTAATCTTATAGCCTGCTCAAACCTTTTTGCAAGTGGGCCTTGTAGTTCATTGTTTTCATCTATATAGCACCACTCTTTGAGTTTTTCTGGCTGATTTTCTAATGCCCACCGTATTATTGAGGCCTCTCCTGTTTCGTCCTTCATTTCCTGAAGATCGTCAGCAATTTTAGATTCATCTGGTATATTTTTGGTTATTTTGTTCATTTCATCAAAACTAATATTTCCATAAACTCTAAGTACATCTTTTAGAGCACCTCTGCCTTTCATAGTATTAAATGTAATCATTTGAGATACTTTGTCATGACCATAGGTTTGTTTAATATATTCTATAATGTTTTCTCTTTTGTCTATAGGAACGTCAACATCAATATCTGGCATGGATATATGGTCTTTAGAATTTCTTCCGCTATTATAGAATCTTTCAAATAACAAACCATATTTTATTGGATCAATACTGGTAATACCTATCAAGTATGACACTAAACAACCAGAAGCAGATCCTCTTCCGGGTCCAGGCAGCCAGCCATTTTTCCTTACATAGTTTACAATGTCTTGTACTATTAAAAAATAACTAGATAATCCTGCTCCCTGTAATATATCTAGTTCATATTTCACTCTGTCTACATAAATTTGTTGCTCTTCCTTCGGAATAATATTAGCAATTTTAGCTTTCCAACCTTTGCGACATAATTCTCTCAGATATTCAACATCATCCATTCCTTTGGGACATGGAAAAGGAGGTAGTCTTGGCTTATGTAGGATATTATATTCTTCGCACATATCTGCTACTAAGTTAGTATTAACTATTTCTTCTTCTGTGTGTAATTGTGCTATTTCTTCTTGTGATAATATATGAAAATTTTCAGATGTAAAAAAGCATCCTAACGCCACATCATCGTCATTAGCTATTTTTCTGCTAATATCAGGAAATGTCATTTTTAAATTATTACATAATAATATTCTTTGATCTATTGCATCTTCTTTACGGGAGTAATGAGCATCCGGTGTGCATATAATCTTAGTATTGGTAATTTTGGATAATTTTCTGATTGCTTCAGTTAAAACCTCTTGCATAGGAGTATTCTCTTTATCCATAAGTTGCGCTTCCAAGAAGAAATTATCTGATCCAAAAATATCTTTGTAAAGAGATATTTCTTGTGTTCCTATATCTATCCAATTTGGTTTGAGGTTATAGTTATCAGTTATTTTATCTGCTAATGTTGATCCAAGATGTCCACAAAAGGCTATAATATTATTATTGCAAAATTGAGCTAGATTGTTTAATGCTAGTCTTGGCTTGTGATAATAAAAATTTGGACGATTTGATTCTGATACTATTCTTATTAAACTTTCCCAACCTTTATAGTTTTTTGCTAAAATTACCAAATGACTTAATTTTTTATTTTCCGGCTTTTGTATTGATGGATCTAAATCACAAATATATAGCTCACACCCCAATATAGGCTTTATTCCATGTTTTTTCATTTCGGTATAAAACTTAACACATCCTGCTATATTACCATGATCCGTGATAGCACATGACGTTGCTCCGATCTCTAAACATCTCTCAGCAATAGTAGACGGTTGAGATAATCCATCCAATAAAGAATATGTAGAATGAACATGAAGAGGTATATAATTGACTGCCATATATATTAAACGCTGCCGGGTGCCTTGTAGTGTCCTATACTATAACCCGGAACTTGGTATTGGTCAACTACCTCGTCTACGCCTTTTATATCCATATCATGTTTGACCTGTTCACATTTGGTCATACATTGATCTTTTGGTGTTACTTGATTATCTCTGTATTCAATTATTGGTAACACATGAGTATTTGCAAATGTACTTTTGCCAAAATGACAGAATTTAGTACATTTCCAACTTTTATTTAATTGTGGCTTATATGTATTTTTTATTGTTTCAAATTTTGCCTTAAGCATCATTTCCGTTTGGAATATATCTTTTTTATCAAAACATATACTGAATGCTCCACCATCATTTATAAAATATATAGAAACCATGACATGTTCTATCTCTGGATATAAATGCTGTATAGCATAATGATATATTCTTAACTGAGCATCATTTTGTAACTTCGCCTGTGTTTTTTCCTCACCTGTTGCCCAATCTAATCGTCTCCCTGTTTTATAGTCAACTATTTCTAATGTTTTATCATTAACCCTAGTAATTAAGTCTATTGTTCCTTTTATGGCTAGATTGCCTTCTAATATTCCATCTTTCGTTTCATATTTATATTTAGCCCATGGCTTATTAATTTCAATATCAAAACGTTGTTCAGGCTGAACTATATCTTGATTTCTAGGGTCAAACATACCATTATTATACTCTAATGCTTTATATACCCAATTATGACAATCTTTATAGTCCTTTGGGGTCCAAGAGTGGTGCTTTTCGGCAGATGAATAATGGTTGTATACTTTTTCAATTATTGTATTTAAATTATAGTCCTTTGTATTGATTTTTCCAATAATATCGTCTTCTATCGTGGGTAATCCATCTTGGATACCTTTTTTAATAATAGCAAGAATCTCCATTACCTTATGTAAAACTGTGCCTTTAGCAGCTTTTAGCCCGCTTGGACTTCTTATTCCTAAAACATATTCAAGCATATATTGCATAGGACATAAGCTATGTGTACCATAACTGGAACTGCGTATGTATGTGATAATCATTAATTTAAAATTTCAGTCTTATTTAGGAATTGTTCTATAAGTTTATTTTTTTCAGACATATCCATATTATCATTATCTATAACAATACTAAATTTTTCCCAATTATAATTAGTAGGATCCAAAGCAATTTCAGCATCAGCTTGCGAGGCGAAAGGATCTTTTGTTACCCTTATAACATAGCCGCCTAAATTTAGTATTTGATCAACTTCATTAGGAAATCTACAGTCTGGAATTATAGCTATGTCAGGATTTTGTTTTTTGATACTGTTGAGTGTTGCTTGGACCCAAACATCATTCTTTATTTTACGAAAAATATTGGTACCAATTATCTCCATTACTTCCCTAGCAGACATTGGTCCAATAAAATCTCCATCATATCCAGGAATATTTTCCCATAGTATATCTGTTAAACTATTCTTATCAGTATCAGTTCCATAGCACTGGTCATATGTTAACCCTAGCATATTTATACATATGTCTTGTTTTAATGGGTCAGCAAAACTATAGATTTTATTGCTGATGTTTCTATGGTTTAATAAAGCTTGTATATGTTCTGCTCCAGTACTTTTGCCAGATTGTTTTCTTCCAGAGAATGCTATAATTTTGGTCATTCAATACTTTCTATATAATCATGAATTTGTTCTTTAATCTCTATAGATGTCATTTCGCCAACATCGGGTTTACTGATTTTAGGTATAAAAATACGATATGTATTTTTACATTTTGAACTAATCTGTTCAGAAGCTTTGCGACCAGCTTCATCTTGATCAGTTAGTATTATAAGAGTCATAGCTCCCGAAGAATCCAAAATAATTTTTTGCCTATCGCTTAATGATGATCCAAACATAGCTACGCTGTTATGAATACCATTTTCCTCCAATCTCCATACATTGCCTGGGCTTTCAACTATAATAGCTGTAGCTGATTTTTGTATAAATGATTTTGCAAACCAAAAATTATATAAGCAATTTTGACTCTTAAAATTTGAACTATGTTTCCACTTAGAAAATAACCACCTATTATGTTCTGGTGGACATTCCTGTATATTGTCATGATAAGATGAGCATGAGTTACATTTTTCAAATATGCTTCTACCTGAACAGCCTATCATATGATGATAGTCGTTATCATAAATTGGCACAACAACCCTGTTATACATTTCCTTATTTGGTTTAGAGCATAGTCCTATATCATATTTATCTAATATTTCTGCAGAGTAATTGCGGTTAGTATAATAGTTGGCTGGTATAGATAAAGACCTTCTTATTTGTTCTCTGAGTGGTTTTGGTCCATCATTTTGCGATATCGGTTTATTTGTTAAATAATTGACGGCGCTAGAGAAAAACTGTTTATCTTTTGATGATTTAGATATCTTTATACTATCAAGATCTTTTTTAAGAAAATTTAGAGCAAAATTTAAAGCTTCATCAAATGAACAAGACTTATCTCCATCTTTAGACCAACCATATTTATTATGAGATAATATTCCTCTAATAAATCCTATAATAGAAGACTTGAAAATTTGTTCGCAATTGTGTGTTCTGCATTTCCAATTGCCTCTGTATGTATCTCCCTCTGGATAAAGATTAATAGCAGATTTATTATCTCCACCATGTATTGGACATGACATAGTAATCATCTTAGAATTATTTCTATATTCTATTTGAAAAACATCAAGTAGATCACAGACATTATCGCAAAGATTATCACAAACAACTTTTAATTTAGCCTGGTCTTTAGTCGAACTTGATTTCTTGTTCATTTTCGCTTTGCTCATCAACAATGAATCCATCTTTCTTTCCACCCTTATTATTAATAATTTCTAACCTAGTACGACCTTCAGTAATTTTTGCACACCAGCCCTTCATATGACAATTAATGTAGTCATTATCATCTAAACCGCCTCCATGTCTACTAATTAAAGGGACTAGTTTTCTATTACCATTTTCTGGACCATCTTCAGCTATCTCTTCTGGAGTTTTTCTTTTAAATATACTGAAATTACTACATAGCCAAATAATTCTATCAGAACCACTAGCAGCATCAGTGCTCTCTTTAGTAATTCCATCTCTATTTAGCTGTATAAAAGCAACAATAGGAACCTTATATCTAACGGCAAAATTATGTAAGCTTGTCATCATAAAGCCTAAGACCTGATACTCTTTAAGGTCCTGGGTCATTCCTGCACTATCCATAATCTTTAAGTAGTCATAAAATATAACACAGTCCTTAGCTGTGCCATCATCATGTAGACCAACTTCTTTAACTATCCATCTTCTCATAATTGCTAACTGATCCTCAAAGGGTTTTCCAGCAATACTCTTATGAAACATTTTAAGTTCTTTAAGTTTATGAACAGATTGTAATATTTTATTCTTTTTGTCAGGAGACTCTGAAAACTTTCCAGTTTCTATAGTATTGATTTCAATTTCGCTCATCATGGCCAAAGTTCTATTAATATGGTCTTCTTTATTCATTTCGGTATCCATATTAAGAGTAGGAATACCTAAATTAGCAACATTATATCCTATATTGTCAGACATTAAAGTTTTACCAGTCTTTGGTCGTGCTGCTATAATATTGACGGTTCCTTTTCTTAAACCTCCACCGATAGACTGATCGTATACTGGAAAGCCTGTTGGTATTCCAACCTGATCTATTTTGTTTTCTTCTAGATTTTTAACATATTCATCCAAATTATGGCCGAAGGAAGATGGATTATTATCACCATCATTAAGTAATGAAGTAAAATTAAATATGGTATCTTCTGCTATGCTGAGAATAGAACCTATAGGCTCACTGCCATTTACATCCAAAATCTTATCTTGAGCTAGTTCTAGTTGTTTTCTTAAAAGTCTGGCTATCTCTAATTTTCTTATTTTTGCTGCAAATTTTCTAACATTTTCAAGAATAACAGGAAAGTCCATAACAGCTTTTAAATGCTGCAATTCTTCTTTTTTTGTAAGAATATGGGCTAGTCCTAACTCTTCAGCAGTAGAAAAAATTGTAGCAATATCTATAGAGGGTTTTTGTTCTCTTTCACAAATAGTTTTTAAGCATTTAAATATAACCGTATTACTATCTATAGTAAAAGTAGTATCTTGAATAATATCAGCCACATCAAGATACGCATCTTCACCATAAGTACAGATACCAGCCAATACTGCTCTTTCAGCAGATGGGTCGCACAATACCATTGTCATCAGCCCGCTCCTGCTGAACATTTATTACATTTATACCTATCAACGCCTTCTGTTATTAAAACAGGATTTACTTTTTCTTTTTTGCCACAAACTCTACATATAGTATTTACCAATTCAAAAGGCCTAGCTCTTGGAACAGGGGGAAGAACAGATAGTTTCTTATCTATAGCTATATCTTCTTTGTGCATTCTGGCTTCTGTCATGCTATCGAATTTATTTTCTCTTGTCGGCTTACTTTTAGTTTGTGTCTGAGTATTCTTTTTGGCCTTAGGTTTTTTGGTTGACTTAGTCTCTTTATTCTGTTTGTCCTCTTCAGTTTGGGGGAGCATGGACTGAAGCATAATAATCATTTGTTGAATTTGTTGTGGGTCTAAATTAATATTATCCATTTTTTGTTGCCAGTTTAATTTTTTGAATAGAAATAAGTATATCTGATAGATTTTTGATAGAATTCGCTAAATATGATAATCTGTCTGTTCGCTGTTTGGAATAAATTTTTATTTTATTTATAGCTTGAGCCTTTTCATTATTCTTAATAGCTTGGAGAGATTTCTCCACATATCCGTATCCTTTATAATTATTTATTTCATCTGCTATAACCATTTTAATTGTTTCATCAGCCCAATTATTTCTAGCTATTTCTCTGTTTATGGTGCGTTGTATATAAAAAGAAAACTGAGCTAATCTATAAGATATTTGAGAACAATCTTCTGGTGTTATTCTCTCTAGCTCTGTTCTATCCATAGTAAGATAATTATTTAGCTCTTGCTCTGGCATACCAGCGTTATTATATTTAGGTATACCAAGACCCTTTTCATATTCATCTAGAATATTATCCCAATCTTGTAATTCTTCTTTAGCCGTTTTGTTCATTTATTAATCTCCCAATCCATTGATTTTCATTTTCATCAAACGGTAATGCTATAAATTTAATCTGATTAATTTCACACCACTCTATTTTTTCGCGATCTCTTTTTTGTGATCTTATAAAACCTAAAGTATTATGATGATAAAAAGGAACAAACTTATAGTGCTGTTCTCCGTGAACTTCTATGCACGTTTGAATTAATGGCAAGTAAAAATCTAAAAATAATGTTTCATTTTTCCTAATTAAAATTGGTATTTCCTCTAATAATTGCAAAGTTGGAAAACACGATATCAGTGCTGAGCGAGCTTTTAGATGCAAATTAGACTTGTTAGCAATCTTGCCTTTAGCCATATTCCCAGTAAGCTGCCATTGAGATATGTTTCCATCTAGATCTCTCACTATCATCCTTTGATCCCCATCATTTCCTTAACTTTAATCCACAGGTTTTCGTATATCTCAGGATTGTCAACAAGATATTGACGAACCTTTTCTGTTCCTTGAAATTTTGGTTTTGACTCAACCGTGGTTATGGTGTACCAAGCCCCTGCTTTATGTATTAGTCCCAAGTCTGAAGCTAGTGTAACCAGTTCTGTTTGTTTGTCAATACCCTGACCATATCTTATATAGCTTGTGATAGTACCACCCGGTGGTCCGAGAGCCGAGCATTGTACTTGCCATTGAATTTCTTGACCTATTTGTTGACCATCTTCTGCTGATCCAACTTTCCATGCTTTATGAAATTGTGCTTTTAGCTTAATATCCGTCTGATAAGCAATAGCTTGTCCACTCTTTTCTTTCCACTCACTATGACCCAGCCCTGGGTTACCCATAAGATGAGTAATTCCAATTACGATATTTCTATTGACAGGTATAACATTAGCCACTTTTCTGCAAAACTTAGCTAATAATTTAGCACCATCTGCTCGTTGCATTTTATCCATATCGCTTGTTATTTCAGCTTCTGTACATAATGCAGAATAGGAGTCTATTATTAGTATTGATCCTGGAATTTCATTAATAATTCTTTCTCCAATTTGAAGGTATTCTTCAGCGTGTAATATTTTACCCTGTTTTGACCCTATGACATTAAATCGTGTCAAATCAAGGCCAGGAATACCCTCCAGATCTCGTTTTTTCAGACGCCCTTCGATGTTTAAGTAATATACCTGACGCCCTTCCGAAAAAGAACTATGAGCGTATTCTTTTTTTTGTCCAGTAGCACAAAAATCTAGAGAAGTAGTAGTTTTCCCACATTTTGGTTGACCGGTTAAAATTACAAAACTGCCTTCAGGAATACCTCCATTCAAAACAATATCTAGAGAAGGACTTATTGGTATGGTAATTAATTTTTTATCTACAATAGAATTACCATTCAGTATAATATCATCTCCGAATTTTTTTTCTACGTCATCCTTTAAGCTCATTATTCTAGATCCTTTAGTTTGGAAATAATGTTATTATTATTTTGAGAGGCGCCAAATTTAACTTGAGTATTTCGTTCAATTTGTAGAGTAATTTTTTTATTCTCTGAAGCTATAAGAGCCTCCTGCTGTTCTATGATAGCTGGTAGGTGGGGTGCTCGCAAAGAATATATTCTTCTTCCCGCGTCTGTGCCTAGAGCCTTTACTATTGCTTTAGAGCTATACTTTTTAAGAAGCTTATGTGCTGAACCTATTTGATTACTATAAAATGATGCCCATTTTTTTTCTATCCAAAATCTATAATGCAAATCTTCTTTTTGCGATAAGGCTTTTCTTTCACAAATAATCTCTGTTATAAACTGAGCTGCCGATACTGGTTTATCATTAGAGTATCGAGATAGATAAGTATCATTTTTCATTTTGTTTATTTGAGTGAATAATCCTGCAAGATTCTTCCAAAGTGCTATGAAATTTATTTAAAAAATTATCTACATGAGATTTATAATCACTATTTATATCTAAAGGTATATGATAAAATTTTTCTATTATATCAACTATAGATAATAATTGTCTTTGTTCGCCGATTTGAGATACTTCGGCTTTAACTGTAAAAATTAGCTCATTTGGGAAACCAGTTAAATTCTTTTTCTGAATAATATCGGGATGGTCTTCAGATAAATCAACATATGGATCAGTAATTTCCTCTAATTTTTTGTTTTTTTCATCTTTTTCATTTTCCAAACTAGCTAATATCTTTGTTTGTATTTTATCTAGAATTTCTTTTTCTTCTTCAGATAATTCATTTACAACACTTTGAAAAAAATCTGTCATAATTATTTGCTATATGGTCTATAGATTCCTGTTTGCGTTTTAGTTGTTGATGTTATATTTTTTTTAAGATCGTCATTTAGTTGAGATGCTTCCTTGGTCATTACTGCCACATTACGAGTTTTATTAGAAGTTTCGGTGATCATTAAATTTTTAGACCGAGAACCATTTACCGGAGAGGTTTTTGTTTTCAAGCCCTTTTCAGCAATTTTATTATTTTGTTCTGTTATAGTATTTGTGATTTGTGTTTTACTTAGTTTTGTTTCTGATACTATATAATCAATATCATGTCCTTCGCTATTTAACCATAGGATAGCGTATTTCTGCATTTTATTAATTCTTGCCATTATTCATGTTCCCTTTCTGCATTAATTAGCAGTGAAATATTTTTTGTATTAAGAAATTCTACATACATATTAAAAACCTTTTGTCCTACCTCTTTAAATTTATCATTAGATCTGCATATTCTATTTAAAAAAGTATGTGTCTTTTCCTGACCATAAATTGATATTGGATTATAAAATTTCCCATTATTTCCAAGTCTTATGGTATATTTAATTGAACCATTTTTTCTTATTATTTTTTTTGCTAGGACAGTATTATTTTCTTCTTTGGATCTCGCTTTATTTGCTTCATCAATAAAAGATTCTGTGCCTATCAATGTATATAATTCTGTTATTTCTTCAATATTGTCTTTTTTAGTAAATAAACTACTAGGCTTAAAAATAAAATTATCCATTGTATAATTCCTTATGTTTATCCATTCCATTTGTATTTAATTTTTGGTTTTTTTATTCTAGACATACCTTTTGGTAATTGTTTATTAGAGACTTCTTCTTTATAGCTATTATGTTTTTTTTCTAATTCTGTTTTATGATCTTCACTCAATCTGTCTCTATTTCTATTTGCTAAATCACCTATTGTTTTAAGTTCACTATCATTTTTTTTGATAGATGTGCTAAGGGTTGATACGTCTTCAATATATAGCCTATAAGTATTTTTATTCTTCTTGCAATACTCACATGAGGCATTTTCTACATAGTCTTTGATACTACAAAAAATTTCAAATTTAGTTTGACATTTATTACAAAAATATGAATAAGTAGGCATGTTTTATATATAGGATTCTGGTAAATAAACAGCCCACTCTGTAGGGATGTCGCTTCTTATATTAAGGAGCTGGTTGGTGATCGGCAAGTATTTTGGACACTTATTGGGCGCCGTAGGCATATTTTTTAAAGGCATGTTAGCCTGTTTTGGAGTTCTATTACCTTTTCTCCTGTTACATACTACACATGCTGTTACTATATTTGTCCAACAAGTAGGAGATCCCATCTGTTGTGTCCAAACAGATTTGTGAATAACATGATCGTATGTTAATTCATTGATATGTTTTTTTATGCCACAATATTGACAGCTATAATTATCTCTTATAAAAAGATTTTTCCTACAAAAATTTACTTTTTGATTGTTATTCCTAAAATATCTAGCGGTTTTAGCAACTGCTGGTATTGGAATTTTTTTATTATTGGTACCACAAATATAATCATCTTTATAAAAGTCTATAATTTCCATGCCAGTCTTTGGATTTTCAGCATACCTGAAAGACCATACCAAAGCTCTTTTCCAACTAATTATACCTAATGGACTATAATCAGCATTAAGTACAAGACATTTACTGTTTTGTTGTTTCATTTTCGTAGGCGTCTAAACGAACAAGAATTTTTGCTATGATTGGATTTCTTACAATATCTGAAAATTGAAGTCTGGCAACTGCTATGCCTTCTATAGTCTCTAACTGTTCTATCATCTCTAAAAATCCTCCTTGGAGATGTCTTTGTAGATCAGACTGACCAATATCGCCTGTTAGAACCATTTTGCTATCTTTGCCTAGTCTTGTTATTAACATTTTAAGTTGTTCATAAGAAGCATTTTGACATTCATCAGCAACAATAAAACAGTTGTTAAAATTTCTACCTCTCATTAATCCAAGTGGAACAATTTCTATTTTGTTATTTAGTTTAAGAGAAGTATATTGAGCTGTTGAGATAAAATGATTTACTTCATCTAGTATGGGCAGTAAATATGGATGTATTTTTTCTTCTGCTGTTCCTGGTAAATATCCTATCTTTTCTCCACTCTCAACTATTGGTCTTGTGATAATAATTTTTTTAACTTTGTCATCTAGTAAATATTCTAAAGCTAAACCAATAGCACAGTGCGTTTTGCCGCTACCAGCTGCTCCTTGACAAAATGTTATATGATTTTCAGCTATGCTTCTAATGTATTCTTTTTGATTTTCACTTCTTGGCTTTAATCTATTCCTATAAGCCGCTCCTTGTTGCACAATCTCATTAGTAGCATCAACAACCCTAGGTCTTTTAGATGACCTTTTATTATTTTTTTTCAAGAGTGAGCCCTTATTAATAGATGTAAAATAACTCTTGTTCCTTATAATACACCATATAAAAATAAATGATAATCTTAACTCACTCCGGTAGAACCAAAACCACCATTACCTCTTTCCGTATCTGTTAAGTTGTCATTTTCTGAAAAAGACATATTATAATGTGCTTCAATAATTAATTGAGCTATTCTGTCTCCTTGATTAACTACAAAATCATTGTGTTTGTCTGTATTAAAAAGAATAACCCCAATCTCTCCTCTATAAGAGCTGTCTATAACTCCAGCTAAGACATCAATACCATTTTTAAAAGCTAGTCCGGATCGTGGCGCAATTCTACCATAATAATTTTTTGGAATTTCGATACTAATTCCTGTTTTTATTAAAGCCCTTGATAGTGGAGCTATAACAACAGATTCAATGGAGCATAAGTCCGCACCAGCATCAGTTTCATTAGCTCTAAAGGGTATCTTGGCTGCTTCATTTAGTTTTTTAATTTTAATCACTTATGCCTCACATGATGAACAGGTTAAAATGCTTCTTGTTAATTCTTGAGCAGGATTGGATGATCTTTGATAGTAAAAAGTTTTGATACCATTTTCCCAGCCATAAATCAATAGCTCGCTCACTTCTTTAGCTGGACAATTAGGTGGAATCATTAAGTTAAGAGATATGGACTGATCTATATATTTTTGTCTTTGTATATTTTGTATCACTATTTCTTTTTGACTAATCTCACCAAAGGTTTTAAAAATATCTTTTTCTTCTTGAGATAAGAAATCCAAATGTTGTACAGATCCTCCTCTTACTAGGATTGTCTTCCATATTTCATCATTATCTTGATCTTTATCTTTGAGGAGTTTTTTCAAATATGGATTTTTATAAGTGAAACTACCTTTAGCTAATTTTTTAACAAAGTAGTTTGAGTTTAAAGGCTCTATTGATGGACTTACTTGTCCCAAAATAAAAGAGCTAGATGTAGTTGGAGCCACAGATAGAGTGGTAACGTTTCTTCGACCATATCCTTTTAATAATTCTGGCTCTCCAAATTTTTCAGCTAATTCAAAAGAAGCTTTGTCTGCTTTGTCTCTTATTATTTTCCATATTGACGCATTTAAACTTTTAGCTTTCATAGATTCAAAAGATATCATCTTATATTGAAGTAGAGAATGCCAGCCAAGAGCACCCATACCTAAAGCTCTTTGTGTCCTAGCAAAATTATGTGCAGTTGCCATAAATGGAATATCTTTAGTCTTTTGTATGAATTCTTCATTTACTGCATCTAGAAAATAAACTAATGTCTCTACTGCATCAGTTTTTTCTATTTCATCCCAATGTAATAAATTTAAAGAAGATAGCACACAAACAAATGAATTATTTTCATCAGAAGCTAATTCGATTTCTGAACATAGATTAGAGCTTTTAATAATGAGATTTTTATCTTTATATACTTGTGGAGCTTCCTTATTTACTGTGTCTGTAAACATAATATAAGGATAGCCTGTTTCAAATCTTTTTTGTATGATCTTGGCCCATATTTGTCTTTTTTCTTTATCTCCAGCAAGCATCTTTTTCATCCAATCATCACCAATGGTGACTCCAATACTCATATTTTGAATACTGTGTCCCTCTGAGCGAATCTGTAAAAATTCTTCTATGTCCGAATGTTCCACTGGCAGATATGCTGCAAAAGATCCTCTTCTAGCTGATCCCTGACTTACAACTTCTGCTACTTTATCGAATAGTTCCATAAAATGAACAGGCCCACTAGATTCTCCACCAACACTTATAGAAGATCCTCTAGCTCTAAGATCACCAAAAAATCCACTTGTTCCTCCTCCAAGCTTACTCATCATTCCTACTTCTGCAACTTTTTGTAGGATAGATTGCATTGTGTCAGAGATATAGGAATTAAAACATGATACTGGAAGACCACGAGCATTTCCAAAATTAGTCCACACAGGGGTTGCTAATGAGAAGAAGCCTCTACTCATATAGTCTTCAAATTTATCTGCAAATCCTTCAATCTTCAATATTCTTTCAGCATTCTCTGCTATGTCTCTGATTCTTTTTTCTGGAGTGCCACCTTGTTCAATATAGCCTCTCTCTAGAAAAATACGACTATGCGAATTGAGCCAATAGTACTTCTTATGCATTATCTAAATTCCGTTCTAATTAAAAAAGATCCGTAACATCAAAACTTTGGGCCGATTTTGCATATTCTACTGGTCTACTATGAAAAAAGTCAGTCATATTATTTCCTAGAATTTGCTCATCAAACCATGTTGTTTGAGCAATAACCTCCTGGTCGGTTTCAAAAATGCTATCATACCCTATTTGTTTAAGTGAATCATTCATTCTGTTTTTTATAAATTCTTTCAAAAGGTCAGAATTTAACTTTTCGTGGTCATAGCCATTAACTATCCATTCAATGATCTGGCATTCGTATTTTACGGCATCTCTTGCTTCGTGTAAGACCTTATTTTTTAATTCATTGTCAAACAGCTCAGGGTGCTCTTGTTTAATTGTATTAATGATTTTAACACCAATAATAGCATGAAGATTTTCTTCTCTAGAAGTATATTCAACCTGTTTATTGGTATCTTTTAATAAATTTTTATACCGGCCAAAAAAACCGATAGTATAAAACTGAGAAAATAGAGCAATATTTTCAACAAATAAAGTAAATAGAATCAAAGAATAAATGAACTGTCTTTTGTTGTCATTGTGAAACTTATGAAGATGTTTTCTCAGATAATTGACACGACCTTTAATAATGTCCAATTTTAGAATTTCATCAAAACTATCTTGAATGCCTAAGACTTCCAATAATCTTTCATATGCATCACCATGAATAACTTCTGTATTAGCCATCACATAGCCCATATCGTTTAATGATGGGTGTGGGAGATTGTCTCCTAGTTTTGCCCAGAATTTTTTGACACTGATTTCTAACTGGCCTATGGTGGATAACGCTCTTGTGATAATTTCTTGTTCTTGTATAGAAAGATTAACTCTAAAGTCCTGGATGTCGCTTTGAAAATTAAATTCCTTATCGGTCCAAAATCCAGTATGCATTGCTTCTATAAATTCTTGTGTCCATGGATAATTATCTGGTTTTCTTGTAATTTGTTCTTCAAAAATCATATGGCACCTTTATTAGTCGGATTATTGGAATACGTTCCATATACACCACGACTGTATCGTATACTAGAGCCTCGGGAGTCTCAGGAAAGAGAAATTTTTTTACGCTATCATTTTGCCGAAATTGCCAGATTCTACTAAAAACACAAGGATATTATGCATATTTATAGATTACGCATGTCTACGTCATAGTAATGCTCATTACTCAGTAGTCCTAGTTTCGTCATCAATGAGTTTTCCAATATACGTATGAGCAAAATATCTGTCGTGGCATTATTGAAATTCGACTCTATTATTTTAGAATTTCTTTTAGGATTACAAAAAATATAAATGACATTATGATTAGTATAGTTCATAAAATTGATCCAATGAGATAATATTTAATATTTCTTCTCTATTGTTGTCAAAATATTGCCAATTATTTTTAATGTCTTCGAACTTTAAACTATCATATATTTTCTGAGATCCTGGATGTACTATGCCTATGCCCCAATCGGTATCAATAACACTAACTTTGAGGTCTGATCTTGTACATCTTAGTTTGGCTATTGATTTCCAAACGTCACCATTCCATAATCCTGTTACACGAGGTATTGCTTGTAATTCATATGTTGGAGGATTACAATCATGAAGAACAATAATTCCATTCTTATTAAGATGTTTAAGTGAGTTTATTATATCTTTATCAACCTGTATGGAATTATGTAATCCATCTATAAAAATAATGTCATATTTTTGATGTTCATCTATAGACAAAAAGAAATCATCAGAAGACATACAATAATTTACTTCTGGAACAACCATTCCTCCAACTTCAGATCCTGGAGATGGGTCTACACCATCTTTGTTAGCAATATCAATTTGACGAATACATAGTCCATCATTAACTCCAATTTCTAAATATGTATCATATTGATTTTTTTTAATCAAATAATTTATTATATCCCATCTCTGTTTACTAGTTCTATTGAGATAATTATCAATAGTATATTTTTTGTCTCCAATTTTATATTTTTCTATTCTATCAAAATTGTTTAGTTTAATCATTAAATTATTTAGTTTATGTAATCCAATTTTATTAATTTGATGAATAATTTTTTGTATATTATTTATATTTTCTATATCTGTTGAATCAATTTTATGAAAGTCTATTATAACTATATTGGTGAGTGGATATTGTTGTAAAAAATTTATATCAGAATGAAACTTATTTTTAAGTATTATTTTTGTATTTTGTTGTTCTTTATTGATATATTCATTAATTAGTTCTTTAGCATATGGGTCTTCAATAAAAATATTTTGTGCAAATGGTTCTAGGAATGAAACGGATTCGAGCGAGCAATTTTTAGCAACTATCGAAACATAGTATAAGCAATCTTCTGTGATAGAACCCCACTTCCTTATATAGTTTCTAATGCTATTATTTTCTATATTTTTGGTGCTATCTTTATATTCTTCAGAAAATCTAGAAGTTTTAGATATAAAATGATAACACAGAGAATCCAGGCAAGTAAAACAATCAATATTTTCCAGCATCTTTAATCTTTTAATAAAGTCATCATCTTCCCTAAAAAATGGAAAGAATAAATTATCAAATCCGTTTATTCTTAAAAAGATACTTTTTTTCAAGGCCATAAAGAAAAAAATACCTTGCTCTGTTTTATCTTTATTGTTTTCTATAGTAGATTTTGCAAAGTGTTCGAATTTTATTCTATTAAAAGTTACTAGACTATCTCCACAATCGCAAATAATTTTTCCTGGTCTTTCATGACACCCAAAAAGAGGATGCTCAATAGTAGTATATGATACAACATTATTTGGCGCCAAATGTTTTGATAAATTTTCTAAAAAATGAGTATACAAAATAATATCATTGTGTAAAAAAACTATATATTCTTTGGTAGCTATTTCAACAGCTTTATTATATGTATCAGAAAAAGACTTTGTTTTATCATTTCTATAGAATATTTTAACATTAAGATCTGTGAGCAAAATGTTTTCTAGCCACTCATTTGTTCCGTCTGTTGAGTCATAACTAACAAAACATATTTCCGTGTCAGGATAAAGTTGTCTCGTTGTTGTGTAGAATAACTTTGTATAATCAAGATTATTTTTTAAACCAACCAGTAATGAAATATTATCGATCATTAAATTAATCTCTGGAGATATTTATTTGGTCATACAAGGCATTTTGCATTCTTTGTTTGTCTATATGTTTTTTATGCATAATCGCTATTTTGCTATCAGGTTCTATAATGCCGTAATTTTTAAAACCCTCTAGTCTCTCGTGTACTTTGCTGGTCCATTTAATAGATCCATTATTTTTATAGATTCTTGGTTGATAATCTGGCCAATTTATCCAGCCATTTTCATCAATGGTCCATTTCCATTTTTGAATATCTTCTTCGGTAAGTCCATCAACAATATTTATTCGGGGCAGATATAATAAATCAATATCTTCTGTTGTTAATAAATTTCTTAGTTCTTTTAGCATCTCAGGTTTCATGGTTTCATCAGCATCAAAATTAAAAATATATTTTTGATCAGAAGAAACTTTGCTTGTCATGTAGTTTTTAAGGTTGGCAAAATTATTTTGAAAATGAAAATTATAATAATCTGATGAATGCTGTCTACAGATTGCTTGTATTTGTTCATAATTATTTGATAATTTTTCAAATTCGTCTCTATAAGTATGAATAATAACTATTTCGTCATCAGGTTCCTTAACAGATTCTAGTATGCTTAGTAATCTAGATATTTCTTCTAATTCGTTATATACAGTAATGCAGTATGCTATCATATAATACTAAACCTTTGTAGCCATAGGTTATCCATTGGAATTTTTTTAACATTAGTTTTTGACATTGAAATTAAAATTTCTCTCATTTTTCCTGTTTCTTCATTTTCGGTGATAGAACCCATTCTATCTGCTATGATAATTTCATTGACTCCAAAATTTATAATACGCTGAAGACAGTTATTGCAAGGAATGCCCGTTATATAAATCCTACACCCGTCACCTCTTTCAGATGGATTTTGGGTAGTATTCAGTATACAATTTTCTTCTGCATGTATCATCCATTTTCTTTTTTCGTCTCTGATATGCAAAGGAATAAAGTCATTGACGGATCCTTTGATTGGACCATTGTATCCTGTGCCGATAATCTGATTATACCTATTAACTAGCACTGCTCCGTGCTTAATATCTGGATCTTCTGACCGTATTGATACGGTAAAAGCCAGAGTCAAGAAGTATTCGTCCCAAGATGGTCTCATGAGCTATGATAGGAAATCGAGTTAGAATGTCAAGATTTGTATTAACACCTGACTACAATTATCAAGCAGTCGGTATTCCTGACTGAAGGCTTTCTAATTTTGAATTAAAATAACTGATATCTACAGTGGCTCGACGATCTGCTTCAAATTTATTGGGAGAAACCCATCGCCAGTAACCGTCATCAAAAAAATAATAATCATTATTAATATTAAAATATCTTGATACAGTTACGGGTCGTGTAGGATAATATGTCTCTTCCCATTCCCGTTCATTTAGAGTACATTCAGTTGAGTAGTCAATACCAACCAAAGATCCTGTACCTAATACATATCCACAATTATAACCCATATTATTATATACATTTCCACCGATAAGACCATAATTTTGACCACCAGATTCCAGTATTACATTTTTTGATACATATCCATTGCCGACATTACGAAGATTATCATTACTCATTATAGAATCAATTGAGGCTTGATTGTTGATGTCTAAATAATTACTCAAACTTACATCATCCATACCATTATAAGACGCATTTGTAAAAGTAGCATCTCCTTGTATATAACCCTGATTATATGAATTATTGAAATATCCAGATCCAATAACTAATCCATAATTGTAGGATTGGCTTTTAAAAATAGCTTGCTTGCCTACTACTCCAGCTAAATTTTTTGATCCATCAGAAAACATAGCTCCTCCTTTGATATCTCCAAAGTTCAAACTATTATTATAAAATAATCCGCTATTTGTTAAATTTCCACTATTAATACTATTATCATATAAATATGTTATTCCATTAATAATTCCAGAAATATTTTTAGAGTTGTATAGATATGAATTATTTATTACTTTTCCATAGTTTATACTATTTGATAGAAAACTACCAGAACCTCTTATAGTTCCATAGTTAATTCCAGAAACAAAATATCCGTTGCCTCCAATTGTTCCATAATTTATGGAATCATTAAATTGACTATTTTTCATCACAAATCCAGAATTTATACAATGATTAAATATCGCGCTTCCTGCTATATTTCCAACATTAATAGCATAATCAAATACTGCTTTAATTTTATGATCTTCTCCATTTAGGGTCATTCCATTACTTAATAATATTTGGCCATAATTAATAGAAGCATTGTAAAAATATAAAGTATTAGTATTTGGTATAGTATAACATGGCGTAAAATTTGAATAAATATTAGTATCAGGCAAACTATAACTATTAATATTACCATAATTTATAGAACTATTTAAAAATTCACCAAATGATATATTTCCAGAATTAATTGCGCCGTTTGAAAAAATAATTTTACCTTTTGGTATATTAGCACAATTAATACTATTTTCCGAAAAGTAAGCAATTGTAGCATGATTTGGGATTATATTATATGAAAATAACTGTCCAAAGTTTTTAGAATTATCATTAAAAATATAATCACGATAGCCTCTTAAGTTGCCTCTATTTATAGAATAGTCTTTGAATTCTATTTTATAATTGAAAATACAATATGGAGAAAAATGATCTGTATTACAAAAAAAGTCTGATAAGAATTGCTCATTAGATCCAACAAAAACAGGATATTGTCCACTATATATTGCTACTGTAAATGTTTTATCATCAAATTTTAAATTGTTATTAATATTTATATTACCTATATTTGAACTATGATCATAAAAAGTTATATGATATGGACTAAATAGTGAGTTGTTCGTAGATAAGTCATAGAAATTTCCATCTATAATTTTTCCTTTATTAATGCTTTCATTATAAAATAATCCATACTGAACAAAGCCTTTTGTATCATTCGATGAATACCCATAAAAGCGCCCACTTTCAACAAACCCGTTGTTTTTAGATGAATCATCAAAAAAACCTTTCGACACAAATCCTTTGTCATTAACTGATTCATTGCGTAAAAAAGCTGAAAAAATTCTTCCATTATTAATAGTTTTATTATTTAAATAACCTGATCCTATATATCCATTATTTTTAGCATTATCTAATAAATGTGCAATATTAACTCTTCCATTATTAATACTATTTTCTGTAAACATAGCACCATTATTTATTTCTCCTGTATTTGAAGAATTTCCACTAAAAAGTATTCTTGTTGAAGAGATTCCAGCATTAATTGAATTGTCATAAAATGTTAAATAGTTGCCATTTCCAAAATGGCCATTGAGTGAATTATTATAGAATAACCCAGTAGTACATGATGCTTGGTTATTTGAATTATTATAAAACAATGCATCAAAGACCATCCCTACTCCGGAATTCTTTGAATTATTGTTAAAGACACCATGTCTTACTGTGCTATAATTTGCAGAATTATCATTAAAAATACCAGATCTACAGCTACTACTTATTAAATAAGAATCATTATAAAAATTACCAATATTTATTATCGTACTACCATCAGCAAAACTTGAATCATAAAAAACAACATCCCAGACTACTGCTGCTATATGGCTATTATTTTTAACTGTAACTAAACCAGGGGAAGATAATTCTCCTCTAATATAACTTTTATCTAATAATATAGACTTATAAGCATAAATGTATGAGCTTCCTGAAGAACCTTTAAGAACAACATTTCCACTATTAGAAATAATAGAACTGCTGTCAACATAAACATAAGAATTATTTAGGGTTATTGTATTCTCAACATTAATAGTTCCTTTATTTTCAGCACCATCCAAAGAACATGATGATCCTAATACTATACCACCTTTATCATTGAATGTTCCAGAATTAAAAATAGCATTATATGCTACTCCATTATTGTAGCTTCCGGAAGTAAAAAATATAGCTTGTTCATAAACTTTGCCTTCATTGTAACATCCTGAGCCTTTAAATATTGCATAGCCAACATTTCCTAAATTAATACTATCATTATAAAATGTAGCTTTGCCTACATTTCCATAGTTAGTACCATTTCCATAAAATTCAGCCTCCTCAATAGTTCCATAATTATCTCCTCCATTATCAAAAATTGCTTTTTTTACTGTTCCATAATTTATTGCTGCTCCACCATGAAAAATAACATTCCCGTTGATTGTTCCATAATTTTTACAACTATCCCAAAACTCACAATTTCCATTTATTATTGAAGGATTTAAATGATATGATCTATTTCTAAATTTAACATCACTTTTTATTTGACATTTTTGAATATTACTGTATAGATAAATATCCAATTCGCTATCACTTTCTATGATAAAATCTTGAATTTGAGATTTTATTAATGTGCCAGCAGATAATTTTAGTTTGCTCCTTAAATCATCACTATAAGGAAAGTCTAGAGAAGGCAATCCTTCTAAAATACTATCTTCAAAATATAAATTAAGACCATCTGATAAGAATAAGCAATCTTTTACAAGGCTAGATACTCCTGAAATTTTTTCTGCTATATCAAAAGCTATGCTATGTACTTTAGAATCTGTAAGACTTAAACTATCAATAGTATACAAACTAAAGGGATTTTTTTCATCTATATAATTTGTTATGTTACATTTATTTAAGGATACATTTTTTGCATTTAAAAATCCGACAATAAAATTTCCAGTTCCTGATGAAGTAGATAACGATAGATTTTCACATTTTAAATAAGATATTTTATCAATGCAATTTATTGTTGCAAGATCTAGTGATAGATTATTGTCAACATATATATCATTGGTATTTTGCGGAATACTATTAGCGGGCTTAAGGTTTCCAGAATCATAAAACCAAGAGGCAGGATCACACCAGTCATTAGACATAATTAGGTTCCTGTATTAAAATACCTAGCGCCCATATTAAACTTTTTATATGTATTAATCGGATAAAATGGTTTGTAGTCTAAGTATTGTCTGGGAAAACCACTAACTGTAGATAGTCCAAATAATAGACCGAATGCTCTCTGGTATTTGCCACACTCAAATGGAACACAACTACCCTCATCTGTACATCCTTTATATTGTTCACTAATAGCAGGATCATTGCAAGGGGAGCTATTATCCACAAAGGTACTACTTAATAAAACATTAGGAAAATTTGATGATATTGCACCAGCTGCAGCCATTAAACTAGCAATATCTGCTCCTGCTAATATTTTTCCTGAATCTAAGCTTAAGCCGCTATAAGGAAGCAAGCCCAAACCCTTATATATTGCATCAATACATTTTTTAGTTTTACACTTAATAAAACTTGGACTATGATTAAATACTGTTATGCTTTTTAGATGATTCTCAGTAATTAAAAAAGATCCTTGAGGAATAGGGCCCCAATTTGGTGATCCTCCGCTATTCCAATTTCCCCAGCTATTAGCGACTAAATAAACACATTCTGGAAATTCAATTTTTGTATCATCATATCCAATAATCGCTAATGAATGATACCATATTCTATCAGGATATGACAAACCAGTAGAATCCCTAGTATTAGGAAAACCAACATTTGTCATAAGTAAAACACCATATCCATTATATAATAAATCTTTGACTCTACTAACTCTATTATCTCCATCTCCTCCAATTAAAGAAATCGTTTGACATCTATCTATTCCTCCAGACGGAGATTTAGGAATATCCTGATCATAATCATAATTATTTATGCCTTTAAAGTAATTTAAAAATATCTCATCTCTACAGCCATAGAAGGTTGATCCTGAATAATCAACAAAACTACCATATGCTCCATAATTTTTTCTTTTAATAATTCCAATATGTTTCAATATTTCGTCTCTAAATCCACTAGTAATGTTTCCGGCAAAATATAAATCATCAGTTGGTACTAAATATTTAAAATCAAATCTACTTGTTCTAGGGGCACCACAACATATTTCTAATTTATCTACACAAGTAGTAGCTGAACAACAAGGAGAAGTAGGTAGTAATGGATCGCATTCTACACAACTTCTGCATTTTGCTGAGGTTTCATCTGGTTTTTTTATGCATGAAAAAAATGCTCCAGCAGCTCCATACTGAGGATTATCTATACAATTAAAACTGATAGTATTCCCGTCGGTTGCAGTATATGAACAACCCGGAATCTGTAAGTTTTGAGCAGTACTTTCCGAAACCAAATCTGGACCAAGCATGAGTAAACAATCTGGTAACGAAGAACCACAAAAGTGTTGTAAATACTCTGTAGCCATACGACTCTCCCAGCTACCATAGCTTTTAGTGCTTTCTATTTGGCAAGCTCTCGATATATCGCAAGCGTTCCTTATGGCATGAGCTGTTCCTCCATCAACCGTAGTTTGGATTTCTGTAAAAGCTTCAGCATCCATTCTGTTTAAAAATTTGAATGGTAATCCTAATTTCCCTGACCCTGTATTTTTGATTCCACTAGCATTAACAGAAGGTTCAATATCTACAAAAGGGGCGCCTTCTAGACATGGATATTTTAAATGTCTCAAAAAACGGATAAGTCTGGGCAAATCATAGGGAGTACCATATGCTGTTTTAGTTGGTATTCCCGAAGTTCCATTTATTATATAACTATCAAAACATATATTATTACTATATGAATAGTATAATTCCTGTGGAGACAACATATTTTATTTATTTTTCGGTAAGTTTATTGTATAAAATAATAGTTAATGAAGATCCAGTAATTCCTAAGAAAATTCCACTAGGCTCTAATACAGTATTAAAACCAAGCATATAAGATAATGCTCCTCCACAGTATGAGCCAGCTACTCCTAAAATTATCGTTTTCCAAAATCCAAAATTTTCTTCACCCGGAATCAAACTTTTAGCTATTGAGCCAACTAACAAACCATAAACACACCACACTAATAAATTAAACATTTGCCGCCTCCACTAAAGTTTTAACGTCATCATCCGTGAGAGTTTCTCCTGTTTCTAATAAAGCATTCAAAATACTTAATGAATACTTATTATAATCTTCTTTTTTCATTTCTCTACGAAGAATTTTTTTAATTCTCATCTTAGTAAACCAACCTTTGCGCTCACTAAAAGTATGAAGTTGTTCGCCATACATTGAATATTTATCTTCTGCTGTAGACTGAGATGTTAATTTATTTTTATTGCATTCTTGTAATATTCTCACACAAGTTAATATAATACTAATTATCATTAAAATAGTCACGATAGCAAATCCATACATATTATCTTTAGATATAGTAGATTTTTCTAAAATTTTAATAGCTATAGCTTTGAGTTTTTCATTATCGGCCATAGTATTTATCTCCTTGATGTTTTGATTGGACATTGGCCATCTGGACAATTTATTGGAGCAGTTTGGATTTTGGGGATTACTGGAGTGATTGATTTAATCGGCCCTACCGACACAGACCCTTTGTCTGCTTCACAATATGTGCAATCAATTTTTAATATACCATCACCACTCATATACCAGCCTTTACCCTTGCAAACGGGACAGTCTTTTCTTTTATACTTTTGGGTAGCTTGCTGTACATGCTTTGCTTTAATAATGCCACCAGCAAGAGTTACAGGAGCCGTTGTTGAGCCATAGTAGTGAGACTGAGTAAACAGCAGGCCAACACAAAATAAACCAACAAATAATTTATTCATTTTTATCTCTCCATGGAAAAGGTATAACATTATCAATAGTGTCCACAATTCTTTTTAGCGGTCGTGGTCTATTGGGTTTAACTGGAGAATCTGGAGTATCTACTTTAGGTTTTGGTCCAAATTTTTCTTTAGCCTTAGTAAATAGTCTAGCTAAGGTTTCAATAACACCAATTATCATATTGATAACTGCTCTTAATTCTAGTCGTTCTCTTAGATTCATAAAATTATTCCATAGAAGGAATTTAGATATATAAATATATACACCTAATAGAGAGCAGCTTTTAAAATAGCTAATTGCGAATTTTAGAGATAGTCTTCAAATCCGTAGCTTGGTAATTTTTGTAGAGGAAAACCATCAAAACCGCTAAATGTATATGACCCATTCATTGCTAGCATTCCAGCAGCAACATCAGCATGAATTAAAAATGAGCCGTCTGGAATTGGACCCCATTCTGGATGTCCACCGTCATTCCATTTGCCCCAACTATTTTGGACTAAAAACGCTGGCTCACTACCAGTGTCATCACATGCTATCCAAGCCATGCAATGTCCCCAGCTACCTGATGTTCTAGCAAATCCCTTTTTATCTCTAGTGTTACTAAATCCATAATTAGAGCATACTGCTAAACCATAACCATTAGCAAGAGCGTCTCGTGCTTCTTCTACTGTTCTTATTAATGAAGCAGTTTTAATTTGATGATCGTTGGCTAAATCTAATACTTTATCTGGAAGTCCTCTACCTCCCCAACCAGCGCCTAGATTGCCATTATATTTGCTGAAGTCGGCAACTCCTGGATAATTCTTTCTAAGAACAATTCCGCCAATCTTGCTAACAAACTCAGCAGCTCTGGCACAACTCATTCCTTCTCCAGAAAAACCTCTTGCTCCATAAATAGCTTCTGTTGCTCCTTTTGTTATCCAATCCTCTCTCTCATTACCAATATCAATTTCTACTGCTCGGGTAATATCACAAGCATTTCTTGTTCCATGACTCACGCAATCTCCGACAGTTTGTCTTTCATTATAAGGATTCTTCTCAAATCGTAACACACTCTTGTATGGTGTTGAAAGTTTACCTTTGCCTGAATTTTTAATTTTTTTACTAGCATCTCCAAATAGTGGATACTTGGATGTTTCCATTAGGTGATCATAAACGTGCTGCTCAAATCGACAGCCGCTATAACCACCACGATACATATCATATAGTTCTTTAGGAGAGAGTCTTGGCATTATTTTGACCCCGTATTACAAGCCCAAGCTAAAGCATTAAAACCTTCTACGGCCTTAGCTCTTAGCTCTTTAGATAAAAGAATTTGATCATCACCGATAGAAGCAACTACTACTTCTTTTGTTTCTTTAGCTAGATCAGGATACTTACCCTTAATATCTAGTCTAAGCATCACACCAGCCAAACTATTAGCTTGACGAATTTCTTCTGTACTTTTAACTACTTCATTTTCTCCATCAAGCTCAACAAGCTTTGCTAGATCTAGATACAAATCTCGTAATCTTTTAGCATCTCTCTTTGCTCCAGATTCTTTTAGAACTGTAACAACATCATCTGCTTCTTTTTTAACAGCTGGGTCTGTTGGTTCTGATAATTCCAAAACATCTACTGTTGCTGGTTTGTTTGGGCCAAGAATATTTGAAAACTCTGGCTTAAGTAAACCGATGACAATTAGTAGAGCAGCTAGTCCTAGTAATATATTTTTTTGACTCATAGTACTTTATCCTCATTTTGTTTACCACATACATTAGGACTTAAAAACGGAAACATTTGATCGGCAACTTTTACCGCTTCAGAACAGCCGCTCTGTACTGCCAAGTCTCTGGTTTGTTTCCACGAAACGACCAACTTGAAAAATGTATCTTCAGAGTCACCCTTTTTGGGAACGACTACTGGAGAAACTGATGGAACATTTACTACTGGTAAAGAGGTATTAGCAGAACCACCTTTGAATTTTTCAACGAGACCAGCTAATAGTTTTTGTATTGGGCTAAGTTTATCCTTAAATAAAACCCACAACACAAGACCAACACCGGCATAAAGAGCCAAATCCGTTGTGCTCAGTTTACTACTAAATTCTTGAAAGCTCTCTGTAAAATTCATTTTATTATTCCTTATTTGTCTGAGACGGGAGGAGTATTATCAACAACAGGATCAACCTTAACACTTGGATCAACAAAAACTCCACTATTTCTGAAAGTGGTAACTAAAGCATCAATTGTCGCACTAACCAATAGCATGAGTATTTGTTTAACATACCTTTGTATAATAGGCTGTAAAATTTGTGGCACAAATGGAAAATTTATTATCGTAAATACTTGATCGTAAAACTTAGAGATCATAGTCATAGCAAGTGTTTTTTTATCAACCCCTTTAAGGGAGGGATTATTATCTTCTATGTTTTGAATAACTTCTGCTGTAGCTAACTGTAGCACATTCCATGCTTGGGGCATTGCTACTGCTTTTGCATTTCTAATTATTTCTTTAGCTTTAACTACTAAATTTTCAAGATCATTTACTGACAAGTTTTGGGTTTGCATTTTTCTTTCTCTTTTTTCTTAAAGGCTGGCTATTCTTTCTATTTGCTTCTTTTCTTTCTTCTGGAGTTGCTGTGCTCCACCAAGTTTTTTTCAGATCTGTTCTTCCTTTGATATATTTAAATAGTATTGTTAATTGTCCAATAATAAGTATTGTAGCTTCTAGTCCTTTACTAGTTTCTTGAATCAAATCTTCTTTTTGAGAATTTTCTCCAATAATTCCCATTAGATACAAACCACTAAAAATAAAGCTAACCATTGTGAACCAAAACTCACTGGTGCGATAGCCGGGTTTTACCATTTTAAGCTCCAATTAAAGATAGTTGTAACTACTAGAGTAATATACACCAATTTATAATTAGGCATTTTGGTCA